CGTAGACCTCCTTGCGACGCCGGTCGACGATCTTCCAGGGCGTCATGATGTCGTGGTCGCGGGCGGGGGTCTCCTTGAGGTGCAGGCGCAGCAGCTCGTCGGCGACGGCCTCCAGCTCCTCGCACACCCCGTTGCGCAGCCGCACCTCAGGCCGCCCTCGCCAGCAGGCTGCCCGACCACCGCTGGCAGGCGCAGCCGGCGGCCCAGCACATGCCGCGGTCGCGCCCGTGCAGGCTGAGCGGGTGGTTGCAGGCCCCCGCCTCCGGCCGGCACAGCGGCTGCCGGCCCCGCGGGTAACTGGCCGGCACCAGGTCGACCTCGAACTCGAACCGGCAGCCGGGTAGCTCGCCGGCCCGGGCCAGCGCCAGCAGCTTCGTGAGGCCGACGGTGGCGTACACGCCTACCGGGTTGGTGCCGGAGATCCCCATCTCCTCGGCCACCTGCCGCTCGAAGTGGCCCTGGTACAGGAACAGGTCGATGGCGTCGCGCATCCGGGTGGGCAGCAGCGACCGGTAGCCGAAGAACCGCTCGACGTCCCAGAGCACCCACTCGCGCCCGGGCGGGGACGGCTCCCGGATGCTCTCGGGCGCCTCCTGAGCCTCGAAGGCCGAGCGCCAGGGCTGGAGGTTGCGGATCAGTCCCCTGAACACGGCGACGGTCTGGGTGCAGCTCGGACAGGTCCACCTGCCGCCGTTCTCGCCCCCGCAGACGGGGCAGCACCTCGAAGCCAACTGGCCCAAGTGCGCGACTGCTCGCTCTCCCCGGCCTCCGGCGGGACCCCTGTAGGCGGGGTAGAGGTCGTCGACCTCCAAGAAAGACTAGCTCTGCGCGAGCCCTAGCGGCAAGTAATCGCAGGTCAGCGGGGTGTCGTGCTGACCAGCAGGCGGGCGATGCGGTCCATCGACTTGACCAGCGCGTCGGCCTGCCGGCTGAGGTAGGAGGCGAAGACGGCGAAGTAGCGGCTCTCCGCGGAGCGCATCGTGGCGTCGGCGTTGCAGGCGTCGATGGTCGCCTTGCTCTTGCCGTTCCGGTCGTCGAAGTAGTGCGCGAACTCCTCCGCCCAGAGCGCCTTGGCGAACATCGCCTCGCCCCAGGCGTCGCTGGCCCGTTGCTCCCACTCGAACATCAGCGTCGTGATCTTGAACAGCGTCTGCTCGCGCTGCGCCGTCCCGAACAGCGCCCAGTTCTCCACGTACGCCCCGCCGGCCGTCTTGCGCCACCGCGGCAGCCCGTACTCATCCACCATCAGCTCCCCGCTCTTGGGGTCGACAGCCTGGACGCGGACCGTCCGCCAGACCTCCTCCATGATCGAGAAGGCGTCGGGGAAGAGGTCGAACACCCGGCCGTGCACGGTCTGGCGGATGCGCTGCATCATGCCGGAGTGGTCATCGGACCACGAGGTCCGCATCCGAGCGAACCCGAGCCGCTCGAACACCTTGACCCGCTCCTCGGGCAGCACGGCCTCCTCCAGCGGCTCGGTGGCCTCCTGCGCGGCCACCTCGGCCGCCTCGGTGCCCGGCGTCTTGCCCGACGCCCTGACGACCGCGCGGGCGGTCACGAGGCGTCCCGGATGATCGCGAGGATGTCCTCGGTCGCCGGCCGGAAGTCGGGCCCCTTGAGCACCTTGCCGTCGTCGCGGAGCACGGGCCGGCCGTCGACGAGGCGGCTGAGGTTCGCGCGGTGCTTGGCCTCGAACACAGGGAGGTGCGGGATGCCCCAGTTGAGGAGCGCGCCGTCGACCACGAACTCTAGGTCGACGGACTCCCCGGCCATCCGGGCCGGGCACGGCTCGGCGGGTATCCCGTCGACACCGTCCGCGAAGAGGGTGGCCAGCAGCATGTAGTGGTCGGCCGCGTCAGGCAGGCCGGCCAGTAGCTCCTGGACCAGCTCCAGCGCCTCCTCCACGACCAGCGTGGCTCGAACCCGGCGCACATCGGCCGGCGGCACCGAGGGTCGGTCGGCGATGTGCGCGACGGACGCCTCGTGGAACTGGCGCACCATCGCCACGGTGGGCGAGTCCGCCGTGTTGTCATGCATATCTAACACCCTCCGTCGGGGCGCCTAGCCGGCGCACCACGATCCACGCGCCCGGGCGCGGCAGCGCCTCGGAGTCCTCGCCCACGTACACCTTGGCCGCCCGCTCGTACTCGACCACGCGTGAGTCGTCGCGCCAGATCGTGTGGGTGAGCGCGTCCTCGGTGGAGCGCACCAGCTTGGAGAGGTCGGGGTACACGGCCGGCCGCAGCGGCGAGGAGGCCTTGAGGACGCCCGCGTTGCGGCCGGACCCGTAGTGCCCGGCGGGCCGGCAGAACGAGAAGACCATCCGCACGACCAGCGGGCCGTCCAGCAGCACCCAGTCCAGGCCCTCTATGGCGGTCTCGGCCGCCAGCTTGACGTCCTGGCGCCACGGCTTGACCTTGTCGCTCGACTCCTTCATGACGACCCGTCCTCGGGCCGCTGGGTTCTTGGACTTGATGACGAAGCCGGTCTTCGAGCCCTGCGGGCCCGGCGTCCCGTACACCTCGATCGCCAGCTCCGGGCGCGCCATGGTGACCAGGTCGGTCATGGTGCCCGCCTCTCAACTCGTCCATCCGGCCAGACGGTCGTGATCGGCCGGCGTAGCTGCCTCGCCCTGCGGACCGTGCTCCACGTCCCCGACCTCATCGACTCGGGGCCGCTCGGGCAGGCCACCAGCTCCTCGGTCTCGCGGAGGATGTCCTCGTTGCGCACCAGGTACGGCCGCGGCTCGCGCCGCTCGTCACCAGCCCTGCCGGCGGCCAGCGACGACTCGGTTGGCGGGTGCACCACGACTCGGTAGCCGAGGCTCTCGGCGACGTCGTGGGCCTGGTCGTCGAACCCGACGCAGTCCCCGTGGTGCAGCTCGCGGCCCGGCAGCTCGCGCAGGACCTGGCGCAGCGCGGCGAGCTGCTCGGGCGTGCAGCCGTGCCGGGTGCCGGTCGACCCGACGCGCATGGTCCTGGTCGGGCGCAGCAGCAGGCCGAGCATCGCCAGGTCCTCGCGCAGCTCCTGCTCGCCGTCGGCGGAGCGAAGGGCGTACGAGGGGTGGTAGGCCGGCAGGTGCACCAGCCCCGAGTCGAGCGCGCGGGCCATGCCGTGGCACCGGGAGATCGTCGTCCCGCCGGGGTGCAGGACGCGCAGCGGCGTGTTGCCCAGGGTGACCACGACCAGGGGCGCCAGCAGCTCGACCTCGCGCAGCAGGTACGGCGCCGACTCCCGGACCTCCTCGCCGGTAGGTGTGCGGTTCTTGCCGGTCTCGTCGGGCGGCCGGCGCTTGACGACGTTGGTGACCCAGCAGTCCAGCTCGCGAGAGACGCCGGACTCGGCCAGCAGCCGGTCGAGGAGCTGACCGGACCGGCCGACGAACGGCATCCGCTCGCGGTCCTCGTCCTCGCCGGGCGCCTCGCCCACCAGCACGACGCGCGGGCGGAGCGAGCCCCAGCCCATCACGAACTTGGAGCCCCGGGCGGCCAGCGCGCGCCACGTCGGGAGCGCGTCGGCCTCGTGCCACACCTCGCTCAGCGCGGTGATCAGGCCCTGCTGCTCGTCCTCGCTGATCTGCGGGCTCCAAGCGGCGGTCACGGGCACCCCGCCGCGCCGGGGCAGGTCGCCCGCTGCGGTCGCGGACAGGCGCACCGCGGCGGCTGCTGGTCGGCGTACGCCTGTCGCACGTCGAGGTACCTGGCGGTGATCTCCTCGGCCAGCTCCTCGTCGTAGTCGATGTGGAACTCCCGCATCTCCCAGGGGTTGCCGAGTATCCCGATGGTGACGATGGTGCGCCGTATCCCGGTCAGGTGCTGGCACCGGATCGCCTGCGCGTAGTAGCCGGGGTAGATCCGTCGGAACTCGTCGGTGTCGAGGTCCTGCAACGCCCTGAGCCGCTTGATCGCCGGCCAGGTGTGCTCGGCCGCGGTCTTGCCCTCCCACAGGTCCAGGCCGTACCGGTCCGGCAGTGCCAGCACCGCGTCGACGTGGGTCCGCTCGCCGGTCCGCTCGTCCACGAACCCGGCCTCCTCGCCCCGCGACGAGCACCGGTCGGGAGGGCAGACCTGGCAGGTGTTCAGCTCGGGTGGGCGCAGCCCCAGCTCGTTCAGGACCCGCTGCTCGAACCGGTGCCACGCGCTGCCGAAGGTGACGCTGAGCCGGGACTCGTAGGTGAGGTGCTCCACCTCGATCCGCTCGGGATGGGCCAGGTAGGTGTAGAGGGCGCGCTCGGGCCACAGCGGGTGCTGCGACGGGTGGAAGTAGCCGTCGGGCGGGCGGCCCGCCAGGTCGCTGCCGTCGATCCCCGGCCAGGACAGGTGCGAGGTCGTCTGGATGTAGTTGCGGATGAGGGGCTTGATCAGCAGCCCCTGGGCCGACTGCCGCATCACCGACCCGAAGTCGATCTCGACGCTAGCCATCGAGGCCGTCCCCGCGGGTCGCGCTCTTGCCGTCGAGGACGTCCGCCAGGTCGGCGGCCAGGTCGCCCGTGCCGACGTCGCCGTACCGGTCCGGGTACTGCACCTCACCATCACGCACGCGCCTCAGGAGCACCCTGGCGGCGTCCACGGCCCGGGCGGTCTCCAGCAGCCCGCCGAGGTCGTAGAGGCGCACCACGACGAGGTCGAGGCCCACGGTGAGGCGCTGGTCGTCGTAGAAGCAGAGCGGCACGGCCGGTCGGGCGCCGTGGGCCTGCTCGACCAGCTTCGCCCACATCTCGCGGCTGACGCCGATGCTCTTGCCGAGGGTGCTCTTGCCGTCCCAGGCGAACTCGAACTCGCCCCCGTCGTGCGGGGTGCGGCCGTCCGTCGGGTCGTTGAACTGGTTGCCGCTGCCGCGCGTCTGGCGACCGCCGAGGACCCCAGCGATGCGCTCCTCATGTGCGTCGGACATCCTGCGGGTGGTGGGTGGCCTCATCACTCACCGACCCAGGAGCCGATGGCGCGGGCGTGCTCTGCGGCGTGACCCCAGTCCCTGCCGGCCTGGCCTCGCGAGGCCAGCCACTGGATCGTCTCGACGCGCTCCCACCAGTCGCCGCCGTTCTCGTCCAGCCCCGGGCCGGCGGCGGCCACCAGCTCGATCACCTTGAGCAGGTCCTCGTCGGCGGCGGCCATCACCCAGAAGTCGCTGTCCTGCGCCCAGCTAGCCACGGGGCAGCACCCAGACGCAACCCGGCTCCTCGGAGTCGAGCCAGGACAGCGCGGCGGTCAGCGCCCGGTCGCAGGTGTCGGCGTTGCCGACCATGTACGGCACCACGACGCCGATCTCGCCCTCGGGGTCGAGGCCCACGAGGCGGGCCCGCAGCACGCGGTCGGCGTCCCAGACGTTCCAGCGGAACCGCATCGAGCTCGGCTCGTGGTCGGCGCCGAAGTCTACGAGCTGCACCTCGAACCGCCGGCCGCCCGCACGCACCTCGCGGAGAACGTCCTGGAGGACGCAGGTCGCCCACGCGTCCGAGACCAGGTCTCTCCCTCCACCGGGGGGCGCCGGGTCCGCGCGCCGCACGAGCTGCCGGTGCACCGTGACTATGCGGCCCACCACGTAGCCGACGCCGAACGTCAGGAGCAACGCGACGACGAGGACAGCCTGCTGCTCAGTCGAGGTCATCTGCACCCTGCATCACCTCCAGCAGTCCCTGTGGGTCGGGGTCCTCGTCGCCGCTGCCGTCCACCAGCGCAGCCACAGAGGCCAGCGCGCGGGCCCGGATCTCCTGCACGAGGTCGGGGTGCTCCCGCAGGTGCCTGAGCAGCGCCGGCTTGCCGTGCAGCTTGGTGCCATCGGAGACGATCAGGTAGCGGCCGGCGCTGGTCTGCTCGATGAGGCCCGTCTTGTCGCCGAAGTGGGCTGCCTCGTCGACCAGCCCGACGCCGGCTGGGCCGTATGTGTCGGTCCCTCTGTTGTAGATCCAGAACAGCGCGGTCGGGCCGGCCGGCGCGCACTTGTTCTTCTCGACGCGGGCCGCGACCTCGAAGGCCACGACCTCCTCCTCGCCGTCGATCTTCATCTTGATCGGGTCGCTGCCACCGCGCCGGAGCCCGACCCGCACGCTGCCCATGTGCGACTGGGCGAACCCGCCAGGGCGGTTGGTCTTCGCGGCCCGCGGGTTGCCGCCGGCCGCGATGTTCGCGCGCTGCTGGTTGATCAATAGCGTGGTGGTGCCGTTGCGGGCTCCCATCGCGCAGACCTGCTTGACCAGCCGCGTCATGATCTTCGCGAGGAGGCCGACCGTGGCGTCGCTGGCCCCGTTGTCGATCTCGGCCTGGGGCACCATCGCACCGACCGAGTCGAGGACGACGAGGGAGCAGAAGCCGCCCTCGACCAGCATGCGGGTCGCATCGGCGACGTTCTCCGCGGAGCCGGGCTTCGACACCACGAGCAGCCGGCCCAGGTCGACACCCAGGGTGACGGCCCAGCCCGTGTCGAGGGTGCCCTCCGGGTCCACCCAGCCGGCGACCTGCTCCGGGTAGGCCCGCTGGGCGGCTGCGACCGCGAGTAGGGCGAGCGTCGTCTTGCCAGCCTGCTCCGGCCCGTGGTACTCGATCAGCCGGCCGCGATGGAGGCCGCCGGTGCGCAACGCGTAGTCCAGCGAGATAGACCCACTGGAGATGTAGCCGTGGGTCTCGACCTTGTCGGCGTGCACGAGCGCGTCAGCGCCCATGACCTTGGCGAAGTTGGCCTCGAACGCGGCCAGCGCCTTAGGCGCGGCGCTGTGCGCCTGCCACAGCGACGTGTTGGTGGTCGGCTTCTTATCGGACGCCACGAGGGCTCCTTCCGGCGGGGTGTGTCAAGGCAGCTTAACGCAGCTCGGCTAGATGGGGGAGGCGTCGGTGATCGTCACGCCGCGGTCGTCCTTGACCACGACGGCCACCACCAGCGCGTCGGTGCGCAGGTCGCGCTTGAGCCGCTCCCACGCCGAGGACCAGCAGGACGCGTCCAGCTCGCCGTCCTGCGCGTTGAGCCCGACCCAGGCGTAGTCGCGCCCGCTGCGGTCCACCTTGACGGTGGCGCGGGTGACGACGCCGACCACGATGTACCGGCCTGTCGCCCCCTCCTCGACGTCGCTAGCCTTGTGAGCCGCCGCCAGCTCGCGCTCCGGCACGCGGTCGAACGGCGTGGCGGTGAGGCTGACCCCCAGCAGCGCGCGCTCGCGGGCGCCGATGTCGTCGCGGGTGTAGGGCACGACGGTGGCCGGATCGAGCGGCGGCGGCTTGAGGTACTGCCGGCAGGCCGTGGTGCACCGTGCCGGCGGCGGCTTGGGCGTGGACGTCCTGGCCTCGCCGCGGCCCTTGGTGACCATCGGCGGGTCGGGCTCGTGCGCCCAGTCGAAGCCGCAGGGCAGGCCGCCGGGGCCGAGCGCCGACTCGTCCTTGTGCACGCACCTCAGCGCGTCGCCGGTGGTCTCTCGCTGGAGCTGCTGCTCCAGCGCGCGGCGGTGCGGGTGCATCGAGTCGAACGCCCCCACCGCCACGAGGACGGCCAGGTGGCCGGAGTTGACCTTGCTCCCCTTCGGCTCCACCAGCCGCGCCGTGAAGTCCTCGACGCCGCCGAAGGGCTGGGCGGCCACGATCAGCGGGCCGCTCTTGGGGCCGAGGCCCTTGATGGAGCCGAGCCCGTAGCGGATCACCCCGCCGCCGTCGGTGTCGACGGGCGTCCAGCCCAGCTTGGACTCGTTGACGTCTGGCGGCAGCACGTCGAACCCCCGCTTCTTGGCCTCGGCCACGAAGTCGGGGACGCGCTCCTCGTCCAAGATGGACAGCGCCGCGGTGATGAACTCCAGCGGGTAGTGGTGCTTGATCCACGCCGACCAGTACGCCAGCGTGGCGTACGCCCAGGAGTGGCCCTTGTTGAAGGAGTACTGGGCGAAGGTGCGCATCTCGGCCCAGAGCTGGTCGGCCACGGCTCGGTCGGTACCGCACTCCACGGCGCGCCGCACGAACTCCTCGCCCGCAGCACCGACCTTGTCCACGAGCTTCTTGCCCAGCACCTTGCGCACCTTGCTGTCGGCCTCGCCGAGGCTGTAGCCGGCGAGCACCACGCAGATCCGCATGATCTGCTCCTGGTAGACGATCACCCCGTAGGTCTCGCCGAGGATCGACTCCAGCCGTGGGTCGGGGTAGCTGACCTCCTCGACGCCGTGCCGGCGGCGCATGTAGGTCTCGTCCAGCTTGCTCTTCTTCGGCCCGGGCCGGTTCAGCGCCATGATCACGCTGAGGTCGGCGACCGACCGCGGCTTGAGGGCGCGGGTCACGTCGCGCCCGGCCTTGGTCTCGATCTGGAAGACGCCCGTCGTGTCGCCCCGGCAGAGGTCATCCCAGACCGCCCCGTCGAGGTACTCATCGCGCCAGTCGGCCGGCTTGATCTCGATCGCACGACGCTCCCGCACCAGGTCGATGGCCTTCTGGAGCATGTCCAGCGTGGTCAGCGTCAGGAAGTCGTACTTGAGGTAGCCGAGCATGTCGAGCTGGCGGTAGTCGAACTGGCAGACCTTGGACCCGTCCTTGTCGAGCCGCTGGGGGAGGTAGGCCAGCGACTCGTCGGTGCTGACGACGACGCCCGACGGGTGCGTCCCGTAGGTGCGCAGCCGGCCGCAGATCCGCTCGGCCATGTCGAAGATCTCGGGGTTCGCCTTGCGTATCGGGTCCAGCACGTCCGCGTAGAGGCGGAAGAGGTCGTCCCACTTCGGCGGCTGGCCGGCCAGGCCGGCGGCGTAGGAGTCGACCACCGCCGTGAATCGGTAGAAGTCCGCGTAGTCCGGGACCACGCCCCGCAGCGCGAGGCGCGGGGTGAGCACCCGCCTGGCGTCGTTGACGGCGCTCTTGACGCGCTCGACCTGGTGCGTCGAGATGCGCAGCACCCGGTCGTCACCCCACCGATCGCGCAGGTAGCCGAGGATGCGGTCGCGCCATGAGGCAGGGAAGTCGATGTCGAAGTCGGGCATGTCCTTACGCTCGGGGGTGAGGAACCGCTCGACCGGGAGGTCGGCCTCGACCGGGTCGGCGTCGGTGATGTCGCTGAGGTAGGCCACCAGCGAGGCGACGCAGCTCCCGCGCCCCGGCCCCACGAGGCAGCCCTGGCCCTTGGCCCACCTCACCGCGTCGCTGGTGACGAGGACGAACCCGCAGAGCTGCTGGGGCACGTACAGCTCGTTCAGCTCGTACAGCAGCCGGTCGACGTACACCTGCTCCGGGAGGCGCTTGCCCTTGACCTTGCGCTCCCAGTTGGACAGGCAGAGGTCCGTGAGGCGCGCGACGTCGGCCGGCACGGCCTCCTCGACCGGACCGCGGCTGTAGACGGGGTAGGAGTCCTTCTTGACGATCTTCGCGGCGCACCGCTCGGCCAGCTTGAGCGTGTTGGCCATCGCCTCGACCACCACGTCCTCGCCCAGGTAGGCCAGCGCGGCGGCCACCTCGTCGGCGGTGTGGTAGTGGTAGAGCTGCTCGCCTCCGAACATGCCGGTGTCCTCGCCCAGCGTCTTGCCAGTCTGGAGAGCCATCCAGGCTTCGTGCAGCTCGGCGTCCGACCTGTCGGTGTAGTGGCTGTCCGCCGCGGCGATCATCGGCGTACCGGTCTCGCGGGCCAGCGCGGCGAGCTGGCGGTTGACGTCCATCTGCTCGGGCAGGTGGTTGACGTGGATCTCGATGTAGAAGCGGTCACCGAAGATCGCGAGGAACCGGCCTAGGAGCTGGCGGGCCTCGTCGACGCGACCTTTGAGGATGGCCTGCGACAGCGGGCCGCCTAGGCAGCCCGACGAGGCCATGATGCCGTCGCCGAGGCGCTCTAGGACGTCCCAGTCGATCCGAGGGTTGTGGTAGAACCCCGAGACGTGGCCCTCGGTGCTGATCGCCCACAGGTTCTTGAGGCCCTGGTCGTCCATGGCCCAGAGGCAGATGTGGTTGTAGAGCTTCTCGCCCGGCTTGGCGGGCTCCTTTACGTGGCGGTCGTGGACGAAGTAGGCCTCGATCCCGAAGCCCGGCCTGATACCCACGCGCTCGCACTGGACGGCGAGGTCCGGGTGCCCGGTGACGAAGCCGTGGTCCGTCAGCGGCAGGAACGGCGACCCGTCCTCCGCAGCCCGGTCAGCTAGGCCGGCGACGGTCGACAGGCCGTCGAGCGGTGAGAACTCCGAGTGCACATGGGTCGGGGCACATATGAGCAGGCCGAGCTGGGCGGCCTCCGGGCGATCAGGCTCCAGCGCGCGGAGCACGACGTCCTCGTAGGAGGGCGGCTCGCCGAGCCAGGTGGACCAGCCGCGCGGGACCAGGACGCCCTCGTCCGGGCGCTCCTCGCGGTGGGCCTCGAAGTCGGCGTCGGTGAGGACGCGGTACCGGCCTGGACCGTCCACCACGACCAGCAGGCTGGCGGAGCCCATGCTCGCCTGCGCCCAGGTGCGCAGGCGGATCGAGCCGGCCTGGTCGGGGTGCAGGAGCAGCACGCCTGCGTCGTCGACGTCCCGCGCCAGGCAGGGCGCGGGGAAGGACCGGCCGGCCACCTCGACGGTGGTCTGGTCGATCGAGAGGTCCTCGGAGTACTCGTAGCCGGGCATGACACCTCCTCGCCCGCGGCGCCCACTGAGGCAGGGGAGTCCTCAGTGGGCGCCGCGGGGCTAGCGCATCGAGTCGGGTGTCAGCCGATGATGACGGCGGGGGCTTCGGACTCGGGCTTGCCCTTGCCCTTGGCTCCGGCCGGTGACACGCCCTTGACCACGCGGTCGCGCACGGCCGCCAGGTCGACCTCCGCGGAGGTCGAGGTCGCCGGCTCCTCTGCGGGCGCCTGCTGCGCTGCCGGCGTGTCAGCGTCCGGCGGGCGGTGCGCCCACGGCGGCTCGTCGTCATCGGCCGGCTTGGGGTCGGGCGCGTCCATCGGCTCCACGCGGGCGCGCAGGGCCTCCAGAGCAGCGCTGGGCAGGGTGGTGTCCCCGGACGGCGCTGCCGGACCACTGGAGCCGCCTGAGGTCTCGCCCTCACCCGGCACGAAGAAGGTGTTGTAGTAGTCGTCGCTGGCCAACCGGGTCACGATCGTGCGCAGGTCCGGCAGGTCCGGCAGGTACTTCTTGACGATGCGGGGGTCGGCCAGGTCGAAGAGGATCGGCTGCACCGGCTCGCCCTCCGGGGTCTCCGGGTTGGGCACGAACTGCTTCGCCTGCTGCGGGCTGACCTTGTACTCGGTGTCGTTCATGCCGGTGCCGGACCGCGTCACCAGGAACACGGTGTCGGACAGCGACCCCCAGTCCTGGCCCATGCCCCAGAAGGTCGAGTAGAAGTTCTTCCAGGACAGGCTGCACTGCCGGATGTCGGGGACCTGCGTCGACTCGCCGGTCTCGTTGCCGTCGGCGTCGGTGCGCTTGATCTCCTTCATCTGCGGTTTGAACGACACGACGCGGCCGACCTGGTGCGCGCCGATCTGACCGGCCGCGACCATCTCCTCGGTGCCGCGGACGGGCTCCATCACGAGCACCAGCGAGTAGGTCTGGTCGAACGGCCGGACCGACTTCCCCTTGTACTTGCCCTCGGCCTCCTTGACGTTGGCGCAGATCCAGCAGTCGCCGAAGGCCAGCTTGAACGGCCCCTCGTTGCGGCACACCGCCGACATGTTGGGTGGCCACTTCTTCCCGCTCTTGTAGTCCTTCGGCGCGCGCTTGGTCGGCACGAAGCTGTGGGACTTGACGGTGATCCAGGCCGTCGGCACGCCGGGGTTCGACGCCACGTCGTTGACGAACATGAAGTACGCGCTCTCCTGGTCCTCCAGCTTGAACGTCCCGAGCCGGTCGAACCCCTGCTTGCGCGCCTTGGCCGCCTGCTCGGCAGCCGCCCCGCCCATATGTCCGCCGAAGTCGATCTCGACCTCGGCCTCGGCCGTCGCGCCCTGTGTTGATGTCATCGCTGCTCTCATCCTGTTGTCTGGTGCGCCATCGGCGCTGCGCTCGGTGTGATCACCGCGACGAGGTCGATAGCCCGCGTCGCGTCGTGCTGGTCGGGCCAGTGGTGCTCGTCGACGAGGAGGACGTCGACCCGGCCGACCCGTGCGTGCACCCAGGGGTGCGGTGTCTCCCCCTTGATCCCGACGGCCAGTCGGGCGTGGAGCCCCCTCTCGCTGGCGGCGGAGACGAGGAGCCGCTGCCACAGGGCCAGCAGGCGCTCATCGTCGGAGTCGCTCCGCCACCGGTAGTAGCCGTAGGGGTACCTGGCGGGCGGCGGGGCCTCATCATGATGCTCGCAAGCATCCTTGGAGTCAACGGCCTGCGGGCCGTGCAGGCGCACGTCATCTGGACCCCAGCCCATCTGCTCGCCGACCACCGACGCCAGCTCGCCGTCGGTGAGCCCGACCTGACCGTGCCGGGTCCGCAGCACCCAGCCGGCGAACATGAACTCGGAGTAGTCGGCCTGCTCCTGCGCCTGACGCTGCTCGGCCAGGTAGGTGTCCTCGAAGCGCTCGTCCGGCGGGGTCCGGTCGTACCGGCGCCGGGTCTCGGGATCCAGGAGCTGGGCCAGGACGTACGTCAGGCGGGGGGAGGACGGGCCGTCGAGGGCCAGGTAGGCGCGCCGCAGCTCGTCCTTGCCGGCGCGCCAGCCCACCCCCAGCTCGCGGTAGTAGCCCTCGACGTCCCAGGACCACGGCGGTTCGTAGTGGCCGAGGGGCACGAGGTCGGTGCAGGTGCTGAACAGCACCGGGCCGTCGCCCACCCGCCAGGGGCGCTCAGGGTCGCGGCTGCTCTCGATCGCACCGCGGGTCGGGCTGGCCGTCACGACGCGGCTCTCCCGCGTCCTCGGCGTCTCGATCGTCGCCCCGCCGGTCGTCTGGGTCCGGCTGGTCGGGCAGGACCTGGCCGGTACCGTGCTTGACGATCGCCACGTCTCCTCCTCGGGTCGCTGATCACGGGCAGTGTCCATCGTGGACACTCTTGCAGAACCAGCAGCTCAGCGCCTTCGGTGGCTGCCAGAGGCAGGCCGGCACGGCGCCCGCGTACAGCTCCGCGACCGTCAGGTCGTCCATGTCGCCTGGGTCGGCCGCCCAGGGGCTGTCGACCACCCAGACGTCGGTGTAGGGAGTCAGGCGGTCGATCAGCCCGGGCCTGCGCTGGCGGCCCTCCTGGGCGCCCTGGACCGCCTTCCAGCCGGCGTCGTCGTTGTCCATCCACAGCACGACCCGCTTGTGCTCGGCGATCAGACGGACCTGGGCGTCGGTCACCTCGCTGCCGAAGGTCGCCTCGATGGGCAGGTGGTGCGTGTGCCGCAGCACGCTCATCGGCGACTCGACCACCACGGCGATCCGACGCGCGGGGTCGTAGTTGTAGATCGTGCGCCCGGCCGGGAACTCGCCGGTGCTGAGGTACTTGGGGCTGCCGTCGTCGTAGAGCCGGCGGGACTGCCAGCCCACCAGGTCGCCGCGCCAGAAGTGCGGGAAGACGACGCGCTCCCCCGTCCGGCCCTGGTCGTCGAGGGGGAACCGCTCGGCGTACCCCACCCGCAGCGCCCGCACGTTCTCCCTCGGCACACCGCGACCCTTGGGCACGGCGTCGACGGGGTCGGTGAGGTAGGGGTGGATGAGCATCCACGGCGCGATGGCCCGCTCGCTCATCCTCGGGATCGGCGTCAGCCCGCGGCGGGGCGCGGCCTCCATCGCGTCGATGATGGACAGCAGCGTGCCGGCGTCCCAGTCCGGCCCTGTACAGGACTTCTGCTTCAGCCACTCCCGGGCCGCCGGCCCCGGGATGCCGCGGCACGCGGCGATGAACCAGAGCAGACCACCATAACTATTACAACTAAGACAATTGTAGACAAGCTTCTTATAATTTAGGGAGGCGGACGGTCGGCTCTCGTCATGCCAGGGCAGCACGCAACAGTGCTCCAGCTCACCCTTCTCGTGCCTGACCCTGATCCGCGTAGCGCCGAACTCGGCCAGCAGCCCGCGGCACATCTCCTCCTTGACCGCGTCCGGCAGGAGCGCGGTCTCGAAGATCGAGGTCTCGGTCATGACGCCCGCACCCTGGCGCCGTCGTCGTCCAGCCGACGGCGCGACCCGTCGCGCCACGAGCCGTTCCGCTCGCCCGTGGGGGCCCCGCCGCGGCTCGGCTGGTAGCTAGCGCGCCAGGAGAGCACCTCGTCGGGGTCGAACAGCCAGGTCGTCTGCCCGCCGACCTCGACTCGCACGCCGCCTGGGAAGCCGTTCGTGGCCCTGCGGCTCAGCCAGGCGTCGGCCTGCCTGCGGGTGACGCCCAGGAGGGCGGCCACGCTGGAGGTGCCGCGCAGGTAGCGCTCGCCGAGCACCTCGACGTACCTGACGACCTCGGGCGGCCTCACGCCGGGGCCACCGAGCAGCGCACGGACATCTTGCCGACGTCGATGTGTCGGTTCAGCTCCCAGGCCGCCCCAGGGGGGACGCGACGACCAGCGACCTGCTCGAACGTGCACAGGTTGTTGGCCTGCTGCATCCGGTTGGCGTGCAGCGCGAAGGCGAAGGAGCAGGTCCGCTCCACGCCGGAGCCCTCGGCGGCGTGCCGGGCCTTCGCGTGGCCGTGCTTCTCGATGTACTCCTCGCCCTCGCGGTTCACCTGGTGGATCAGGAGGCAGGGCAGCAGGTGCCGGCCGGTGGAGACGAGGACAGCCAGCTCCTTGATCGTCCGCCAGATCTCGTCCGGCTTGGTGCCCGCCTTGCGCTCCGTGGTGGGCGACATGAAGGTGAGCTGGTCCAGGATGATCGAGTCGGCGCCGTAGGCCCTGGCCTGCTGGACGAGCTGGGCCGGCGTCCGCATGTCCTCGTCGGGGTGGAAGATGTGCAGCGGCACGTCGCTCGCGTCGAGCACGTCGTGCACCCACGTCTTGAGCTTGTCGTAGTCCTCGGCGTCGAGCTTGCCGTCCTGTAGCTCCTGGATCGAGAGGCCCAGCGCGACGCAGGCGAGCCGGAGCTGGGTCATCTCGATGCTGTTCTCCATCGTGTAGAGCGCCACCACGCGCCCGCGCTCCCACTCCCTTACCGCCACGAAGTCCGCGAACCATGACTTCCCTTGCTTCGGAGGAGCCATCACGACAGCGACCTCGCCGTCCCAGACGCCGCGCGTGTGGGCGTCGACCTCCGGCAGGCCGAAGGTCAGGCCGCGGATCGGGTTGCCGGAGGCGGCCACCCGGTCGTACTCGGCGAGCATGTCCAGGGCGCCGGTGCGCAGGTCGACCGCCGTAGTCCCCGGCTCCAGCTTGGTCGAGATCATCGCCAGCTCGGCCGAGTGCGCGGCGATGACCTGACGCCGCTCCTCGGGGGCGCACTCGGCGATCCCGTGCACGAGGCTCCGGGTGAAGCGGGACACCTCGGAGCGGCCGAAGTCGGCGCGCAGCTCCTCGACCGCCGACTCCATCGTCTCCTCGGGCGGGTGGTGGACGTCGACCTCATGGTCGGACAGGACGTGCCGGTCGGTCTCCCACCGCCGCACGATCACGTCGGCGGTGGGCGCCCGGTTGCCCTGGCGCAGGTAGCCCAGCGCCCACTGGACGACGGGCCTCAGCCCGGGGCTGGGCAGCAGCTCCAGCTCCAGCCCCTCGCGGGCCAGGCTCTTAAGGCTCTCGGTGTCGGTGAGCAGGCCGACCACGACCCGCTCGGCCGCAGTGCTCACTCGATCACCACGGGGCGCACCAGCCGGAGGTCCCGCTCCTTGAGGCGGCGCAGCCGGACCTCCTCGCGGCGGTCGGGGCCGGAGAACTCCACCAGCTCGGAGCACTCGTACAGGACCGACATGGTGTGGCCGCCGTACCCCGTCCGGATCTCCTCGGGCGTGAGGTTGGTGGTCAGGATCGTCGGCATGCTCTGCTGCACCCGGTGCCGGATGACCTCCTCCAGGGTGGAGTCGGCGATGCTCCTGACCCCCTTGTGCTCGCGGCCCAGGTCGTCGATCAGCAGCACCCCGGCGTTGCGCACGCGTCGCACGAACCAGGCCCGCTCCGCCTTGTCGGTCCAGCCGCCGGAGAACGAGGAGAGCAGGCTCGCGAAGGTGGTCGAGTACCCGTCGAACCCGGAGGACACGAGCCGCTTGAGCAGCAGCTCGGCGAACATCGTCTTTCCCGTCCCGCGGCCCTCGCCGTGCAGGATCAGCCCGAGGCCGGAGTCGATGTACTCGGCGGCGCTCGCGGTGTACCGCTCGGCGAGGTCGAGGTGGGCGACGTTGACGCTGAACTGGTCGACCCAGCTCAGGCGCTGGTAGGCCAGCCCGATGCCCGAGTAGAGGAAGCGCAGGTGCAGGTACCCCTGGTTGCCCGGCGGGCACTCGTACTCGCCCACCTGCTCCCGCTGGGTCATCGGCGCGTACCAGCGGAAGGAGCCGGTGCCCCGGCAGGTCACGCAGTGGTCGTGGTCGACGGCCAGCCCGGGGTAGCGACTCTCCAGCTCGTCGAGCTGCTCGTCGGGCAGCGAGAGGACGGTGCTGGGAACGGGCGGTAGCTGGAGGAGCGGCATGCGCGTCGACCTCTCTGGCGGTGTGCTGGCGGTGGCGGTGACGAGCTAGCGGCGGAGGCGCTCCGCGATGGGGCCGGCGAAGTCGACGTCAGCGGCCCTACAGAACCTGGTGATCCCCACGGCGCCGGCCCAGTGGCCGTCCTGCGGAGGCGCGAACGCGAAGCGGGCGATGGGCACCGCCAGCTCGCCCCACTGGCGCAGGAACCGCTTGAATATCGCGGCCTCCCGGGCCGGGTCGCGGCCCTGGATCGGCCCGCGGCGGGCCTCGACCTCTGCCACCACGTAGTCGCGCAGGTCGCTCCAGGTCCACTGGTCCTGCGGGCGGGCCAGGTAGGAGGCGGCCGTGGACATCGGCGCGCGGCGGGGGGTGACGGTGACCCGCTGGACGACGCGAGGCACCTCGGTCGTGATCACCAGGCGGACGACCCCGGATGCATCCCGGGCCGTCGTCACCGACTCAGCGCTCGACACCGACGACCTCCTCCTCGACGCGGCCGAACTGGTCGCGGAGCACGCTCTGGCGGAACGCCGCCACCACCGGCTCCACCCGGGCGCGGACGCCCTCCGGCTCGGCCTCTAGGTCGCCGTCGTGGCCGATCACGACGGTGCTCGACTTGTGCACCAGGCAGACCTGGCCGTCCGGCCGGACGAGGGCCCAGTGGTAGCTGTCGGACCCGCAGACGTAGCCGGCGACCTCGTGCCCGGCCACCAGCGCGGTCACCCTACGGCCCTCGCGGACCGCCCACCCGATCTGACGGTCGGACATCCTTGACCCGGCGTGGGGGACCTGCCTTCGAGCACCTGACACGCTGACGCGCCCCCTCACGAAGGAGAGGCCCCGGCACAGCTCGGGCCGGCTGAGTCGAGCCGGGGCCGGCGGTACGGGGGGCACCACAGAGCTGCCGGTGGAGCTGAGACGTCCTAGCGTGGCGGTCCCGTACCTGCTCCCCGGACCGTAGCACGACGAGCCGCTGACCAGCAGTTTCCCGTCGAGGGTGGTCGCCCTCATAGCCACGATCCTGCCCGGTCGCCCCACAGCGTCCCCCGCGCGAGGTGCTCCTCGATCCGACGCAGCTCGTACCGGCGCAGGAAGCTCACGAGGTGCGGGTAGAGGGCGTCGCCCGGGGCCGTCAGGCGGGTCGGGGGCGGCGTGACGTGCAGCAGGGTGGACTCCGCCCGCAGGTCCACCAGGCGCAGGCTCAGCTCCACCAGGGCGCGCTCCGCGGCCTCCAGCCCACCCAGCACCTCGGGCCAGCTCCAGCCGGCGGCCTGGAGCATCTTGGCGGCCCGCTTCGGCCCTACCCCGCGCAGCCCCGGCACCGAGTCGCCGGGGTCGCCCTGGAGGGCCATCGCCATGGCGAGGTGCTCGGGGCGACAGCCGAGGGCCGTGTACACCCGGGCCTCGTCCCAGCGCTCGGTCGCGTTGCGCCCGGTGCCCACCTTGACCTGCGTGGTGCCCGGATCGACGAGCTGGAGCAGGTCGTGGTCGCCAGACACGATGACCACGCGCCCATCATGGGCGCGGACGGCCCGCCAGTACGAGGCGATCAGGTCGTCGGCCTCCCAGCCGGGCACCTCCGTGTGGAGGATGCCGGAGAGGGTGAGGAACTCCTTGGCCATCGCGAAGGGCGAGTGCTCGCCGTGCTCGCGGCGTCGCTCGCGGTCCTCCTTGTAGCGGGCGTAGAGGGCGGTCCGGAACTCCGACCGGCCCCCGTCCCAGCAGACCACCACGGACGCCGGCTGCTCCTCGCGGACGTGCCGCGCGACGCTGTTGATGAACGTCATCACGGCGCCGGTGGGCGCCCCGTCACCGACGAGCCCGGCGTGCTCCATCCCCTTGACCGCCCGCATGAGCACGTTGTTTCCGTCGATGAGCAGCGTGGGTCCATCGGCCATTTCTACCTAGCTCCACATCTCTGAGTACGGCTCACGGGACCGCAGGGCGGCCAGGGTGTACGGGACCATGCCGGATGCGGGGAGCAGCAGGAGGGGGAACCAGCGGAGACCATCACACTTCTCGGGCTCGCGGTTGACCGGCTCACCCGTCCACCGAGTGGCCTCGAAGAACAGAGCCACCCGACTGCCGTCGTCGGTTTTGTGGTGCATGGTATGCACGAGCCGAGGCTCGTGCACGATGATCCCCAGCTCCTCGTGAGCCTCGCGAACCAGGGTGTGGCTCGCCATCTCGCCGGCCTCTAGGTGCCCGCTGGGCAGGTGCCAGAGCCCAGCCCCGAACGGCAGGTCGCGGGCTCGCAGCCCGAGGAGCACGGCGCCGTCGCGGCGGAGGACGAGGTGGACGCCCACGACGACCCGGTGCCTCGTGGCGACGGTGCTCACTGAGGGGCCTCGATCTCGGGGATGTCCAGGTCCTCGTCGGGGGACGGAGGCACCTCGTAGTTGGCGGCGCAGGCGTAGACGACGGCGAGGCAGCGAGCCGCCCGCTGGCCGTCTATCTTGCCCCGGTCGAGGAGGGCGTAGATCATCCGCTCGACGTCGGCGAAGTGGTAGACCCGGGCCTTGTTCCGCCGGGCCGGCACCTCGCCGAACAGACCGGCCCTCTCGCGCCAGCGGACCCAGTAGACCTTTCGGGCGAAGAAGACCGTGGCTACCTGGCCGATCTTCCACTCCGGCCCGAAGTCCGGTCGCCCGGCAAAGCGCATCCGGTCGGGGTCGACGCCCTCGGGGGTCACCACGACGGTCGGGAACGGGTCCCCGGTGGCCACGACCCTCCTACCGGAGGTAGATGGAGGTCGTCGGCGCGGGGGCGACGACGGCGTGCTCCTGGAGGCGGGCCAGCAGGGACGGGTCCTTGCGCACGGCCTCGGACGCCTTGGCCTTGTCGAAGACGCGGGCGACCACGGGCAGCGAGGTGAGCGCGAGGTACTCGGCGCGGTCGAAGACGCCGGCCTCATGCGCGGCCAGCAGCCGCGCCGAGTCGACACGCGGCTCGCCCGAGCTGGTAGTACGCGCCCACCGCTTGCCGCTCTCGGGGTCGACGTGCTCGGTCTTGTCGAGGTAGTGGCCGTCCTTGTCCCGCAGGCTCGCCTTCGCGACCAGCACGCGCTCGCCGTCGACCTCCTGGTAGACGTCCTCGGGCGTGACGCGGCCGGTCCGCTCGGCGAGGTGGTCCAGGTGGTGCGCGGCGACCTCGCGGACGCCCACCTCCTTGCGCTCCTTGACCAGCTTGGCCACGAGGTCGAGGACCAGCCGCTCGGCGACCAGCTTGGCGACCTCGTCGTCCGACAGCTCGCGCGAGGTCGCGGGGGCGACGCGGCCGTAGACGGTGGGGAGCGCCACCAGGGCGGCACGCTGGGCGTCAGTGAGCGGCTTGACCGGCGGCGGGGCGGCCTCGGCCGGCGCCACCGAGGAGGACGGCAGGCCGGAGTCGATCAGGTCCTGGAGCATCTGCTCGAAGGTCCGGCCGTCGCGCGCCACGGCGCTCTTGGCCCGGCTGAGCAGGTCCTGGATGGCGGGGTCCCGGCGTGCGACCTCGTTGCTGGCGGTCATGAGGACTACCTCTCGTCGTTCGTACTGGCTCCTGGCTGGGGCGTCGGTAGTGTATAGAATCCTTAGCACTACACGCAAGACACCGCCCCGGCGCCGGAGGCTGGTCCGGGGGTCGCGCCGGGGCGGTGCCGCTCGATGGGTCAGGCGGCGGCGCGGTGGGCCACCGGCCGGGAGGTGCCGACTCCGACGTCCGCCGTGCGCCGCTCGATCGCCAGCACGGCGGTGTAGCGCAGGGCGCCGAAGTACGCGACCACGTCGGCCACCAGGGCGTTGATGAAGGCGTTGACGAAGCCGGCCAGGTCGTAGCCGCCGGTGTCGCGGGCCAGGTAGACGATCGAGGCACCGAGGGCGAGGGCCACGAGGTTGGTGGCGACCTTGACCCAGGGCTCGGCGTAGCGCTTGGTGACCAGGGCGACCAGCAGGGGCACCAGCGCACCCACGAGGTGGACGAGCTGGAGCGGCTGGAGGGCCACGACCCCCGACTGGAGCGGCTGGAGGACCATAACCCCCGAGCTGAGCACGTACATCAGGACTCCTCTCCCCCGACCCCGCCGGGCGCGGGCTCGGACGACCTCGGCGGTCGGCGCGGGGTGGCGGGCGCAGCACAGAGCGAGGCCCCGCGCCTCACCCCTTAGGGCGGCGACGCGGGGCCTCGGGCAGGTGGGCTCAGATGCCGGCCAGGTACTCCAGCGCGGCATCGCGGTCGACCCGGGTCATGGACGGCATGTCCCGGATGAGCTGGTGCCGGTAGCCCTTCTTGGCCATCCGGGAGTCGAGGATCGCGACCAGCCCCCGGTCCTGCTTGGACCTGATGAGGCGCCCGGTCCACTGCTGGAGCGTCAGCGACGCGATCGGCAGGCTGTACTTCCCGAACGAGGCACCGTCGCCGTGGTCGCGGTCGATCCGCTCGCACCGGGCCTCGACCAGCGGCTCCTTGGGCATGGGGAACGCCAGCTTGGTGACGACCAGCAGGGACAGCGCCTCGCCCTGCACGTCGAACCCGGTGCCGAACGAATTGCTGCCCAGGAGCACTGAGTCCGCCTCGGCCTTGAACCGGTCGCCCAGGACCTTGTTCTCCAGGTCGCCCTGGACGAGCAGCGGCTGGGTGATGGTGCGCCGGAGGACGGTGGCGGCCCGCTGCATCTGCTTGAGGTTGGAGAACAGCACGAGCGCGCGCCCGCGCGAGGCACGCACGAGATCCTCGATCTCGGCCACGACGGCGGCCTCCCACTCCTCAGCCTCCGGCCACAAGCTGCCGTCCCGCCTGGTGCCGCCACCCGGCGGCAGCGGCAGGTCACCGGCGATGTAGAGCCGGCTCTGCGTCGCGTAGTCGAACGGGGTGCCGACGTCGAGGGATCGGTGCTCATCGATCCCGAGGCGCCCGGTCACGTAGTCGAACCGCCCGCCCGTCGCGAGCGTCGCGCTGACCAGCGCGACCGGCGTCCTGGCGAACAGGTGCTGGGCCAGGAAGGGCGCCAGCGAGACGGGGCACGTGTTGATCACCTTGACCTTGCCGCTCCGTGCCGGCTCCGTGCTCACCCAGCGGACCAGGTCCGGGTCCTCCAGGAACAGTGCCTCGTAGCGCTTGGTCGTGCTGACGACCCGGCCGCTGAGGTACCCGTGCCGGTTCTTGGCCCGGTAGTAGTCCTCGGTCGCCACCGTCTCCAAGGTCGTGGTGCGCCAGGCCGCGTGGAGCTGCCGGAGGGCCGCGGAGAGCTTCGAGATCATGTCGAGGTTCTCCTCCAGCGTGGCCAGCCGGACGCGGCCGACCGGGAGGCCGAGTCCGTCGGGGTGGCCACGGGTGGGGGTTGCGTCGAACAGCTCGGCGGCGGCGGCGGTCACCAGGCCGCCGGCCCGCTCCACGGCCTCGACCACGTCCTCGTCGTCCTGGTAGCGCCGCACCCACGAGCGGGTCTCGTTGGCCAGGGACCGGAAGGTGCCCTCCCGGAGCTGGGTACCGATCGTCTCGCCCGCGATCTTCTCGAACTCGTGCGCCTCGTCCAGGACGATCAAGTCGTACGCCCCGAGCATGCCCGCGAAGCGGGCGCCAGCCTCGGCACGGATCGAGAGGTCGGTGCACAGCAGGGCGTGGTTCACCACGACGATGCTGGAGGCCAGCGCCTTGCGCCGGGCGCGCTCGGCGTAGCACGAGTCGTCACCGCTGGCGGCCCGCGACTTGCAGCCGGACTCCCGGCACGCGTCGGCCTCCGAGCAGATGCGCGACCACTCGGAGCCCGAGACGTGGATCGGCAGGTCCTCGCGGGAGCCGTCCCAGTCGGGGTTCTCCTTGGCGTAGGCCAGGATCGACGGGAGGACCAGCGGGACGTCCGAGCCGGCCACCGCCTGCGTGAGGCACAGGTACGCGGCCCTGCCCTTGAGCACGGACCAGGTGAACGGGACGCCGAGGTTCTCCTCCAGGAACGGCAGGTCCTTGTTGGAGAGCTGGCCCTGCAAGTTCTTCGTGGTGACGCTGATGATCACGCGCTTGCCGGACAGCACGGCGGGGATGGCGTACCCCAGCGCCTTACCGGTGCCGGTACCGGCCTGCCCCAGCAGGTGGGTCGGCGGCCCCTGCTCCGGGTCGTCGGGGTCGAACTCGGCGTGGTCGGCGATGAACCGCTCGATCGCCTCGGCGAGGACGGCCTGCTCGGCGCGCTCCTCGTAGCCAGGCAGCGTCTCGGCGAGGCGCCGCTGGGCGTCCGCGAAGGTCCGTATGGTCGTCGTGGCCTCAGTAGACAACTCGGGGTCCTCTCTGGCGGGGTACGAGGGTGCAGCCTAGCACGCTACTGCCAGGGATCTCTAACACTAGCCGACCGGCTCAGCACCACCTAGCGGCAGCGGCGGCTCCAGCGCGGCCCGGCACCGCTCTACGGCCCTCTCGATCACGCCGGCTGGGTCCTTGGCCCACAGCTCGCCCTGGTCCTCGGTCAGCCCCAGCCACTGGTCCAGCGAGACGCCAAAGCCGCCACCGAGGTGCCAGCGCTCCACCCAGTCATCCTCGTCCTCGACCTGGGCGTTGCCCAGGACCACCTCGGACACCAGGTCGGGCACGCCGTCGGGGTAGCCGGCGGCCCAGTCACCGACGGCGCCGGAGAGCGGCCGACCGGGCAGGAGCAGCCCCAGCAGGTGCCGGTAGCCGTCGCCACGCGGCAGGTCGGCGCGGTGGCGCACCCGGCGGCGGGTCGCCTCGACGTCCTCGCCCGTGATCGGGTTGTGGCCGACCTTGACGTGCTCCTCCCACCACAGGCCGACGCCTCGGCGCTGCCAGGCGGGCACGTCGTTGATGTTGACCCCGAGGTCGTGCAGCATCTCGTTCTTCTCGCTGGTCGAGGTCCCCTCCAGCGTCCCGGTGGCCCTGGCCGCACTGGCGCCCCTCCCGCGCAGCGTCCAGTAGGCCCAGCCGTTCAGGCAGCAGCGGAACGCGTCGTCCTGCCGCCACCGGAAGTAGTCGAGCACGTCCTCGTCGGTGGCCGCCATCCAGACCCGCGAGTCGAAGGTCGGGTAGTCGGCCGGCGCCGTCGCGTGGATGAACGCGGCCGTGGCGGTGGCGGCCGTCAGCGAGACGATCTTCTCCAGCTCACGGTCGAACATGTCCCAGCCGCGCGGGAGCAGGATCGAGATCTCGTCGGACTCGGTGTAGGCGTAGACGCCGCCGAACTCGGTGAGCAGCCTGGCCGCAGTCGCCTGCATCGCGCTGGCGAACCGCTCGTCGAACGGGCGCTCGTACCCGCGCGTCTCGACGAGCCGGGTGAAGGAGCGCCCGTCCACCCGAACGATGGTCCACATGCCCTTCGGCACGGTGAGCGAGTGCCACCACTCGCCGGCCCGCATCCGGCGCTCCAGGTCGCTCGCGCCCTCGCGGCGCGGGATCGGGCTGTAGTCGACGACCATCAGGACCCCTCTCCGGCGGGGAGCGCGAGCAGCCGGGGCGGGGCGACACCGGCACGCCAGGCCCGCTCCACCTCCGCCACCACGCGTGGCCCCACCACCGTGTCGTCAGGCAGGACGAGGTGGGCGAGAAACTCCTCCTCGAACGTGGTGATGCCGGTCTCGACGGCCTCCAGCTTGGCCTTGATGGCCAGCGCCAGGGCGCGCCACCGGCGCCGGATCTCGCCCTCCCAGGCCGCCTTGCGCGCGCCCTTGTCGGTTCGGACGCGCCCGCCGGGGGTCGTGGCGAACTGCGAGTCGCCCTCGCTCGGGAGGTCCAGCTCGAAGCGCACCTTGCGCTCGGCGACGATGAACGTGATCATCGCCCGGTCGCCCTCCCAGCCGTACCCGAACCCACTGGCGCCGTAGCGCCGCAGCGTCTTGGAGATCTCCATCTGCGACTGCTCGGGGCTCACGGTGGTGCCCTCGGCGTAGCTCATACTCGTCCCCCACTCGCTGGCGGTCAGGTCCTCAAGGCTGGCACGGCCGCCAGCCGGCTGTCAACTTTCCTTGATACCCCACTCGATGTACGTTGCGCGAGCTGGGCCGAAGGTGGTAGGCCTCCCTGCGTCCCTGCTCCAGACGACGTATGGAGGTCCCCATGCTCCGCAAGCTCGCGCTCCGCGCCACCGTCGCCCTCGGGCTCACGGCCGGGCTGATCGGTGGCCCCGCGCTCGCCGCCTCCGCGGCCCCCTCCGCACCCGCATCAGCGGTGGCTCCGGCCGTGGACGTGTGCGGCACGGTACGGGCCCTGGCGGCCCCGCTGCTGGCCCTCGGCCTGCCGGTCAACACGGTGGTCCAGATCGTGTTCGGGCTCCTGGGCGGCACGGTCCAGATCCCCGAGATCCGGGCCTGCCTCGGCCTGTAGCCTGGCCGTAGGTCTTCCCCTCGCGGCACCAGAGCCGCACGCAGGAGCAGGGCCGTACCGGGTGGGTGACGGTACGGCCCTGCTCGTCTTGCCGGGATACTTCTATCTTGCCCTACCGGGTGGTGGCGGTCTTCGCTCCGCGGTGCACCTGGCGGTCGTGGACGGCGGCGAGGAACTCCGCCTCCTTCGGGGGGTGCTCTGCGCTCCCATTGGTCTTGCACGGCTCGCAGTTGACGGTGGCCATGGGTCCTCCTGGCGGTCTGGCGGGTGCTGGCGGTCGACCCTGACGCTAGGCCGTCTACGGGAGGGTGTCAAGTTTCTCTGGCAGTATCGGCCGGTCTGGCGGCTAGTCGTCATCGGCCGGTCTGGCGGCTAGTCGTCGCCGAGCAGCAGCGACCGCTCGCCCTTCGGGGTGGCGCGCACCTCGTCCCAGTCGACGTCCTCGCGCCGCAGGAGCGCGTCGACGTCGGAGAGCCGGTACATCGGCACCCGTATCGTGCGACCCCTGGCCATGCCCCGCCCGGAGACCTCCTGGTGCTCGGCGGGCTCGATCCAGCCGCGCCGCACGACGTGGTCCCAGTCGCTCTTGCGGATGCCCAGCCGGCGCCGGCACTGGCCGGGGTGCAGCAGTGTGCGGGCGGCCCGGCGGTGCGGTCGTTCGGCCACCACCTCGGCGACGAGGGTCGCCTCCAGCGCGTCGACGTCGGGGGCCGCGAACGCCGGTCGGGCGCCCTCGCGGCGGGGCGGGATCGGCGCCAGCGCCCCGCGGCGCACCAGCTCCTCGACGTCCTCTGTCCACGCGTCCACGCCCAGCCGCTCGTACAGCCGACGGGAGGCCCAGTAGGCCGTCATCGGGCGGTCGCCGCCGGCCGCCTCGGGGACGACCTTGGCCAGGATGCCGGCGTGGCCCTCGGCCAGCTCGATCGACCACCGCTCCAAGACCTGACCACTCCGGGCCAGCGTGGTGCTACGGTCCGGCTCCGGCACGACCCCCGTCCGCCGTCGGGCGGCGGCGAGCTGCCAGCTCGGTACGTCGAGGAGCATCGCGAGCGTGCCGGGGGTGTAGTAGCCCCGCTCGCGGGCGTGCAGGCGCGCCAGCTCGGGGTCGGTGAGGTCCTCGGTCACGGGCTCGTCCTGGCTGCCACGCGGGCCGGCGACGCCGTGACGGGACGCGGCGTGGGCACGAGGGCGGTGGACACCCTGACCCGCCGCTCACGCAGGCTGCCGCGCAGCTCAGCGCGGCACTCGCGACCGATGAAGTGGTCGACCAGCGCGAGGTAGATGCCACAGAACTCCGGACCGTGGGCGGCGTACTGGTGGTGCCAGGCGAAGACGTGGGCGACCTCGTGCAGGACGATCAGTCGGTTCCAGGCGAAGGGAGGCAGCACGATGCGGCCGTCTGGCCACGCCGTGGCCGACACCCTCGTCCGCCTCTCGGCGACGGGTACGACCTGCTGGCTCCACCGGGCCCGCACCCACCTGGACCGGTTGACCTTGGCGACGAACTCCTCGACCTGGGGCCACTCCATGGGCTGGTGCCAGCAGTCGCCGAGGGCGTCCTCAGCCTCGTAGACACGCTTGCACATGGTGTCACGCGGTGGCTTGCCGTCGAGGGTGGTCACCACGGGCCGTCCTTCGTCATCAGGTGGTCCGCGACCTGGGCGGCCATCCCCAGGCCAGGCATGTTCGCGCCGAGTCGGGCGTGCTCGGCGTGCAGGCTCTCGCCCATGAGCCAGTCCGCGACCTGCGACGCGGGCAGCGTCAGAGTCACCTCGGAGCTGGAGCGGCGGAGCAGCCGCGCGACGTGGGCGAGCCGCTCGGTGTCGACCCCGTTGACGATCACGCCGCCCGCCTCGCCGGGTGGTCGACCACCAGGGTGTCGACCGGGTGGATGCCTCGCCTCTCCAGCTCCCTGCGGAGCAGGCGCTCGGCGGGGGCGCCGACGAACTTGCGCAGCAGCGCGAGGTAGACCCCGCAGAACTCGGGGCCGTGCGGCTCGTCGGCGAACTTCGAGGTCGCTCGGTGCGCGATCTCGTGCAGCAGGTAGACCGGACCCCGGGCGCCGGGCGACAGGTGTATCTCGCCCTTGCCCGTGACGTAGGCGCCCCGGCCGTGCCGCTCCCTCACGGGGGTGGCGTCCAGGCCGGGCCAGCGCTCCTGCACCCAGGGGCTGCTCAAGACGTTGTAGACGTACGCCACGACCTCGGGCCAGTCGAGCTGGATCAGCATCAGGCCGCGGACCGTGCCGGGCCGGCCGAGCCAGAACGCCTCCCGCTCGGCCTCGTACATCCGGGCCTGGACTCTCCCCGGCGCCACCTCCGGCATGGCGGCGGTCACCGGGCCGCCCGCCTCTCGCGCAGCCACAGGCCCAGCTCGCCGCCACCGCGGCCGGTGCAGTACGTGACGAGGGCCAGCACCGGCGGCCAGCCGTACCATCCCGGCAGGCCCAGCGTGGACGCTCCGACGCCCACCCCCATGAGCAGCGGGAACCACCTCACGTACAGCCGGGCTTCCCTCGTTCGATCCTCTGCGCTCCCTGGCTGACGGTAGGCCACGTAGAGCATGACGAGCGACGACACCGGCACGCTCCAGAGGAGGGCCAGGAGCACGAGCGGCGGCATCACGCCTCCCCGTCCGGCGCGAACAGGCGGTCCTGGCACGCCTGGCACGTGCCGGTGATGCCGTACTCGCGTCGGCTGGCGTCGTCCCTGAACGCGCCCGCCGGCAGGGTCTGTCCGCAGCCGATCGGGGGCGAGACGCAGCGGCCCTCCGCGGTGGCGACGGGCACCTCGGCCCTGGCGTCCCGCATCTCGGCGAGGACCTGGTCCATCGTGGCCACCATCCAGGCCGGCGCCCTAGGCTCCACGGCGCTCACGGCCGACCTGCCAGCACGAGCGCCGTGAGCGCGAGGGACAGCGCGCCAGCGAGGTAGGAGGCCTGCGTGAGCCGGTACTTCCGCATCGCCAGGCGCGACATCAGCCGCAGCGCCACCGTGGCGGTCGCGCCAGCCCGGGCTACGGTGTCCTGCGTCTCGTGGTCGTCCCGAGACGCGGCGTAGGCGACGAAGCCGAAGTCGCCGCCCAGCCGGGGGTAGAGCACGGCGCCGGCCAGGACGGCTGTTAGCGCCCAGGCGCAGCCCGCTGCCAGCGCGAGGGGGCCGTGCGCCGTGCCGGCGAGCACCGTCACGGCCACCGTGGAGAAGCCGACCGCCACCTCCGCCTTGTGGTCGGCGCGGCCGTGCTCGGTCAGCACCCGGGCCAGCTCGCTGGTGACCGTGATCTCGGACATCAGCAGCCACACTCCAGGCTCTCGCGCATCCGGACCGAGTCCGACAGCGAGTGGTCACCCAGCACGGCGGAGGCTATGCAGGGGGCGCACTGCTGGTCGGCGCCGTAGTGCGCGGTGGCGGACCGGCCGTCGTGGCAGGTCCCGGCGTAGTACTTCTCGCACCCCTGGGACGCCAGCAGCACGGCGAGCTGGTGGGGAGTGGTCGGCCGCCAGCCGTGCTCTGTCTCCGGCGCGACGCCCTCCCACCCGCACGAGCAGCCGAAGTGCGGACGGCCGCCAGCGGCGTGGTGGTAGTGCAGGAGCCGGACCAGGTGCTCGGTGTCTTCGTCGCCGGGTGCGGGCGTGGCGGGTTTGTCGTCCATGTCATCTCCTCTGGCGGGGTGCTACTCGCCGCCCCAGTCTAGCAGCGAGTGTCAAGGAATCTATAGAGCCTAGCTGACGTCGATGACGCGCACGCGGTCCGGCGTGCGGGGGTTGACGAGCTGCACCTCCTGGCCGGCAGCCTGCGCGTCGACCAGCCGGTTCAGGAGCGCGACGGCCCGGCGGACGACGTCGGTCTGGCTGGCCTCGAAGGCCGAGGCCAGCTTCGTCAACGACTCGTGGGTGGTCTCGGAGATGTTGATGGTCAGGCGGCGGGTGCCCTGCGGTCGAGCAGGGCTGCTGGCGGTCTTGCTACTGACTGGCTGGCGGAGGCTGACACGCCCCGTGAAGGCGTCCAGCTCGACCCGGCCGGCGTGACTCAGCTCGTCCAGACGCACGCTGAGATCCTCGCGGCCGAGCGCGACGTCCCCGTCAGCCGCGCGGCGAGCCAGCCGGAGCACGACCTCGCCGTACAGGTTCTCCAGGGCGACCCAGGTGCCCCCGGCGGTCAGGTAGCTGGTGAGCACGCCGAGGATCGCGTCGTCGAGAGCCTCGGGGGAGGGCTTCCCGCCGGGGTACTCGGGCGGCACGAGACGCACCGAGTGCTCGCTGTCGCCGTGCTGGATGGCGCCGGAGCCGACCAGCACGGCGAGGCGCGCGTAGACGGACGACACGCGGCTACCCAGCCCGTGCAGCTCGTCGAGGACCTCCTCGACGACCACAGCCGTGCCACGCCAGGTTGGCCCGGCGGCCTCACGGCGTCGCCCGAGGACCTCCAACAGCTTCGCGTCGATCTGCTGGGCCGTGCTGGCGGCCTCGGGCCTCGGGGACACCCGCTGACGGGCGCGCTCCGCCTGGTCCGTCAGCTGGCGCATCTTGGCGAGGGCGGCGGACGGCTCGGCCTCCTGCGCCGGGGGGTCGACCATCTTGTAGCCGCCGCCGTGTGGGAGGTCCTTGTCGTAGACGATCCGCCCGGCCGAACCGCGGCGCAGGAGGCCGATCAGCACGTCCTCGTCGATCTGATCGAAGTCGACGTAGTCCTCGCCACCGTGCTCAGCCAGCCACGCGAACGCGCCGGTGCGCAGCTCGGGGAGCAGGTCGTACGCGGTGATGGCGTCCGCGCCAGCCCTGATCAGCAAGGCCTGCGTCTTGCGCGTCAGGTAGGCGGCCAGGCTCTGGACCCGCTCGACGCGCTCGGCCACGCGGTGGACCTCGATGAGCACGGCGTTCGGCGTGGCCCGCTTGGCCAGGAGTCCGGCGGCCTGGTGCGCCAGCACCTCGACGGTCTTGCCGTCGTAGGCGGCGTCGCTCATGACCATCAGCACGGCGTCGTCGATCTGAGCGACCGTCGGCACGCCTCCGGTGTAGGGCGGGGTAGCGGGCATGGCTCCTCCTCGTACAGATATCGTCTGCACGATTACCGCACGATCCGCGCACACTCGTCAAGCCCGCGTGCAGGCGGCCAGGAGCAGGCCGGCATAGTGCCAGGCCAGCGCCCACTCAGTGGCCGACCTAGGCGCCCAGCGCTGGATCTCGCGCACCCACTCGGCCTGGTCCCGGCGACTCAGGGCCTGCACGCGGTACGGCCCGTGCTCCGGCGCCTCCCGCTGGATGACCGCGCACACCTCGGCGTCGGTCCGGAGCCCGTCGACGTCCAGGCAGCCTGCGGGGGTGACGACGACCGCGTGCACCCAGTCGACCGCCTCCTCGGAGCGGTACAGCACGCCGTCCCGCCCGCGGACCATCCGCCCCATCGGGACCGAGCTGCACACCAGCCCGACGGGGTGACTGGAGCGCTCGGACAGCGCCAGCGCTAGGGCGGCGCACTGGCCGTGCCGGTAGAGCGCGAGCACCTCGTCGTCGATCAGCTCGGGCGACACACGGAGCTGGCCGTCCGGGTCGCGTACGTCGGCGAAGGCGTCGACCTCGGGCCGGACTGGCGGGATCGCCTCGGTCATCGTGATCCTCCTCGGTCAGGCGCTCCAGCTCGCGACGGCGCCGCAGCCGACGGGTGTGCGGGCTGCCTCCTCGACGATCTCGGCGATGCTCAGGTCCTGACGGAAGGTGTGCCCGACGGTCTGCTCGACGGCGAGGTACTCCTGGGCCAGCTCGGGGTTGAGCTGGGCAGCTCGCACGAGGGCCGGCTTCGATGACAACACGCAAAAGCAGCAGCTCAGGCGAGGCATGCCGGCGGCGTACGCGGGGTGCACCTCCAGCTCGCGCGAGCGCAGCCGGTCCCAGACCTGCGCGTCGGTCCAGTCGTGGATCGGCAGCCAGCGGGTGACCTCGCGCTTGCTGTTGCTGGCCGAGTCCAGGCTCAGCGCCGACTTCTTGGCCCGAGCCGGCGACTCGGCCGCCCGGATGCCGAGGCAGTTGAGGATGCGCACCGGGCGGTCCAGGGCCAGTTCGGCCACCAACCGGGTGAGCAGCTTCTTGACCTGGGAGGTCTTCTGGTCGCTGGTGCAGTACCGCGCGGTACTACTCGGCCAGGCAGGCGTGTTGCGCTTCCGAGCCGCCTGATCCAGCAGACGGTCGTGCTCGGCCCGCTGCCGCTGCGCGGCATCGAGGCTCACGTCGACAGCCGGGACCAAACAGTCCGCCTCGGCCACGTACGCAGCGGCTTCGGCGTCCAAGGTGACCCGACGCTGCACGATCTGGTCGAGCAGGTCGCCCTGCGGCCGGCGCACGACCTCGAACCGAATCGGTCCGCCGGTGGCGTCGTAGCGACGGACCTGCCGCTCGGCCAGCTCGCGGGTGCCCTCCCACTCAACTCGGCCTAGGTCGGCGTGCACGGCGACGATCCGGGACCGCTCCACCCCCGCGGCGTCGCACCGCTCGACCAGCCAGTCCAGCATCGCCAGAGAGTCCTTGCCGGCGCTGGTGTTGATCAGGACGTAGTCGTAGCTGGTCAGGTCGACGGTCATCGCTCGCGGCTCCTGTCTGGCGGTAAGAGATATCTTACAGCAAGGGTCGGTCATCTGGCTAGCTGCGGGCGAGCCAGCTCGACTAGGACCTGCTGGCTGAGCAGCGCCAGCTCCACGATGACCTCGTCCACGCGGGCAGGTGGCGCGGCGACCTGGGTGGGCACGGCCTCGCGGGGCGCCTCCTGGGCCCAGCACTCGGCCAGCAGCGCGGCCATCTGCTCGGCGTTGGCCTTGCGGGCCGCCTGCATGCGCTCGAACCACTCGTGGAGCTGCCGCCGGCCGCGGGACGGGTCGTGCTCCGCCGCCCAGGCCAGGAAGCCCCTGCGCTCGAACTTGAGCCGGGGGTCCCGGAAGTCCCTGACCTCGCGGGCGACGCGGCGCTCGCGGTCCTGAGCACGGTCCCGGCCGGCGACGAGGGACGGCTCCAGGATCTGCCCCATCAGCCGCAGGACGCCCCTGCCACGAACGGCCAGGCCGGCGCGCTCCATCCGCTCGGCCAGCCGGCGGGCGGTGGCCTCCGACACGCACAGCAGCTCGCGGACCACCGAGAGCGGGACGTCCAGGAAGTCGTCGTCGGGCAGCTCGCCGAGGTGGCCGGCCAGGGCCAGGGCCGCCAGCGCCCACCCGTCGGTCCCCACGCACCTCAGGTCGTCGCGCCTGCCCTGGGGCTCCGACCAGACGTCCAGCGAGGGGTCCAGCACCTGCAAGTCCTCACCGCTCAGAGGTGCCCCAGTAGCATCTTCGCCCCGCTTTTCGCAAGCTTGACCAGGGAGTTCTCTCGCCTCCCCGCCCTGACAAGTGCTAGAACCCCTACTAGTTAAGATCATCTTGTTAGGCCTAGGAGAGGTACTAGAGGGGGAGATGATCTTCGTCGAGCGGCTGAGAACGTAAGAGCTACTAGAGGTAGTAGATGTTCTACTGGGGCACCTCTGAGCGGTCGTCGTTATAGACCACTTTGTGAGCCTTGGATCGTCGACGTCGACGCCCTGGGTGCCCTGCTGGTCGCAGCTCAGCAGGCCTGTGACCTCGCCCGTGGTCCACGGGGCCCAGCGCTGGACGGTGCGCTCGTGCAGGCCGCTGGCCACGGCCAGGTCGCGCTTGCCCTGGAGGGTGGGGTCGAGGGCGACCGCGGCGGCGATCCTGGCCTGGACGCGCTGCTCCGAGTTCGAGCCAGCGGAGAGGGTCGCGATTATGGACCCGAGGGGTGCGCCTACGTTATCCTGCATGCAGCAGATCGCCTTCTGCTCACGGCCTCGGGGTGTTCTCGCACCCGCGGGGCCTTCATCTTGCCTGGCGGACGTCAGGCTACCCCACGGGTCGCGATCTTCGGAAGGGCCGCGCAGGGATGCTTGACAGGCCTCAGCGTCGCGGGGAGTCGATCTCGCGCACCGCCGCCGCGCACGGCACGCAGAGGTCCAGCCAGCGGTAGCTGGGCGCGCCTGGCCGCTCGATCTCAGCCACGAACACCACCTCGGCCGCCGCCGGGCAGCCTAGGCAGGCGTGCTCCCCGGGGCGTCGCTCCACTACGCCGACCACCCAGCGGGTCACCTCGTGGCGCTCCAGCTCGGACAGCAGGGACGGCTCGGCCTCGATGAGCCGCAGCAGGTCGGTGGCTCGCTCAGGGGTCAGCGGAACGGCCACTCTCCTCGCCGTCTGTAGCGTCCCGGCCCACGGTATCCGAGCCCGAGGCGGGCCGGATCTCGTCGCGGGGATAGAAGTATCTGGGCGTCAGGCGGCGACGGGCTCGCTGAGGCCGACGACCCAGCCCAGGTCGACGCCGTGCTCGGTGGCCGGCGGCGGGCCGACGTAGCGGACCTGGACCAGCTCATCGCGGCACCACAGCTCGGCGTACTCGCCGTCGCCCTGGTGGTCGGCGGGGAACGAGGCGGAGAAGGCGACGGAGGTCGCGCCCACCTGCCGCTCGGCGGGGACGGTGGTGTCGGCCCACCGGACGGACCAGGGGCCGTGGTCGTGCAGGGAGCGCTCAAGGAGCCGGGCGTCCGCTACGGCCCCGGCTACCAGGGTGTCCAGCGGCGGTGCCACCGGCCCTCCTCTAAAGGATGCTTGCATCCCGAGGATGGCATACCGCACGGAGCGTGTCCAGCTAGTCGGCCTCGTCCGTATAAAGACTAGGCCAAGAGCCCGAACGCCTGGAGGTCGTCGAGCAGCGAGTTGAGGACCTGCATCGTCGCCTCGTGCGAGGTGCGGAGGTTCTCGTAGGCCACCCGCAGCGAGTTCAGGTCCGCGAGCTTCGCCTGCCCGTCGGCGGCCCCGGTGTAGGCGCTGGACTCCGGGTCGCTGGTGTACGCCGGCAGCACCCGCGCCGCGGTCGAGTAGGTCTGGGTGTAGCCGGCCGGCCGGCTGACCGCCGTCGCCCCGAAGAAGCCGACCTGCCCGGAGAGGTGCCGCAGGTTGCCGGCCACCGACACGGCCCCGGTGAAGGCCGCGCCGGCCAGGGCGGCCCGCAGCGCCACGTCGGCGCCGGTGGCCAGCGTGACCCACGCGCCGCCGTCGTACAGCTCCGCCTGGCCGGTGTCGGTGGCGAACCCGACCGAGCCGCCCACGGCCCGCGGCCGGTCCGTGGTCTCCCACTCCGGCAGCACCAGGGCCAGGCGCGGGGTGCTGATGGACGGCTGGTAGTTCGAGAGCCACCCGTCCACGCCGCCGTAGGTCGGGCCGCCGGGGTGGTCGGCGTCGATCGAGCCGCCGTGCCAGGAGAAGAAGTTCGTGTGCTCCAGCCACAGGCCGTACTTCGGGTGCAGGTAGTCGGGGCCGGCGCCGTCGTCGCGGGCCAGCCCGTAGGCGGTCGCGCACCCCATGAACGAGACGTTGTCGATGGGGGCGCTGCTGGTGCCGCGCACCCGGACCGACGCGTAGGTGGGCGTCACGGACCCGGCCATGCTGCCGAACCCGTCGCGCCGGAACCGGCACCCCACGAACTGGAGCAGGTAGATCGAGCGGGCGGTGCTGGTCCGGTCGATGTCCACGCCGTGGCCGCTGTTGGCGTCGGTGGTGACGTCGGTGAACGTCGAGGAGCTGAGGTTGCCCTTGATCCTGATCCCCGGCGACCCGACCGCGATGGGCGTGTCCTGGTCGGTCGTGTTCCAGCCGGAGCGCTCCACCCGCACGGAGGTGAGGTGCACCTCGCCGCTGTCGGTGCCGCTGTCGAACAGCACGCCGCCCAGGGCGTTGCTGGCGATCAGGGTGCTCGATATCCAGGTGTCCGACCAGCTATGCGGGTCCAGGCAGCTCATCCCCCAGCCGCCGTTGCCGCCGATGAAGCAGTCGCTCCAGCGCTGCACGAACAGCCGGCCGGTGACCCCGTCGCCGGAGAACCCGACGACCCCGACCCCGCGCATGATCGCGTTCTGCTCGCCGTCCGGGTCGTCGAACCGCATCCCGACCTTGCCGACGCCGAGGTGCCCGCCGATCAGGGTGACGTCCTGGACCGACCCGGCCGTGTAGGCCGCCGTGAAGCGCAGCATCTCCGTATGGGTGGTGCCGGTGCGCAGCACCAGGGCGCAGAGCGCGGGGGGCGAGGAGGCGACGTAGCCCCAGTACCGGCCGGCTGGCTCCGACCCGCGGATGTGGCAGTACGGCGGCGGCTGGTGCCCCCCGTCGGTCAGGTACCGGCCCGGCGGGAGGAAGAGGACCCCGCCGCCGGCCACCGTGATGGCGCTCAGGGCGGCCTCGATCGCCGCGGTGTCGTCGTTGACGCCGTCGCCGATCGCTCCATACGCGCGCACGTCGAACACCGGGACGTCGACGCGTGCGCCCAGGCGCTGCACCTCGGCCACGACGGCGTCCATGTCGCCGGCCGGGTCCGGGTCGCCGGGCCGGCGGAACGGGATGCTCAGCGCCACCTCAGGCCTGCTCTCTGGCTCACTTGGCCACCCACCCGGTAGCGGCGCTGCCGGTCTCCTTGACGTAGATCGCGGTGCCGGCCCCGCCGTCCCGGCGCAGCGCGAGCGACCCGACGGGCGCGGTCACCTGGGCCTCGGGGGTCCCGGTGCACTCCCAGATCTCCACCCCGCCGGGGCTCCCGCCCACCCGCACCGGGCCGGTCGCGGCCCCGCCAGAGCCGCGGGTGACCGAGCCGCCCGAGGCGTCCGTGCCGACGTGGGTCGGGTTGACCAGCCACTGGAGGTTCAGCGGCGCCCCGCCGCGCAGCCGGGTGTCTCGGATGATCACGTTAGCCGGCGTCGCGCCGAAGGAGGAGACGCCCGACCCGCCCGGGAAGGTGGCCGACCCGAAGTCCACCGTGTTGCCGTCGTAGGTGACCCCCGCCGCGCCCAGGTAGATCGGGATCTCCACCAGCGGGCCGACCGCCGCGGTCGTGTACTGGACCGAGCACCCGGAGACGACCCCGTCGGCGTTGCAGGCGATCCCGATCCGTGCTCCGGAGCCCGTGGAGGCCAGCTCCTGCCGTAGCAGGCAGCCACGCGCCTGGTTGGAGTAGACGTCGGTACCGGTGTTCGAGAGGTCGAGACCCCGTGTCACCCAGTCGTGCACCCGGCACCCCTCGGCCAGCACCATGCCGGTGTTGGCGTTGGCGCTGCGGATGCCGTACTGCCCACCCCAGACCTCCGTGCCGATGATCGTCCCGCCGCGCGCCGGGTCGCCGCCCGCGATGCCCGCGTAGCCGTTGCCGTCGCAGATGATCCCGCTGGCGGTGGTCGCCGCCACCTGCACCTGGCCGCCGATCACCACCGACCCGTTGGCGGACAGCTCGATGCCCGCGTAGCTGGGGCTCCCCGAGATGCTGGCCCCGACGATCAGCGGCCGGACCGACACGGCCGAGATCCCCATCAGCCCCGGTCCGGACACCCGGACCGAGCGCATCTGGGTGCCGCGCATGTGCGTCCAGTCCTCGATGCCGATCCGGGCGGGCGAGACGATCATGACGTCGTCGAGCAGGCAGTCCTTGCCGACGTCGGAGGTGTTGCCGTACCCCGAGAGCCCGTTGCGTGGCGAGCTGTAGCAGGAGACGTCCCGGACCACGGTCCGACAGGCCCCGTAGTACGAGTAGAGGGCCGCCTCGCACCCGGTGGCGCGGAGTCGCTCGATGGTGTTCCGGTCGGAGAGCGCGCCCTTGACGAGCACCACGCTCGCCGTCCGCTGGTACCCCTCGCCGTCCACTGTGGACGGCGGGAAGAGGTTGGTGTAGTTGGCGACGATGTCGGCGAACCGGCAGTCGGTCGAGTCCTCGACGTGGATGATCGCCGACTCGTCCGCCGGGGTGCCGACGAGGGGGGTGGCCGGCGCGAGGAAGGAGGCGCCGGTGATGGAGACGCGGCTGCGGCCGTGCACCTGGAAGACGCGGCCGGTCGTGGCGATCGTGCCGGTCGGCGCGGTGCCGACCTGGACGGTGGCGCCGGGCCGGAACTCGATCGAGAGCCCGTCCACGCCCACGACGTGGGTTCGGTTCACCACGTAGGCCCGCGCGGGCAGCACGATCCTGCTGCGCCCGCCGGTCAGGGCCGCGTCGATCAGGTCGTCGTCGCTCGCGCCGGAGGCGGGCACGACCCAGGTGGACTGGCCGTCGACCAGGCCGCCGACGCGGTTGACCTCGGTCACGATCGCATTGACGTCGGCCGCGGGGTCGGCCTCGTCCACGTGCCGGGTGGGGATCGTCAGCGCCATCTGCTACTCCGGCTGGTAGGTGGGCTGGTAGGTGGCGGTGTAGACCGTCGCGGCCGGGGGCTCCGGCGAGCCGGGGTAGGTCGTGCCGTAGGTGGTGCCGTAGACGCCCTCGACCGGGGGCTCCGGCTCGGGGGCGGGCGGCGGCTGGGCGACGACGTCGGACCGCAGCGACCCGAACCACCAGCTCGGCACCGGCTGGTGCCACTGCCGCCACATCGGGTCCTGGTGGATCGGCGGGTACCGGTCGACCGGCGAGGTGTTCGGGCCGACCGGCTCCATCCCGTGCCCGGGCGGCTGCCCGCCCAGCAGGCCCGCGTACCAGGGCCGGATCGCCAGCGCGCTGATCGAGGCCCCCTGCGCGTAGACGGTGGCCCGCCACCTGAGCTGGCGCCCGGGCTCGGGGAAGGTGAGCACCCCGTCCGGGTCGTTCTTGATGTCCAGCGCGTCGTACCAGGTCGTGCCGCCGTCCACCGAGAACGACCAGAGGATCGGGTCGTCGAACAGGCTCAGCCTCGTGACGGTGAAGTCGTCGTTCGAGGGCAGCACCTGGGCCGCGCGGACGTACACGGCGCCGGTGATCGCGACCGACTCGTGGCTCTCGTAGCTGGTGCCCTCGATGGCCCCGTAGGTACCCAGCGACTCCATGTCCGCGTAGGTGAGCGTCGAGTGGGCCGAGCCGGGGGTGTACCCGACGTAGAACCGGGCCTCCTCCCCCGGGACCAGCATCCGCCCCTCCTGCGCGAGCACGACGTCGCCGTGCGTGGAGACCACCTGGACCACGACGGGCGCAGTGGTCGGGCGCGACGAGCTGACCCGGACCGCGGCGTAGATCCGCCCCCCGTCCGACGGCGTGACCGGCAGGGACTGGACGCCGCCACCGGCGACCCCGTCTGACTGCGCGCCCTCCAGCTCCCCGTAGAGGCGGCCCTCCAGCGCGGCGTAGGTGCCGTACCCCGCGTCGGCCTCCAGCGCCCCGTAGGTCCGCGGGTACCAGCCGCGCACGACCGTCACCGAGCCGGGCTCGTGGGCGAGCTGGGCGTCCCCGTAGGCCGACCAGTTCGGGGCGAGGTCCGCAGCCAGGAACTGGTCGTCGGGCAGCACCTGGGCGGGGTCGGACTGCTGCGTGGCCACCTGGACGGCCCGGACCTGCACCGCGCTGCCGAAGGTCTTGGACGTGGCCGTGCTGACCGCGCTAGCGGCCACCAGGGCGCCGCTCGCGAGGGACATCGCGGACGTCGACTGGACCCACTGGAGGTCGTCGAACAGGTCGACGTACTGCTCGGTGTCGTCGTCGGTCAGGTAGTCGACCCGCAGCGCCTGGAGCTGGCGCAGCCCGACGAAGAAGGCGACCCGCGTGCGGTGGTCTACCGTGACGGTCTCGTAGACGTGCCGGGTCGTGGTGGTGAACCGCGGCGCGACCGAGCCGGCGTGCCAGGGCTGGAACCCCCAGACCCAGCCGAAGCCGGCCACCCGCTCGGCCTCGCTCGGGCTGCCGGAGTACAGCGCCTCGGTGGCCGTGTGCCTCGTGGTGTCCGGCAGCCCGTGCAGCGCCCCGACGGCGTCCGCGTACCGGCTCACGTCGGCCAGCGCCAGCGCGGTCGGCAGCCCGCCGACGTCCTGCGGGGTGGACGCGCCCGAGGTCATCTGGGAGAACCTGGCGACCGTGTCGGTGGTGAAGACGCTGACCTGCCTGCGTACCGGCACCAGGCTCTCGTACGGCTCCATGGACAGGCCGGTGAACTCGAACTTCCAGAACCGGGCCCTGGTCGGCGGGAGGTGCAGGTACCCCCGACGCAGCACGTAGTCGCGCGCCACCGGGGTCCAGGCCATGTCGGCGTAGCAGTCGCACGGGCCGCCGAACAGCCCGACGGGCGACGTCTGCGGGTCCGACCGCCAGGGCTCCATCCGCAGCACCGAGTCGTCCGTGGTGCCGGAGTCGTCGGCGGCGAGCGGGGCCCGGCGCACGTACGCCTGCGGGTCCGCCATGAAGACGCCCAGGTCCGCCGCGGAGGCTGCCACCGCCTTGAGGACGAGCGCCCGCACCGAGATGCCGGAGACGCCGGGGTCGCCGTCGTCCGGGTAGCCGCCGATCCTGATGACGCCCGGCCGCGTCGTGTCCGGGCGGGCGGCCGTCGTGACCTGCACCGGCTGGAGGTCGCCGAGCTGGTAGGTCAGCGTCACGCCGGCCGGGAAGTCGTCGGTGTCCCGCGGGGTGTACCCGACCATCACACGCCAGCGCGCGCCGCGCAGGTGCAGCGGGTCGAGCGGCACCTGCGTCACGACGCCGCCGGCCGTGGTGAACTGGACGGCGCCGGGCACCAGCCTCAGCGTGGCGTCGCCCAGCGAGAGGATCGGGTGGTCGGTGTCGGCGCCCACGCCGACGTAGCCGTCCGCGGAGTACCAGGGGGTCTCCAGGTCCAGCGCGACCCACCACGGCCCGGCGGTGTCGAGCTGGACGAAGGCGTTGTCGACGTCCACGTAGGACGGCGTCGTGTGCCCGAAGGCGACGGCCTCGGCGCTGGTGCGCTGCGGCGGCTGCTGCGGGCTCGGGCTCTCGCCGTGCTGCTGGACGATCGGGTACCCCAGCGGCTGGTCGCGGGCCGGGTAGGAGCCGGCCGGCTCGTCGTCGCTGTAGTAGAGGTTGCAGTGCACCCCGACGGTGGTCGGGTCGACGAACCAGCGGTCCACCACCTGCCCCTGGCCGTCCGCGTCGCGCAGGTCCGCGTAGTAGCACACCACCGCGTACCCGACCGGCTGCGGGTCGCAGCGCCACGCCCGCCCCGGCGCCGGGTCGATCGCGTACCGCGGCGAGTCCTCCTGGATCGAGTAGACGACGCGCGACCCGAGCAGGTCGGTCGAGCTGGCGAAGTCGTCCTCGTAGGTGGTGACGTCCCCGTACCGCGGCGCGTCGGCGCGCGAGTTGATGCGGTACCCGACCTGGAGGGTGCGCGCCCCCAGCGAGTAGGCGGCCGGCGCGCCGAACGGGTCGAGGGGCGCCCCGGTGCTGCCGGCGCGCTGGAGCACGAGCCGGACGGTCCGGGCCACCACCGGCAGCACGCGCCAGGAGGTGGGCAGCCAGTGGCCCGGCCCGTGGTGCTGCGCGTGCTCGCCCGGTCGCGTGCTCGCCCGGTCGACGCGCTGCGGTGTGGAGTCGCCCACCGACCGGACGGCGTCGACGCCGCGCTCCACCTCGAAGGCGACCCACGCCCCCGTGCTCTCGTCCTGGTGCTCCACCCAGGCGTCGTGGGGGAAGTGCGCCAGCTCCAGCGAGAGGTAGTTGACCAGGCGGGCCTCGCCGAGCCGGACCTGGAGCACCTCCTGCACCTGGCTCGACTGCGGCCGGGCGGGGGTGGACCAGTACCGGTCGGTGCTGTCGCGGGACGTGCCCAGCGCGCTCGGCTCCCCGAGCCCGGCCGCCTGCGCCTGCGCGGCGACGACCGACGCGACGGGCAGCCGGTCCACGAACAGGGGCGAGGTCACCGGTCCGCCCCCGGTCGCGCCCCGGCGTAGGGCGCGGACACCATCACGGCGTCGGAGACCGCGCGCCCGCGCATGATGGCCTCGGGGTCGGCGATGGCCCGGTCCGGGGTGAGGTCGACCGGGCGCCCGTCCGCCGCGGTGACCCGCTCGTAGTCGACGGCCGAGATGACCGCGCCCTGGGTGGACTGAGTGTACGCGGTGACCGACTGGATGTCGGAGTTGTAGGACCACGCCTCGCCCTGGTAGGCCGTGAACGCCGGGCGCGCCCGGTCGACGGGCGTGGCGGAGGCCTGCGGGTAGTACGCCGCCAGCGACGGCCTCGGCACCACCCGGGTCCGGACCTCCCAGTACGTGGAGCTGGCCGACGCGTCGCGGATGTGGGCCGGCGAGTGGACCGCCACCCCCTGGGCGTCGACGGTGAGCAGCGCGCCGGCCGGCTTGAGCCGGTCCAGCACGCGGGTCAGCCGGTACGCCTCCTCCAGCGTCATCGACCGCAGCGGACGGACCACGAACTCGGCCCGGTTGGACGTGGTGGTCCGACCGAATGACCCGGTGCCGCCCTCGACGTCGGCGTAGGTGCCGCCGTCCATCGCCCCGTAGGTGACGAAGTGGGTCTCCACCTCGCCGTAGGTCCGCCCCGCCACCGCCGGTGGGGCGCCGCCAGGGTTGCCGCCGCCGTTCTCGTCGACCAGCGCCCAGGTCTCGTAGACGCGGCAGTCGACGCTCAGCAGCGCGCGGGCCACCGCGGCCATGCCGGCCGGCGTGCCCGCCATCGGGATGGCGCGCGAGAACTCGCTCACCCGCGACCGGTAGGCGGCGTCCCTCGCGTCCAGCTCGGCCCACTGCTCGGAGGTCGCGGCCTCGGTGTAGGGCGACAGGTCGAGCCGCTCGCCGGACAGGCGGGGGAAGCCCAGCAGCGCGCCGTAAAGGCGGTCCAGGTCCAGGTACCTCGTCGTGCTGACGACCGACCCCATGTGCGCGACCAGGTAGCGGCGCCGGAGCTGGCCGGCGCCGGAGTCGCCGAGCACGGCCTTGAGCAGCCGCGAGAGGTGCGACTCCGGCCGCGTGTCGTAGAGGTCGGGGAACAGGTGCGCGAGCTGCTCGGCCGAGGGCCGCGCCGGCAGCAGCGGGTCGGTGGTCGTGTCCAGCCGGGTCGAGCGCGGCGCGCCGCTGGTGGGCGCCTGGAGGGCCAGCAGCACGGCGTCCTGGAGGTACCGCCCGCCCGCGCCCTGGTCGAGCGCGGCCGGGTCGCCGTCGAGGGAGGCCATCAGGACACGCCGAACGAGTTGGCGGCCTTGGCCACGTAGTTGATCGAGTAGAGCGCGGGCACCTCGTTGTCGCCGAGCTGCACGTCCGCGGCCCGGGCCGGCGAGGACCCGGCGGTGATGAAGGAGATGCGGGTCCCGGCCGCGTCCACCCGCTCGATGGCGTAGGCGCCGCCGGTGGTCGGCTCGGCGCTGGTGAGGAGCCGGATGTTGTCCACGCCCGTCACCTCGTGCGCGACCTGGATGACGTCGGACACCTGCACGGGCGAGCCGAAGTCCTTCGCCGCGAGGAAGACGGCCAGGGAGGCCTGGAGCGCGGTGGCCACCTGGGCCGGGTCGTAGCCGGGGACGAACATGATCGCGAAGTTCAGCCGCAGTAGCACGCGCTTGGCGGCGTGGGCCCGCACGTCGGTCGCGACCAGTCGCCACCGCTCGACCCGCTCCTGGACGTCGCGTGGGATGGCGTTGTAGGAGTACTGGAGCGACGCGGCGGCGTTGTTCGCCGGGTGGTGGGCGGCCAGCCACTCCAGCCCGAACAGCGACCGCGGGCTGTACCCGTACGCCGTGTCGTCGTGGACGACCCAGTAGTCGGTGCCCTTGACGTAGGTGTTCCCGCCGATGATCAGCGGGGAGGGGAAGACGTCGATCGGGCCGAACGCGAGCTGCATGAAGATGTTGGCCGCGGTCGGGTGCGTGGAGACGGTGCCCTGGCGGACGAACTTGCCGGTGAACAGCGCGTCGGTCGAGCCCGACGTGAACACCCGGGCGGTCCGCATGTACGTCGTCTCGCTGGCGTCGACCGGCCGGTCCCCGTCCACCCAGACGTCCACCCGGTTGGTGATCCCGGCGGCCGGGTCGTTCCTGCTGGCCGAGCTGTTGTACTCGAAGTCGAGGTCGTAGATCGCCCCGTCGGTCAGGCCCACGCCGATCGTGTGCACCTCGGGCGGGATCACGGTGGCGTCGAACGAGTTACCTGTGAAGTAGGTCCGACCGCCTCGGCGAGCCAGGAAGGTGCCGTTCCGAGTGGTGGGACACCAGATCGGTCCTGCGTAATGACGCAGGCTCTTCTTCATGGGGGCGACGCTTACGTGGCGTACCTTTTTAATGTTGACGTGATGCATCTGTACGCGGCCAAATGGAGTGTCAAGGACCTTACGGCCTTGGCGTGTCGGGAGGCCAACTAGTGCGCAAAGTGCCTGGAATACATCTGCCTGATCGGCACTCGCAGTGCAGAAATACCGAGTACCCGTGCCTGCCCCTCTGACCCCTCCTCCTTGCATTCCCCCGTCACCCTTGATCAAGGTGTCGATCAACATCTCGCGCTGATGGACAGGTAGGACTGAGATCAGCTCGTAGGTCAGCTTCTTGTCGGGCAAGGCTGATCGGACTTGCCGGGCTAGTTCACGTGAAAAGGCAAAGATCGTGATGTCGTCGTCGATGTAGGTCTGATACGGATGCCCCAGCCTCTTGAGGAGGAGTCGGATCTCCTCCACCTTCTCAGGATTGGCGAGGTGACTCTGTCCGATTTTGACTCGAAGCTTCCTTGGCTGCGAGTCGAAGGAGCCGTCGCTAGCGACCCACCCCAGTAGTCGTACAAAATCATCGGTATAAATAGATTCGATGGACTCTTCGAGGGGAGCCGTAACCACGATGCCGTCCGACGGCCGCAAGTCATGAGTCTCTCGTAGTATGGCGGGCTGGCTCGTGCGAATCCGGTGAGCGTTTGTGACCGGCCAACGGTGGTTCGTCGTCACCAAGGCCGAGATGGACCTCCCCTCCATCGATACGAGGGGCTCGTCTACTTCCGCTCGGTAAAGATCTGTCACCGGCGTCCATTCAGCGACGCCGCGATCCAGATTCAAGGAGAGAATCTCATCGCCGATCTGGATCTGTCGATGGTCTACCCAGCCACTGTGTGACAGGGCCTGCGTGTTTTTGTCCACGCAGTAATGTACCCCCAGGGTTAGGATCTGGCCGGCATCGAGGTCGGCGCCCAGGGCCGGGTTGTCGGCGTAGATGTAGGTCGCGCTGGTGGCGGGGATGGAGCTGGTCGCGTCGCCGGACCCGTCGATCTGGACCTGCTCGCGCCAGTGCGAGGAGGAGCCGATCACCCTGGCCCGGGTGGCCACCCCGTCGTCGGTGGTGTCGGGGGTGCTGTCCTCCAGCGAGAGGCCCAGGAACATGTCCTCGGTGCCGGCCAGGCTGCGGAACACCGTCCGCTTGAACCGGTCGATGAGCGCGAGGTCGTCCTCGGAGCTGGTGCCGCCGGTCGTGGGCGAGGAGTTGGTCACGCTGGCGACCCCGCTGGCCGGCGAGGCGAGCCTGACCAGGGTGTTGGCCGCGAGGTTCCCGGACTGGCCCCCGACGATCGCCTGCACCGGGACGTCCACGCTCGACACCCCGCGCTGGAGGATCGCGGGAGAGACGGTCGCGAACACAGCGGGGACCGAGGTGGCCGTGGTGACCTGGGTGCCGGCGGCGATCGGGTAGTCCTGGTCGGCCGGCGTCGGGCGGGCGAACGTGACGACCCCGGTGCCGCGCTGCGCGGCGAACCTGGTGAAGCCGAACACGGCCACGAAGTCGTCGAGGTCGGCGCCGCGCTTGGAGTCGATGTCGAGCTGGTAGTTCAGCAGGTGCTGGTCGACGTACGCGGCGGCCACCGACTCGGCCACCACGTCGAGGATCTTGCGCACCGGCGTGCCGACCGAGGTGTCCAGCTCGGGCTCGGAGACGGCCAGGGCCGCGACCATCTGGGCGGCGACGTCGGCGGCGCTGGCCATCAGCCGCCGGTCCGGGAGGTGAGGGCGACCTGCTGGCCGTCGACCGTGCGCAGCAGGATGGAGACCTGGACGGTGTCGAAGGTGGCGACCACCTGGACGTCCTGCACCTCGGCCACCACGTCGGCGGTCTGGTAGCGGCTGCGGGTGGCGGTGAGGGTGTCGCGCTGGATCTTGTCGCGCTGCACCGCGACGTAGTTGGTGATGACCCGCTGCGCCTCCTGCTCGACCGCGAACCGCGTCGCCTCGTCCAGCGGCACGCCCACCATGTCGAGCAGCCGGGACCCCCAGCCGGGGTGGAACCGGTCGTTGCCCAGCGGCTCGCCCAGCGCCATCCGCAGGTCCTGGGCGACCTTGGGCGCGCCGTCCAGCATCGCGTACGAGGCGCCCGCCAGCGCCAGGTCACCGTCCACCACGGCCAGCGTCCGCACCCCGCCCACCTCCACCTCTTCCGGCGCCCGGCGCGGGGCCGGGACCGGGCTACGTCGTGCCGTCCTCGACCAGCCCGAGGGCCACCAGGGCGTCCAGCACGGACAGCGTGACGGCGTCCGCGCCCGCCCTGGCCCCCGACACCACCGGCGGCCGTGGGGCGTCAATCATCGCTGACAGCACCCAGGTGTCGCCGGTCATCCTGGACACCACCCACAGCTCGTCGACGGCCGGCGGCGGGTTCCCCTTGGGGCGGGTCGAGTAGCGGACGACCCGCTCGCGCCCGAGCGTGTCCCGCACGATGCAGGTCCCGTCCTCCAACACCGAGGTGACCCGGGCACGGGTCGTCTCCAGGCCGGCGGGCGGGCGTCGCGGGTCGAGCGTCACAGCGCCGCCCCCCGGGGGAGGCCCTTGATGCCGTCGCGCGGGCCGATCGTGGACCAGCCGATCACCCTGGCCGTGGTGGCGAAGCCGCCGCCGGTCCGGAGGTCGAAGGTGTGCTCGACCTCCTGGACGTACCCCTGGATGCCGTAGGTCGGCAGCACCACGAGCATGCCGGGGTACAGCTCGGGCATGAAGGTCAGCGGCAGCGACGCGCTGTACTGCGAGGCCCAGTTGAGCATGAACCGGCTCACGGCGAAGAAGAACTCCTGCCGCGGGCCGGTGATGTCGTCCATCGGCTCCCAGACCGGCCGCGCGCCGTATCGGCGCAGGAACGCCTTGCCGTTCTCGCGGAACTCGGCCCGGTCGACCTTGAACAACGCGCGCATCAGCGGCGCGAACTCCACGCTCGCGATGCCGGCGGTCGAGTACTGCTGGTAGATCGCGGTGGAGTCGCCCAGCCCCTCGACGCCGGTCGTCGAGGACGTCACGAACCAGTGCGTCTTGAGGTTGGCGTCGCCCTTGGCGACCGAGAAGCCCTGCTGGATCTCGATCGGCTGGATCACCATCTTGGCCGCGGTGCCCCACCAGCCGAAGTAGTCCGGGAACCAGGCGATGAAGTCGCCGTTGGGCGCCGAGCAGTAGCTACGCAACCCGGCGGCCATCAGCGCGGCGACCGTCTCCATGATCGGCTTGTCGTTCATCAGCGCGCGGATGCCGCCGAGCAGGTCGCCGCCGAAGTCGGCGCTGCCGATCCACTGGAAGACGTTGAACAGCGACGCGCCCAGGCTCGGGCTCGACCCACCTGAGCCGGAGGCCGACGTCGGGTCGCCACCCGCACCCGTGCCCGCAGTGCCGGCGTAGTCGAGGTCCGGCACCAGCCCGGCGTGTGTCCAGTGGTTGGAGGCGAACGCGAAGATCCCGCACCCGTCCTGGGTGCCGCGCGCCTCCGCAGTGGTGCCGTTGCCCATCGAGACGCCGACGTGGTGGATGGCGCGCGGGTCGCCGTTGTCGGTGACGAAGACCAGGGCGCCCTTGGTGGTCTGCGCCTGCGAGACGGGGATGGGGCGGCACGCCGCGTACTGGTACTTCGCGCCGTCGACGAACGCGCCCGCCCCGATCCTGCTATGTGCCCATTTGACTAGCTCACTACAGTCCAAGGCGTCGGGGTCCGGGTCGGCGGCGGAGGCGGTGGCGCCGAAGAGGTACGGGTGCCCGAGCCGGCACCAGGCCGCCGCGACGTCGGCGAGAGAGGCCGCCGAGCGCTGGTTGGCCAGCGCGGCCCCCAGGCCGGTCGCCAGCGAGGCCCCGGAGGTGGAGCCACCAGAGGTGACCAGCGAGCCGGTGGCGGTGTCCACGGGCCCCACGGGCATGCCGGAGGGCGCGAAGGCGACGCTCACCTGCCCGCCGCCGGCCGGCAGCCCGAGCGCCTTGAGCGCGGCCGGGCTGGTGTCGGCGATGTGCGCGGTCGAGGCGTCGTAGTCGACCGGCCCCCAGCCGAGGCCGGCGAGGCAGACCGCCTTGTTCGTCTTGGGGTTGACGATCAGCATCCGCCGGCCGGTCCACCACGCCCGCGCCCGGCCCTGGTCCACCCCCGGCACGGGGGAGAGCTGCTGGTCGCCCGGGAACCGGTGCTGGCGGCTCAGGTAGGGCCAGCGCATGGCGACGTAGTACGGGCTCGCCCCGGGGTTGGCCGAGCGCGCGTCGAGGTGGTCGACCCGCGGGCTGTAGGCGCCGATGGTCCCCGAGATGTCCGGCAGCGCGCCGGTGCCCGGGCCGTCCCCGGCGATGAGCTGGGTGCCGCGCTCGACCGGCGAGATGCCGGACACGTAGCCGTGGCTGCCGACGTGCGCGACGAGCTGGAGCTTGGTGGCCTCGCCGATCAGGTCCCGCGCGACGCCGGCCACCACGGTGAACCAGTCGTCGGGGATCGCGCCGATGTGGACCTGGGCCCTCGGCCAGCCGGCGACCTCGGTCAGCAGCCGGAGCGCTCGCTTGGCCAGCCCGCCGTCGGTGATGTCCGCGCGGTTGGCGACGTCGCCGAGGTAGAGCATCTGGTAGGCGGCCTCGGTGCTCGGGTCCCACTGCCAGTACTGGAGCCGCTTGAGGGTGCAGCTCGCCGTGAGCACGACGGCGCCCGGCACCGAGGAGAACGCCGGCACCGAGTCCAGGTAGCCGGTGAGGCACAGCAGCCGCTTGATCCTGGTCAGGTAGATCACGATCCGGTCCATCGTGTCGAACAGGCCGTCGTACTTGCGGCCGGTGTTCTGGAGCGTCAGCGTGGCCGAGGAGACCCCGTCGACGACACGGGTCGCACCGCCCATCGTGATGTCGTCGCTGACGTCATAGATCTTGCCGTCGGACGCGGCGATGTGCGCCTCTACCCTCGGCGAGTAAACGAACGTTGACACCGGCTACCTCGGGACGTCGCGGCCCGGGCGGGCCGGCTGCTCGTAGGGCGGCACCTCGGTGACGTCCGGAACCGCGCCGGCCGGGGTCGGGTCGTAGAAGGTGCCCTCCAGGCTCTCCGCGCCGGCCCGCTGGGTGCCGGACGGGTAGAAGTACGGCGCGTCGGCCAGGTCCTTGCTCGCCGGCCGGTAGTACGAGACGCCGACCCCCGGCACCGGGTCCTGCGCGCCCTCGAAGCCGAGGTCGACGTGGTAGGCCAGGTCTCCCACCGAGGCGCCGTACACCAGCGGGCCGACGAGGACGCCGTAGCGGGCGAAGCGTCGGTCGGGCACCTCGACGTAGGCGTACCCGCTCGTGCCGCGCGCCGCCGTGGCCCGCGCCATGTACTCGGTCGCCCAGGCGTTGAACGCCTCGCGCAGCGACCAGGAGGCGAAGACCGCGGAGACGACGAAGCTGGGCGAGGCCCGGTACATCGGGTAGAGCGACCGGGAGCGGGCCGCCTCGTCGTCGCGGGCGCTGACCTCGACGCCGTACGACAGCCGGGTGCACATGAGGACCCGGGACCCGTAGCCGCGGACGCTGAGCCGGCAGTTGTAGCCGACCGCCGCCCCCGGGAACGTCGCGGCCTCAGCCATCGAGGCCCCCGGGCGGTCCGTAGCCGCGGCTGAGCAGCTCCTCGCGGTCGACCTCGGTCAGGTCGTGCACCAGCCCAGTCGCGATGAACGCCAGCCCGCCCAGGTCGGCCTTGGCCCCGGGGTCCGCGTCGATGGGCTGCGGCATGGAGATCGGCACGTCGGCGCCCCACTGGTCCTCGCTCGATCGCCCTGGCGCCGTCATCAGTACCCCACGTAGCGCCGGCCGGCGCGCACCGCGACGACGCCCGGGACCTGGTCGTAGGAGTCGTACTTGCTGGTCACGTAGCCGTAGTCGGAGACCAGGTTGTCGACTGGGTCGAGGATGTTGCCGTGCCCGAGCAGCGCGTGCGCGGCGAAGGTGTCGTCGCGCATCTGCATCAGGCCCTTGGTCGGGTGGCCGGCCCGGGCGTTGCTGTCGCTGTTGTTGACGGCCTGCGGGTTGCCGCCGGACTCGTGGTCGATGATGATGCCGATCGCCTGGCGCTCGCTGGCGGTGAACGTGACGCCGAGGACCCGCTGCGCCTCGTCGACCCACCCCTCGACGCCGTTCGGCTGGCTCACGGTCGCCCCCGATCCCTGCGTCGTAGGCGGGGCGCTGGACACGCCGGCCGCCTGGTTGAACTGCTCGGCGAGGTAGCCGTGGAGGTCGCCGCCGAACGGCGCCAGGGTCCTGTCCACCTCGGCCTGCGTCATCGGGCCGTTGTAGGCCGACTGCTTCCAGCCGACCCCGCTCATCAGCCGTGAGATGTAGAGGTCCCGGATCCCCGAGACCACGCGGCGGGTCGAGTCCTGCACGACGAACAGGACGAGCGTCCAGCTCGGGTTGAACGTCGTGCTGTCGTGCGTGACGGCGGGGCCGTCCGGGCCGGTGTAGGCGCGCACCAGCACCTGGAGGTCCCACCGGCGGGGCGGGTAGAGGAACCGGATCGGCCGCCCGCCCGACGTCCGCACGGAGGCGTCCACCCAGGACTCCACCTGCCGCCGGAACCGCTCCTGGTCCTGCCAGCCGGCGACGTCGCCCCGGGCCCGGTCGCCGTACCCGAACACCCCTGTCACCGTCATGTCGCCGAGCTGGGTCCCGTACACCTGGACCACGTCCCCGCCGACGGTCCGCTGGTGCGACACCTTCATCTGGAACTGCCAGGAGACCGACCGCGGGTCGATGCGGAACAGCAGGTTGCCGAGGCTGGCGATCCCCACCTCAGTTGCCGGTCGCGTTCGGGTATTCGTAGGGCGTGGACGGGAACGGGGCCGCGGGCACGCCCTGGCGCCGCGCCTGGTCCACCGTGACGCCGCCGGAGGTGACGATGCCGAGGATGCGCCGCAGCTCGTCGGTGGCGTAGATCGTCACGGTGCCGGTGACGCCGGCCTGGCTCGGGTCCTTGGAGCCCTTCGGCGCCGCCCTGCCCGACGACGTGACCGCGGCGCCACGGTCGCCCATCTGGCCGGTGGCCTGCGCGACCGTCTCGCCCGTCTGCTGGATCACCACGTCGCCGCGGCTGAGCTGGTCCTCGAAGCTCTTGAACGCCTCCTCGAAGCTGACGGCCTTCGAGCCATCCTTGGTCTGCACGACGAACGACTTGTCCCTGAGCCCCTTCTCGTCGCGCAGCAGCGCCTCCAGGATCGCGCTGCGCTGGCCGGTGCCCGGGTCGGTGACACGCATGTGCGCGTCCGTCGAGCCCTCCACCCGGCCGAGGTAGGCCTGCCCCGCCTTGGAGAGGTCGCCGACGCTCGACGCGCCCAGCTCCTTGGCGATCTGCCGCTGCTGCCCGCCGATGGCCCTGGCCGTCTCGCTGTCCCCGCCCTTGACCTGGCGCTGGTCGCGCACCGTCAGGATCTTCTGCCCACCGATGGTCGAGCCGCCCCCGGGGAGCTGCGGGGTGGACAGCGCCTTGTCGAACCGGAACCCGCCGAGCGCCACCTTGGCGGCGACCTCGTAGACGTTGGCCGGCGTGACGCCGCCGATGCCCATGGCCTGCGCGACCGCCATGAACTGGGTCGGGTTGAGCATCCCGCGCTCGGCCATCGTCCGCCCGATGCTGGCCGCGTCGCTCTCGGTGAGCTGGCCGCCGGTCTGCGCCATCGCGCGCTGGGCCTCGCCGTGCGCGAACTGGAGCGCCGACCCGCCGAACACCGAGTCGCGCACCCGGTCGACCTGGCTCTGGAGGCCGCGGCCCAGCAGCGACGGGTCGTCCTGCGCCTTGGCCGCGTAGGCCATGGGGCTCATCCCGAGCTGGGAGGCCTGCATCATCATGGCCGGCTGGCTGAGCATGCCGGTGAAGTCGAGCTGGCTGCCGAGCAGCCTGCCCTGCTTGCTGACCTCCTGCTGGATGCCGGCGGCGATGGCCGGCGCGGAGCTGCCGCCGGTCACCTGCGCCTGGACGGTGCCCAGGGTGTTGGCGAAGGCGCGCTGCACGGTCTGCACGTTCTGGCCGGTCTCGCGGGCGGTCTTCGAGACCTTGTCCAGCGCGCCGGTCAGCGAGGAGAACTCGGTGACCCCGTTGCGGACGCTGGCCTCGATCAGGGCCAGCGAGTCGGCCACGTCCATGCCCGTCTTGCGGAACTGCTGGGTCGCGAAGTCCAGCGCCCCCTGGCGCTCACCGCCCTGGAGCCCGGCGGCCGTGGTGCCCAGGTAGAGCGACCGGGCCTCCTCGCCCTGCATGACGCCGAACTGGCTCAGCTCGAACCCCATCTGACCGACGCGCTGGCGGAAGCCGGAGGTCGGGTTGGTGAGCGAGAAGTTGTCGCCGCCGGTGATCTGCTGGTAGGTGCGGTTGGCGTCGCGCTGGCGCTCCAGGAAGCGCGCGCCCAGCATCGCCCCGCCGGCCGCGAACCCGACCGGGCCGGCCACCCGCCCGAGGCCCGGCAGCGCCGCGCCCAGCGACTCGCCACGCGCCACCGCGCCGGCCGCCGCGAGAGCGTTGGCCCGCGCGTTGAGCACGCGCCCGCGCAGCGGCCCGGCCTGCTCCGCCGTCGCCTGCCGGCCCTTACCGGACCAGCGGACCCAGGTGTCCTCGCCCTCGACCTGCTCCCAGCCGGACTGGGCCTGCGCGTCCTGGAGCCCCTGCGCGAGGTGGCCGGCGGCGCGCTGGCCCATCTCCGCGAGGCTGAACGAGCGGAAGGCCTCGCGGGGCGACAGCGAGGACAGCGGGCGCGGGCCCTCCGGGACGCCGGGCGCCATCTGCTCCAGGGTCGGCGCGTGGCCGGCCGAGACCTGCGACGCTGTGATCGACTCGGGGGCGTCCAGCGGGTGCGGCATCCCCGGCCGGCCTGGCGCGGCGCCCCGCATCGCGGCGGTGATCTGGGCGGCGGCCTGCTGCACCGAGGCGGCCAGCTCGCGCATCCCGACCCTGATCTCGCGGAAGGACTGCTCGATGCCGCCGCCCATCATCTGTCCGTGCGTGGACAGGTCGTAGGCCTGGCGCATCTGCTGGCGGATGATCGCCTGCGCCACCGGGTCGCCGGTGATCTGCGGGGTGAGCCCCGGCACCGTGCCGGCGCCGTAGAGGCCGCTGTCCTGGGGCGAGGGCATCATCAGGCCCGGCGGGAGCAGCGGCAGCCCGCTGGGGGACAGTGGCTGCGAGGTCGAGGACTGCACGGTGTTCGGGACCATCGGCTGCCCGTCGGGGCCGGTGGCGTAGGGGCCGGTCACACCCACTCACCTACCTCGGTCGCCATGACGTCCCCGGTGCTGTGCGTGGCGATCCACCGCTCCAGCTCGGCCCGCTCGGTCTCGGACGCCGGCACCCGCCACTCGACGTCGGGCTCCGCCCGCGGGTCGTCCTCCTCGCCGCCCGCGGGGAACCAGCGGGGGAACAGCGCGCGGACCCGGTCGGGGTGGTTGGCGGCGATCCGCGACCGCAGCTCGTCGAGGAAGCCGCGGGCCTGGTCACGACGCTCGACCATCATCAGCATCTGGAGCCCCAGCTCCTGCACGCGGGACAGGCTCGCTCCCCGTAGGACGCCGCGTCGGTCGGCTAGGCGGAGCTGGACCTCCAGCCACGGGTCCACCTCCCCTAGCCGGAAGCTTTTCCCATTGCCTCCAGCACCCTGCGCACGAGCAGCTCCAGCTCGATGTACTCCTGGTAGACCCGGTCCAGCACCGGCGGGAACCACCGGTCCATCACGTACTGGAAGTTGGTCTCCAGCACGCCCTCCGCCCCGGCGTCGGAGAGCAGCGGGACACCGGGCAGCGGCCGGCCGTCGGCCGAGACCACGCAGGCCGCGACGATGGCCCCCTGGCAGGCCTTGAGGTACCCATCGGTCTCCGCGTACCGCTTCGTGATCAGGGACGTGGCCACCAGCTCGCCGCTGCGCAGCGTGCGGATCTTGAACCGGTGCCCGAGCCAGGTGAACTCCTTGGCCAGCGCGCCCAGGTAGAGCAGCCCGGCGAACTCGTCGCGCCAGCGAGGGTCGAACTCCGGCAGCGGCGGCCCGGGCGTCGGGTCCTCGCTGGCCGGCTCGGTCGGGCGCGCGGCCTCGGGCGGCTCGTAGCCGGAGTAGAGGGCGTCCTCCAGCGGGTCGTCGCTCAACCGGCCCTCCTAGGAGGATGCGTCATAGCTTCGTTGTGTGCGTGTATGCGACCTGGATCTGCTTCTGTACCGATAGAGCACCGATTGATACGGTGTCGCCCGACTGGATGTTGACGACGGTGCAGCGGTGGAACACGGTCCCGTACCGGGCGCCGTTGGGCGGGTCGATGATCTTCGTGCAGGTGACGTACTGCGGGGTCTGCGCGAGGCGGTCGAAGATCTCGACGATGGTCTTCGTCCCGGTGAGGCCCTGGAGCTGCTCCCAGACCTGCTGGTTCCACAGCTCGCGGATGCCGAGGGTCAGCACGCCGCCGTCCAGCACGCGCGAGGTGACGATGTCGATCGGGTGCCGCGAGCCCAGCGGGGTGATGAACTCGAACCCCGGTCCGCCGTTGCTCACCGCGGCCTGGCCGGTGTCGTTGATGATCTCCAGGTAGGCGATGGCCTTGCCGGCGTAGGTGAAGGTCGTGTAGCCGCTGCCGACGACCCTGACCTTGGCGGTGGTCTCGCTGGGGGACGTCATCGGCTCTGCGGTCCTCCTCTGGCCGTCACGCGGCCACCGTGGCGCTCAGGTCCTCGGTGGTCCCGGTCGCCACGTTGATCGAGAAGCTGACGACCAGGTAGTTCAGGGGGTACGCCGGCTGGTAGGCGAACTTGACCTCGACCACCGACGGGTCGATGCTGCGCTGTCGGACGGCCAGCCCGGTGTAGCCGACGATCGTGCCGACGATGACCGCGTGCTCCAGCAGGCCGGAGACCACCGACTTGACCGTCAGCGTGGTGGTCGTGTCGATCGGCTGACCGATCAGGCCGGAGTTGTTCAGGCCGGTCTCGCACAGCGCCACCAGGGCGTCGCGCGCCCGCACCACCGACAGCTCCTTGGTGTTGATCGAGGTCGTGTCGGTGGTCAGGCTGTGGCGCACCACGAGCTGCCCGGCCCGGTCGACCTCGACCAGGAGCACGCCCGCCGCGGCGTACTGGTTCTTCGCGCTGGTCGACGGAGCAGTGCCGGACAGGCCCGTGAAGGAGCGCACCAGCTCGCGCGTCAGCGCCTTCTGCACCGGCAGCGCGGCGGCCCGCCCGGCCAGCGCCGCAGCCAGGTACTGGTGGCCGAGCGAGAGGTACTGGAGCGAGCCGCCGTTGTAGTAGCTCATCCCCTGCGAGCCGGCGTAGACGAGCGCGAGCCGCTTGCTGCGGAACCCGCCGCCGGAGACCAGGGTGTCCGGGGTCGTGCCCACGCCCGCGTCGAACCCGAGCATGCCGGTGCGGAAGTAGCCGTCGGCGGAGGCGGCCGTCAGGTGCGTCGACAGGTCGACGCCGACCCCCGCCGCGTCGGCGGCGATGACGTCGTCGGTGAGGGGCACGACGACGCTCACCGAGTAGTCGGTCGCGACCTTCGCGTAGGCGGCGCTCAGGGCCGTCTTGCGTGCCGTCGAGATGGCCCCAGAGGTGGTCGCGCCGGACCCCGGCGGGGTGGTGGCGCACAGGACCAGCTCGCCGGACCCGTTCTCGAACGCGATCTTCGCGGCCAGGCTGAGGGGGGAGGTGACGCCCTTGTACCCGACCTGCCCGAGCGACGGCGGCGTGAGGTTGAGCGGCTCGCCGTAGGCGTCCTTGACGTCCTCGTAGCTGCTGTACCTGGTCGGGTCGTAGTAGGTCGGCTCGGCGTAGTGGTAGGTCGCGAAGACCGGCGTGTCGCCGCTGAGCGTGCCGCCACCGGCGCGGGTGATGTCGGTGTAGTAGTCCTGGTTCGTCGACGGCGAGCTGGTCGTGGTGACCACGTAGTCGGACGAGACCACCACGGCGCCGGTGTCCACCCGCGTGATCACCAGCGTGGCGCCGTCGAGGCCCTTCTTGGCGAACCGCCAGGCCGGCGAGGTCGCCAGCGTGAACTGCTCGCTGCCGGACCGGTAGCCGACCGCGGGTCCGACGATGGCCACCAGGGTCGGCGGTAGCCCGGAGGTGGATGCCAGGGGCGTCACGACCTCTTCGATGTACACACCGGGAGCCGTGTACCCATGCGCGAAGTCCTGGACCACGTCGCCCCCTCCGCGCTCGGACAGCCCCTCTACCTCTTCACGAGGGGCCGCCCGCCGCGCGGACAGGTCAGACCCAGGGGTCCGGCTCGCCCGGCGCCTGGCTCTGCACGACCACGCTGGAGATCGGGATCAGCAGCCCGTGCGAGCCGCCGCTGACGAACTCCCCCTGGCAGTCGACCGAGACGGTCATCTCGTAGACGACCTCGTCGGTCCCCCACGGGGTCCCCGGCGTCTCGCCCTTCGCGCCCAGGGTGAACTTGTCCCACTGCGCCTGGCAGGGGATCAGGTCGTTCGTCTCGATGGTCGTCCGGAACACCGCGGTCTCCGGCAGCTCGCGGCCGAACGCCATGACCCGGACCAGCTCGTCCACCAGCCGGTCGCGCTCCAGCGAGGTGAGCGCCACGCAGGTCATCTGGAGCACCCCGGCGTAGCGCCACCTGCCCACCCGGTGGAGCTGGCCGGCGATCGTGGCGTCCTCGACGTACTCGGCGTGCCCGATCCCGGCCGTCTGGAGGTCGGCGGTGGGCAGGAAGTCGACCCAGACGCCGGGGTAGTTGGCCTTGGCCAGCGGGTACTCCATCGACACCCAGATGCCGCGGAAGTCGACCTGGGGGTAGTCGGCGTCCAGGGTGGCGCGCCACGCCTCCACCACCAGCGTCTTGAGCGGGACGAGGAACACGGCTACTCCCCGCCCAGCTTGATGAGCACCTGCGGGGTGCCGAGGCCGGCGCCCGAGGCGACCTCCAGCACGGCCCGGTTGATGAACCCCCGCGGCGCCAGGCCGGGGTGGCGCCACCGGACCCCGACGTGGCCGGACACCGGGTGCGCGGAGCTGATCCGGCCGCCGTCTCCGCGGGTGGCGATCCGGCCGGGTGCGCCGGGGTAGGAGGCCGGCACCGAGACCGACGTCTCCTGGCCGGCGACCCGGCGGCGCACGCTCTCGCGCTGCCCGATCCGGGCCGCGCGGCGGAAGATGAGGACCAGCACCCGCCCGTCCGCGGCCACCTTCGTCTCCGCCTTCGCGTCGTCCCTCCGCAGCTCGCCGGAGGGGTCCGGCACCCACATCGGGATCGTGCGGCCGGCCAGGGACGTCATGGTGCGCGGGCGCGTGCCGGCCTCCTGGTACCAGACCCTGGCGTCCGCCCAGCGCACGCCGAAGAAGCCGGCGCCCCAGTACGGCCTTATCCGGCGTGCGCTGTCCCCCGACAGCTTGGGCGCCCGCCGCGCGGCCAGCTTGGCGGCCTGGCGGGCCAGCAGGTGCGCGGACGCCTCGGGCAGGTCCTTGGCGAGCACGTAGGCGACGCCGGGGCCGGGCGCGCTAGACAAGGAGCGGCCCCCTGACGCTCTCCCAGGCCGACGGCGTGTCCGACACCAGGTGCGTCCCCGGCGGGACCGTCAGCGCGACCTGGACGTTCGCGGGGGACGGCGGGATGAGGTACGCGACGCTGGACGGGTCCTCCAGGGTCGCCTGGCTGACGACGCCGGAGATCGTCACCGCCGCACCAGGGGACTCGAACCCGGAGCGCACCGGCAGCACGTTCATCTCCGCGACCCGGTAGCGGGCGCCGCCGAGCCGGAAGGCGTAGTCGCCGGTGTGCAGGGTGAAGTCCGAGGTGGTCTCGATGCTCATCGTCGAGTTGACGACCTCGCCCCGCGGCGAGTCGGCCGAGTCCTGCTCCAGGTCCGTCCAGAGCGCGGGCCGGACGATCCTGGCCCGGTAGCCGCCCTCGAACGTGGTGCCGTAGCAGTCCGGGCACCGGCGTCGGGTGGGCTGGTCGTAGGCGTCGAACGCGCGGCTGTCCTCGGCCGTGCAGGTCGCGCAGAGGGTGACCAGGCCGGCCAGCAGGTCGTCGGCTCGCCACATCAGCACGAAGATCGAGTACTCGCCGTAGGCGTAGATGACGTCGAGATGGGAGTTCAGCACCTGGGCAACCGCCCAGTCCTCGGTGCGGCGCACCCAGAGTGGCTGCTGCCGGCCCGGGTGCGGCTCCTGCGACGGCGTGAGCGGGGTGGACACGCCGGCCTACCCCAGGATGGCGACGGGGAAGTAGCCCCGCGCCAGCGCCTGGCCGCCGCCGGGCGTGTAGTAGCCCAGGTACTGCCCGTACACGCCGCCGGAGACCAGCACCTTGGCCTGCCCCAGCCCCATCGACGCGATCTTGAAGCTGTCGAGCTGCGAGTCGAGGTCCCGCTGCTCGATCGCGAGCATCTCCTGCCAGCGCTGCATGTAGTCGCGCCGGTCCAGCCTGGACACCGCGGTGGCCAGGACCACGTCCGGCTGCTCGACGTAGGACCGGACCAGGTGCTTGATCACCTCGACGTAGAGCGCCTGCTCGACCAGCGGCCCCCACTGGTCGAACGGGAAGTCGGCGTTCACGGCGTAGCCCTGGTGCGGCTGGCTGATCGTGTTGAGCCGCCCGACGGCCTGGCGCAGGAGCTGGGCCATCCGGTTCCGGCCGAACCGGGTCTGGGCGTAGACCTGGAGGTTCGGCCCGCCCAGCGGGCTGTCGAACAGGTCGGCGAAGCGCACCCAGGTCGCCTCCACCACCGCGCGCCAGGACGGGTCCAGCGCGTCGTAGTCAGGCGCGGACGGGCCGACCTGTAGCTCGACCACGTAGATGCCGGCGACGCCGGCCACCGCGAAGTTGAACCGGAGGTCCAGCAGGCGTGGCGTCGCGGTGTCGGCGCTGCTCAGCGCGAGCCCGTACTGGCCGGTGGCGAGGTGCGCCGCGGCGGCGGTCCGGATCGTGCTGGCGGTGGTCGCGTCCAGCAGTGACACGGCGACGCTGTTGCCGTCCACGTCGCCGGGGGCGCCCCCGATCATCGCGACGAACCCGACCGTCTCCGCCGCGTACCTGGACAGGTAGCGGCGGTCGAGCGGCAGCGGCGCGGTCACAGCTCGATCGCGACTATCCGGCAGACGTTGGTGGCGTCGGCCCTGACGTAGCTGGTCCCGCCGTAGGTGGCCGAGGAGCGGAGCTGGAAGGAGTAGTTGTAGGTGCCGGGGCTGACGCCGGTGGGCTCCCAGCCGGCGTAGGAGGCGCCCGGGCCCTGCGCGCCGGCCGACGGGCTGGAGCTGTCGCCGACGATGCCGAAGTTGCCGACCTGCGGGCCGGTACTGGCGGTGGCCGAGCGGAAGATGCCGCCGACCGCCGCGCCGGAGGTGTTCTCGCCCTTGCCGAAGCTGACGACGATCATCAGGACCCGCAGCCCGTCGGGGACCACGACGTTGGTCAGGCTGAGGCACACCACGAAGGTGGTCGAGGCGGTGGAGAAGTCCGTCGTGCGCGTGGCCACGGCCGGGGTACCGTCGGAGCGCCTCAGCACCCCCGCCGGCCCCACCCTCTTAAAGTTCGTGCCGTCCCAGCGCCAGACGAGGCCCGTGTCCGTCTCGGAGATCAGCATGCCGGTCTGCGCGGCACCCCAGGCCGGCCGGGTCCCGGCGGTGCAGATCTTATAGCCCGGGTTGTCGTCGATCTTCTGCCAGTTCGACGCGATGTCAGCCGTCACGTAGGCGTCGCTGGTGCTCGGCTTGAGCAGCCCTAGGCGAGCTGAGGGGGTCGGAATGGTGGGGCTCCTTCCCTGTCACCAGCTCGGCCTGGCGGTACTCACCTCTTCCGCCGGGGCCATCCGGAGGCCGGCAGGGCGGAGGGGCGGGTGCCCTCCCACCGCGCTGGGTGCCCCGCCCCTCCTGGATCGCCCGGTGGCGCTAGCTGCCCCTGCTGCCTGAGCGCCGACGTCGAGCGGTGGCCTGTGCCTCGTCATCCGGGTCGGCCGGCTGTGCTGTCCCGCCGGCAGGCCCCGCGCCGCGCCGCAGGGCGTCCTCCTGCACCTCGGTGGAGGTGGAGACGCCGCCGTCCCTCAGGTCGTCGGCGCGCCTGTGCAGCGCGGCCTCGGCGGCCTCCCGCTCGGCCGGGTCGTCGGGCAGGATCACCCGGCTCTGGTCGCCGTCCCGCAGCGCCTGCGACGCCTCCACGGCCTCCCGCTTGGCGGCCACGTCGAACACGTCGGAGACCTGCCGGGGGCTGCTCGGGCCACCCAGCCCCGTGGTGTCGATCTGCTCGACCATGTCGGTCGGGCTGGGCACGTGGTCGTCGGACTCGCGGTACCGCTTGTTGTCTCCCACGACTCTTCTCCTCAGCTCTGGACGACCTGGGCCTGCTGCGCCCAGATCTGCTTGGTCTGGCCGTCGCCGGACGGCACGCTCACCAGGACCAGGGAGGGCGCCAGGTGCTCGTGGGCCTTGCACAGCGGCGGCGCCTGCGGCGCGCCCCGCGGCGGTGCCGGCGAGATGACCTGGGTGCCGCACTCGCCGGCCCGGCCGCGCTGGCCCGGCCCGACGCAGGCGGCGGCGAGCAGGTCGCGCTCCTGGCGGCGGTCGATGGTCGACTCCACCGCCAGCAGCGCGGCGGCCCGCTGGGCGTCGCGGATCAGCGGCGGGGTGACCTCGACGCGCAGCTTCGCCAGGTGCGCGGTGACCTCGTCGTCGGGGTCCTCGATGGCGATCGACCCGTGCTGGAGCGCCCGGATGAAGCGCAGGTCGTCCAGCACGGTCGAGGGCATGAGCTGGACGTCCTCGCCGTCCTTGGCGCCGGCCGGCTGCCAGATGAACAGCTCCCGGTCGCTGAGCTGGAGGATCGTCGGCCCCGCCTCGCGGTTCCGCACGCTCAGCATCTGTAGCTCCACGCCATGCCCTCCTCCGGGGCACGCGGCGCCCCTCTACCCCTTGGGTGCGCGCGGTGGTCCTGGAGACAGGTCAGGGGCCGCCGTAGCGGCCCCTGTCGCCCTCCGCCGGCCCGGGCTCAGGTGGAGCGCCGGGTGGGTCCGAGCCTCAGGCGAGGCGGCCCTCAGGACCGGGAGCGACCCGCGAGGTGTCCGCCGCCACGCCAGCGTACCGCCGACCTAGAGCGTTGCCCGGCGACGGCATACGCGACCAGCGGCTCGTCGGGTCGTTGTCGTACACCTCGCGCATCAGCGGGATGAGCGGCCGGTACCTGGCCAGGACACGTGGCGGGAGCGGCTCGCTCGACCTCGCGTTCGGGTGGCCCCAGTGCCAGAGGTCGCACAGCTCGCACCGGAAGCTCTGGCCTCCGGCATCGGCCGCCTCCAGCTCCAGGCGTGCCGTCTCAGCCAGCTCGCACGTGGGGTACTGCCTCTTCTTGACGCAGCCCCAGACGACGTGCTGCTTCCAGGACTTACGGGGCCTCCTGGTCACAGCAGCTCCAGCGGGGCGTCGGGCTCCAGGCAGCGTCGCAGCACCGCGGAGGCGGCCCGGACGTTCAGCGGGTCGTTGTAGGCCCGGTTGAGGCCCGACGGGTGCGGGATCACGGCGTACTCGAACTCGGTGCCGAGCCGGAGCACGTACCCGTCGCCCTCCATCGGCAGGGTGTTCGCCGGGATACGACGCGGCGAGGTGCGCCACTCGAACATCGGCGCCGGCCACGGCAGGCTCAGCGCCGCGGGCAGCCTGGTGCCGAGCAGCACCACCCGGCGCCCGTCCAGCTCCGCCTCCAGCTCGGCGGCGGCCTCGCGGGCCGGGCCCATCGGCAGCGCGGCGCCCTCGCCCTGCGGCCCGGGGTAGCGCTCCAGCAGGTTGCGGCACTCGAACGCGGCGACCAGAGGCCAGTACCACTGCCCGTAGCGGGTGCCACCCGGCTGGGGCTCCAGGCCGGCCCAGCGGGCCAGGCGCTCGCCTACGGCTCCTGAGAGCGGGCACATGAAGTACCTGTCGCCGCTCCTGCTGGGCGCCTCGCCGAGGATGAGGGGGCGTCGGTCAGACACCGTCCGTGCCCTCCAGCGGCGCGTCGAGCGGGAGGGCGTAGTCGGCGCGGCGGCGGTACTCGTCCAGCAGCCCGTCCAGCGCGCGGTGCACCTCTGAGCCCCGCGGGACCCACTCGTCCCGCCGCCGCTTGAGCCACGCCTCGACGTCGCTGCCACGGCGCGGCCGGTGCTGCTCGACCTGGTACATGCCCTCCGGCGCGACCGTGATGCGCGCGTACCGCATCTCTCTGTCTAGCGCCTGCCCCAGCGCCTCCGCCTCCGCGTCGGTGGGGGTGCGGAGTATCAGGAGTGGGTGAGCCTCCTGCTCCAGGCGTAGCGCCTCGACCTCGTCGGCGGAGACGACGCGAGCCGGCCTCTCGACCAGCGTGACCAGCTCGTCTCGCTCTGGCGGGATAGAAGTATCTTCCACAGTGACTCCTTCTGGCAGGGTTCCTTGATAGAGGCTAGCACCGCGCCCGGGTAGACCCTAGACGCGAGGGCGCCCCCGGAGGCGTGCTCCGGGGGCGCCGACGTGCCGCTGTGGTGTCTAGCTGAGTGGTGCCTAGCTGACGCGCGTCGTGGAGAGCCGGACGGACGGCGCGACCTTGACCGCCCCGAGCTTGCTCTGGTTGGTCGCCACCAGGTCCGCGCCCTTGGCCCACGACAGCGCGCCCGTGGACAACGTGGAGTGCGGCGCGACCGTCAGGGTGGCCAGGACGTGGCCGCCCGTCGTGAAGGTCAGGACGTGGGTGTAGCGGGTCGTGTTGACGTCCTCGTACCGGCCGGACAGCGTCCCGCGGCACGGGCAGTCGATCGTCATGGTCAGGTGCGGGATCGGCGGGCAGTTCAGGACGTAGTTGCCGCCGACGCCCTTGTCGACGCTCCAGTTGACGAACCCGACCCGGTAGACGAAGTGGTACTGCTGGCCATCATTGAGCCCGACGGTGATCGTGCCGCTCTTGCGCGGGCCGACGGTCAGCCCCGGCAGCTTGGTGGTACCGGCGACCAGCCAGCACTGGATGGTGGCGTACGGGTTGAGGTTGGAGCAGGTGTAGGTGACCGACCCGTGGCCGTCGCAGTCGCCCTTGCACTTCGCGACGACGTGGATGGCCGGCGGGGACAGGCACCCGTGGTTGTCGCCCACGTAGAAGGCGATCTCGTACGGCTGCGGCTGGCCGGGGCCGCCGAGCACGGCCGGCCAGGCGCCGTTCCAGCCGTTGGAGCGCAGGCCGACGTCGAACTGCGCGCAGGGGTTGGTGACGGCCGGGAACCGGAACCGGTGGTGACCGGCGGCTGCGGAGAGCCCCTGCCACGCCGTGGTGGAGACGCGGCGCTGCGGCCACAGCGGCACGCTCGGGTGGCCGGCGCCGTGCGGGGTGGCGCCGAGGTAGAAGGCGTACGCCGCGCCGGCCCCGGCGAGGCCGACGCCGCGGCACAGCGGCAGCCGGGTCACGAAGTCCGCGACCCCGTGCGCCCAGTCGACCGCCGTGCCGACGTAGGCCGGGTTCTTGAGGTCTGCCACGGCAAGGCAGGTCTTCGCCGCCGCGGCGTGCGCCGTGGCACGCCGGACGAGCGCGTGCGGCATGAGGGTCGCGTGGCCGCCGCGCACCGGGCTGGTGGCGCGGTGCACCTGGATCAGGCGGCCGGCCCGCGTCGGGGTCACCGGGATCAGTGCGCCGATCGCCGTGATGGGCGACGACTTGCTGGTGTGGGCGCCCTGCGCCGCGGAGGCGGAGGAGTCGCTCGCGGTGGCCGCGATGGTCAGGGCCGCCACGGACGCGGCGACCGCTGTAGTGAGGGCCACACGCAGCGCGCTGGCCAGCTTGATCTTCTTCATGCCTCTCCTATCGTTCGGGACTGAGTCGTGCCCGGAGCGCGTGGTATCGCTGGACTTATCCAGGGGCGCGGCGGGGTCTGCCTCGTGATCGTAGTACGAGGGATGCTTGACGGCTACGCCGCTCTGGCACCTCTGCCCTCCCGGTGCGGGTTGACCTCCTCCAGCCCCCTCCCGCGCCCCCATCGGCTGACGCCCCTCCAGCTCGTGGCGGTCTGGCGGCGAGACTTGTCCTAGGACAAGGTGCGGCGGGCGATAGCTGACGACGAGGCCCCGACCCCCGTAGTAAGCGGGGCCGGGGCCGGGTGGGCGAGGGCTAGCTCAGCGCGCCGACGATCGCGCCAAAGAGGTCGTCCTTGCGCCGCTGCGCCAGAGACAGCTCGGCGTACGGCACCAGGTTCGGGTGCGTCCGAGCGCCCTCGTCCTTGACGGGCCCCGGCACCCAGTCAGCGGCCTCGCGGCGACGGCGCCACGCCTCGTGCCTGTCGGCCGCAGTGGCGCCGCTCTGGGCGACCCGGACGCCCTCCAGCGCCGACTCGCGGTCCCACTCGGGGGCGTCGTCCCAGGCGGGGGAGACGGGGTCGCCGATCGACTGCTGGTAGGCCCGCATAGCTGCTCGCGCCACGCGGGCGATCTCCTCGTTCGTCATGCCCTGAGCCTGCCCGCGCCCCCGGTCGAGCGGCAGGGGTTGACCGTTGACCACGTAGACCGGGCCTAGGTCGACATGACCCAGGCGCCACCCGCGGCTGCGCCCACCGAGACCACGAGGAACAGGCCGCGCCAGAACCACGCCTGAGCGACCGAGAGGCGGGCCAGGGAGTCGGCGTCCTGCTCGCCGCCGCGCTGGTACTGCTCGATCGCCGCGCGCACCCCGCCCAGCAGCAGGAGCCACGCCAGCGACCAGAGCGCCAGCGGTCGCCAGCCGGCGGGCGCGTACCAGGTGAAGGCGCCCAGCGCGGCCACCACGCCGAACGCGAAGCCGAGGCCGAACCAGTTGCGCATCAGCAGCAGGACGGCGACAAGGCAGGCCACCGCGGCCCACAGCCCGGCGGTCGTCCAGCCGTGGTGCGCCGCCTCCACGGCGGCCAGGCCGAGCAGCGGCGGGGTGGGGTAGCCGGCGAGCAGGAACAGGACGCCCGTCTGGCCGTCCTCGTCGTCGCGGGCGTCGGTGGTCCCCCCGCCGTTGGCGTGCACGCGGATCGCGACCACCCGGCCCGGCGTGAGCCACGTGATCGCGGCGTGGCCGAACTCGTGCAGCGCGGTGACCAGCAGCCCGGCGCCGAGCCACAGGGGGGTGCCGACCAGTAGGGCGCCGATGGCGAGCCCCACCAAGCCGGTCCCGATGCCCCAGGTCGTACCCACTCGTCCGCTCCTCTGCTCGGTTTCCTTGACAGATGGTAGCGGAGAGGTACGACAGAAAGACAGACCGAGCTGCCTCGCGTGGGGATCGCGAGGCAGCTCGGTCCTGGGGGAGGTGGGTCGACGGCTGGCGGGGGTGCTCAGGTGACGCTAGCTCGCGTTAGAGATGTCTGTCAACCCCGCGAGCTGGTCGCGCCACCACTCCGCCGACCGGTCGGCCTTGCCCGTGTTGCAGCGCCGGCAGGCCAGGACGAGGTTGTGGCGCTCACGCCTGCCGCCTCTGGACCGAGGCACGACGTGGTCCGCGGTCCCCATCCGTAGCCACTCGTCGCGGCCGGAGGGCACGAGGTCGACGCGCGCTAGGTACGGCTCGGGTGGGGCCGGTGTCCGGCCGGGTACCCAGGTGATGTCCGGGTAGTCGAGGATCGCCACCTCGCAGTAGTGGCAGGTCCAGTCGGACTCGTCGGCCAGCCTGTGCAGCTTCTGGTAGTGGTAGCCCGTCGTGGCGCCAGCGCACGAGACGGAGAACCTCGTCTCTCCCCTGCTCCTGGAGCTGGTGACCCAGGTCGGCGGGACGACGGACCCGCCGACCATCCAGAAGATCTCGGTCGACTCGTCCGACCTCGGCCTCGCGAAGTACTGCCGGTACCACCGACGCGCCGTCTGAGCGGTCACCCCGAGGTCGGCGGCCACGTCGGCCAGTGGCTCGCCAGCGGCGACCCGGGCCACCAGGAGGACGTGCCGGACGCGGGGCGGGCCCGCGACCGCGGTGAGGTCAGGAATCCGCGCCGGCTGCGGGTCGGCCGGCGGCTCCTGCGGCTGGTAGCGGCGCGTCTCGCCACAGCAGCGCCGGCAGGAGATCACGAAGTCGTCCGTGCCGCAGTCGGTGGGGACCCGGCGCGTGATGGCGATCAGGTGCTCGGGGGTCTTGAACGGGTAGAGCACGTCCTGCCCGCTCGCGCTCAGGCGCCAGTCGACGTCGGAGACGTCGAGGGTGGTCTCGCCGCAGGAGCGGCACGCCCACCCGTCCCGCTCGGCGACCCGGTGGATGCGCCGGTGGTTCTGGGTGTCGGGGCACTCGACCCGGTAGCGGGTCAGGAACGGGTACAGGGGGTGCGGCTCGCCGAGGCGGTAGGCCGGCGCTCGCTGTCCGGTGCAGGTCCAGGTGAGACCGATCGGTACCTCGGTGGAGTCTCCCATACGTGCTCCTCGTGCTGCTGGCGGAGACCACATCGTGTCACGACGAGGGGTCGGCTATCAACTATCTTTGACTATCGCCGGGTCCGATCGAGTGCGAGAGCGGCCAGCCTCACCCTGTGGCGCCGGACCTGCTGCCACCAGCCGGCCCGGCGAAGGCTCGCGCCGCCCCCGCCCGAGCCGCCCGCTCCACTGGATCCACGCTGCCCGCCCTCAGCGACCCAGACCTGGGTGCCGTCCGCGCGCTCGTAGGAGTACGCACGACCGCCGGCCCCGCCTCGTACAGCGTCACCATCGGCACCCCGCGCACCATCCACACCAGCCCTCTTGATCCTCACGGCCCGACCTCCACCACGACCTCGGCGACGCCGTCGTCCAGGGTGCGCACGTCGACGATCGTGGCGCGCAAGGCACGCAGGGCCGCAGCCACATCGTGGCTCAGCAGCGGGTACTCGCCGACCCTCGGCACCTTGACGGCGAGGCGCGTCGGCTGCGCCTCGTGCCACTCCATGAGCCGACGGTGGTCGTCCGGGTGCAGCGGGGGCATCACCTCGTACGCCTCGCCGTAGAGCGTGAGGTCCATGACCCGCCGGCTCGCCTCCTCCACCCCCAGCGGGTCGTACCAGACGGCACCGGGCTCGGCCACTACAGGCCTCCTGTCGGCTCGCACCAGCGCCGTGCGTCGCAGCGGCAGCGGACCACGAAGCCGACGGTGACCCGCTCGCCCTGGATCACCCAGTTGAACGGCAGGTCGGCGTAGGCACGGTGGCCGCGCAGTGCGCACCAGGTGCCCCAGGTAGCGCGCAGCCGGAGGTGGTCGAGCTGCGGGTACCAGCGAGAGTCGCGCACGGCGTCGGGCAGCCACGGCAGCGGGACCAGCCGCGCAGCGGCCTCCGCGAGGAAGCACTCGGCCATCACCGGGTCAGTGTGCCACGACGGCTAGCCGGCCATCTCCAGCTCAGGCGCCTGCGCGCGCAGGCGCCCGGCCCGCATCCGCACCGCGTGCCGCGTGCGCCCTAGCCGCCAGGCGACCTCGCCGACCGGCATCAGCTCGTAGTTGGCCGTCAGGAAGGAGAGCTGTACCGGCCCCCAGGGCGCGCCCTGCACGCTGCCGGGGCCGCGCGACCTGAGCCGGAGCCGCAGGTCAGCCGGGTGGTCTGGAGCAGTAGATCTCCGCCAGCAGGAGCACCACGCGCCAGGATCGCTTGACCCCCGCGTTGCCGTCGAAGAACCGGCCGTGCAGCGGCGTCACCTCGTCCCAGCTCACGCCGGCCCGCAGCGCCAGCGCGGTCAGCTCGCCGAACGCCGCGATCATCGCTGTACGACCATCGTCGTGCTGGTCCCGTAGCTCGTCCACGCCACCCGTAGACGCCGCACCGCGCGACGGCGTCCGGTCTGGATCAGGAGTCCGGCGCCGGGTCCAGGCGCCGCTTAATCTCGACGACGACCCACTCCTCCGGGGCCTCGGGCCAGGGCCACGCCTCGACCGTCGCGCGGTACCGCATCGCGATCAGGTCCACCTGCGCCACCTCGGCCGGCCGGATCACGGCTCGATGGATCGCTTCTCCACCGCAGACTCCAGCCGAGATGAACAGGGTGCTCAGCTCGCGGTAGAGCGTGCCCAGCCTCCACCCGGCGACGAAGGCGTCGTCGTCGTAGGCGCCACCCTGGGACCGGCACGCCACGAAGGGCATCTCCAGGCTGTAGGAGGCCTCGGCGTCCGCCGGCTCGCTCACGCCACGCCCAGCATCGTCAAGCGCTGTGTGTAGGAGAGCTGGTTAAGGATGTCCGATAGCTCTGTTGCCCACGCCACTACGTCTGCCTCGTACTGGTCGTCTGATCCTAGGACAGGAGGGAACGGCGCGTAATCGTCCTCGACGTTGAGGTCGTCGATCCAGACGTGCATCGGTCCTCCAGCCTCGTGCCTGGAGTAGATCATCCGGATCAGGAGTCGGCCTCGTTCGATATCCCGCGCTGCGGTCGTGCTGTCCGCTGGCTCGCTCACGCGGCCACCTCCAGCGTCGCCATGAGCCGGGAGCCGACCCACTCGGTGTAGGCGGGAGGGATCGCCTGGGCAAGCTCGATGTTGGTCATCCAGTCGATGCCCATCGCCGCGACCCGCTCGGCCTTCGCCCCGTTGTACTCGCCCCTCGGGGCCGTACCCCCCCCGCCGTGCCCGTAGACGCCCACCGAGGCGTCGGTGTGATCGCACGGCCCCGGGGCGGCCAGGGTGAGGCTGGACTCGAACAGGCGGTGCCTGCGGAGCTGCCTGTGGACCCCGTCGGAGCAGGTGGTGCCCAGCCCGAACATCGACCCGCACAGCACCAGCGGGTCGCGCAGCGGGGCGCCCGGGACGTTCTCGATCACCCACGGCAGGCCCGAGCGCTCGAACAGGTGCCGGGTCGCCGCGACCAGCCAGCCGGTCCCGTGCTCGGGCCACATCGCGCGGAACCTGCCGTGGTCGTGGCAGGGCGGCGAGCCGACGACCACGTCGAACCGCCCGGAGGCGAGCAGCTCCGCGCCCACCTCCAGCGCGTCACCCCGCACGAACTCGAAGGGGTACCGGGGCTGCGGCGCGATGTCCACGCCCACCACGTCGAAGCCGGCCCGGTGGTAGCCGGCGGACGCCCCGCCGGCCTTGCAGAACAGATCGAGGGCTCGACGGCGGGTCATGATGTCGCTCCGGTACACACCAAGACCGCCCCAGCCATCAGCGGGGGGATCGCGTTGCCGATCTGACGGAAGCGCGAGGCGACCGGACCACACCAAGGGTGGCCAGGAGGGAGGCTCTGGAGAGTGGCCGCCTCCTCGATGGTGAGTCGAACCTGGCTGTGCGCGGCCCGGTCGGTGGGCCGTGGCACCCAGGTCGACTCCGCGATCCGCTCTCGCCACCAGGCACGACGCCAGGACGAGCCGACCAGCACGTCCGCCCCCGCCTGCCGGCCACGGGCCGTCAACACCGTCGGGGCGGGCGCGTCGGACAGCCCCCACCCGATCGCCTCGGCCATGCTGATCCACCTCGGAAACGCGGCGTCTACGGGTCCGCCTCGACCGTTGTACGCGGCGTGGGTGGCTGCGGGTAGCTCGGCTTCACCGTGTAGCCGAGCTACTAGTACAGCTCGCTTGCGGGCCTGAGGCACGCCGAACTGCTCAGCGGATAGCACGCCCGTAGCGGTGGAGTAGCCTCGCCCCGTCAGCACGGCCGCGATGGCCTCCCAGATCGGCAGGACACTCGGCACCTGTTCCAGCGCGACCCACTCTGGCTGGGTGGTCAACGCCCAGCGGAGCGGCTCCAGCACCAGCGCGGTGCGCGGGTCATCGGTGGCCGCGACCTCCTCGGCCGGCCACTCCCCGGTGTCGAGCCGCTTGATCGCCTGCACCACCAGGTCGAGCTGTCGCTGCCCGCTACGTAGGCCACCCTCACTAAAGGTCTGGCACGGCGCGCTGGCGATCAGGCCTCGTGCCAGGATCGGCTCGACCTCACGCACGTCGGCCTGGAGGGTGTCTAGCCCGGCTGCAAGCCTAGTCGCCACACAGTCGGGGTCCGTCTCCACGCCCAGCACCCGCAGGCCGAGCCCTCGGGCAGCGAGAGACCATCCACCTGCCCCGCCCGAGAACAGGTCTACAGCGTCGTACGCGCTCACGCTGCGGCCTCAAGAGCCCGCATGACCTGTCCCCCGACGTAGCGGGTGTACTCGGGCGGGATCGCCTCGCACACCTCGCGGATGCCGACGCGGGTGCGCTCGAAGTCGGCGTCCTCCGGGATGGCCAGCCAGGGCAGGCCCATGACCTCGGCCGCTGCCCGCTGCCAGGCGCGAGAGTGCTTGCCGCCGTGGACCGACATGAACTGGCCGTCTCGCGGGAGGTAGCCGTTGCGCGCGCAGCGGGCGACGTGCGCGGGCAGGGCAGGCCGTGTGATCGGGACGGACGACTCGAACCCCCGGTGCCGGTAGACGCGGAGGTCAAACATGGACCCGCAGAGGACGACGGGGTCCAGCAGCGGGGCCTGCGTGACGTTCTCGATCACGTACGGCACGCCGCTCGCCCTGAGCAGCTCGCGTACCGGGGCCACGAGGTCGGGGTAGGTGTGCCGGTTGTAGGCGTTCAGCAGGCTGTACGACTGGCACGGAGGGCTGGCGTGGATGAGGTCGAACGTCCTGAGGAAGGGCAGGTCGGCCAGCACCGTCATCGCGTCGGCCTGGATGAACTCGTGTGGGTAGCGCGGCTGAGGGTCGATGTCGACGCCCACGACCTGGAGCCCGGCGAGCTGGTAGCCACGGGACGCACCCCCCCGCAGCAGAACAGGTCGAGCACCTTAGGGCGGGTCAGCGGCATGGGGTCTCCTTCTGGCGGGTTCCCAAGAGCGTAGCGCCTGCGCGCTGTCTAGTGGCAGGGAAGTCTAACTCACGAGGCCGCCTTCGCCTCGTCCTCATCGACCTTCCTCTGCCTGACGGATGGCGATCCTGCCGCCCGTCCATGCCTCCGGGTCGATCGGCTTCACCCACAGGATGCCGCCCTCGACCTCGACGGCCCAGACCTCGACCGCGATGCCGGTGCTGGCGAGGCGCGTGACGTAGTAGTAGGACCGCCCCAGGTCGGTCACGCTGGTCGAGGCGCTCTCGATCGAGGCGACGTCGGGGTGGTCCTCCCGGATGGTCGCGACGACGCCGAGGTCTGGTCGGTAGGGGCTGCCGTACCACCCCATCACAGACCCCGGGGGTCGTCGGCGTAGGACCGCAACAACGCGACGAAGGCGGCGCGGGTCGGGGTCGCTGACACCTCCAGCAGGCGACCGCGATCTGCTACGGCGAGCGCTCCCCGCTCCTGGCGGAATGCCGCCCACTGCTGGAGGTTGTGCGCCTTGACCTCACCTTTGATCTCTACTGGGAGGTCGCCCTCGGGGGTGGATACGACGAAGTCGGGGCCGTACAGGTGTCCGTCGTAGGCCACCTCTCCGTCCGCTTGACGGTCGTACCTGCGCACGACCGCCTTGCGGAGGGTGCACGCCGAGACGAACGCGGCCTCGTAGGAGGACTCGTGGTAGACCCCGTTGATGTAGCCGGTGCTCTCACTGGCAGGGAGGCTCTTGAGGTGCGTCCGAGCGCACTCCTCGTGGTACTTGCGCGGCTGACTCTTCCGGTGCCGGATGTCGCCGTCACCCGCCGCGCAGGGGGTGGTCGTCCAGTTGGCCGGGTCCTCCTCGCGCTTCTTCCCGTACCGATCCCGGCACTCGGGGTGGTAGCTGCGGCTCTTGCTCCCCGTCCATCCGCCGCACGGGCAGAGCTGGCCGCGTAGGTCGTCCAGCACCTCACCGAAGCGGCCCTCTGCCGTCACCCCGCCCTGAGCCAGCAGGCGCCGGACGGTGTAGAAGTCGGCGTGCGCCCGCTTGGCGATCTCGCTGATCCCGACCCCCTCGCCGTACATCTTGACGACCTCGGCGACGCGCTCAGGAGAGTCGGGGGAGGATCGCGCCGGGGAGCCAGCCTCCCGCAGCCACCGGTACAGGCTGCTCGGCGTGACCCCGACGTCCTGGGCGACCGCCACCGGCTCCTCCCCTCGGGCGATGCGTTCGACGGCCTCTTTGGTGCGGGGGTGAGGCGGGCGCCCCGGCTGCGACCGGTGATCTTCTGTCGAGTGGCTCGCGAACGATGTCGGGTACAGCGGCCTCACGCCGCTGTCGCGCAGCCACTTCTCGATGGTGCCGCGGTTCACCAGCTCGTCGAGTGCCTGGCGGATCTGCTCGGTGTCCTTGCCCTGCCCGTGCAGCTCCAGCACCCGGGCGAGGTTTCGGTCTCGCTTCGCCGGAGGCTTCCCTCCCGGCGGCTTGCGCTGGACCCCCTGCTCGCCGGCCCAGCGCTGGACGGTGCGCTCGGAGACGTGGTAGCGGGCGGCGATCTCTCCGACGGGGTGGCCGTCGCGGTAGAGAGCCACCGCCTCGTCTGCGACTCGATCTACCGGGTTCGCGGTGGCCAGGCCCATCTCGCGCATCCAGCGGTGGACCGTATGGATCGGCTCGCCGATCGTGCCGGCGATCTTGGAGGGGCCGTCCCCCCGGGAGTTCAGCTCGCGGATCTGGTCCTCGAAGCCTGATCGACGGCTCTTGACCCCCGCCCTCTGCCCCCGGCCGTTAGCCCTGACGATCTCCCGGACGAGGTAGCCGGGGACCCCGACCTTGAGCGCGATGGCGTTCGCTGGCTCCCCCAGGTCGTGCAGGCGCAGGACCTCGGGGGTGCGATCTGAGGTATCATGCATGGTAGGGAGCCCTTCATCATGGTGGTCCGACAACCTCCATGGTACGGGCTCCCTACCTTTTTGGCAAAAACACGCTGTAACTAAGTGCCACGAAGACCATCTCGTCGAACACCCAGCCCTTCCAGAAGCTCTCCAGGCCCTCCACGCAGCACTAAGCCCACATCTCAACCCCGTTCAGGAGGGTGAGCTGCGGGCTTAGTGAGAGGTATGTCAGCCCGTGTAGGTTGATTTCGTCACAGTGGCGATTCCACGTGGGTTCAAGATCGCCATCGAGATCATCTCGTCGAACACCCAGCCCTTCCAGAAGGACTCCAGGCGGTTGTTCTCCTCGACGTCCAGGCTGTAGAGGACGGGGAAGACGCCCAGGAACTGGGGGTCCGGCAGCAGGAACGCCTTGCCCTGCGGCACCATCACCGACCGCTGGACCTGGAACTCGCCGAACGTGGTGATCTTCTGGCCGGCCACCACGCGGTCCTTGAACGCCCAGCCCGTGGTGTTCTGGTCGAACAGGTAGAAGTCCCGGTAGTCGGCCGGGCTCAGCAGCAGCCTGGCCGCCTCGATCTCGCGCAGGTCCGTCATGGTCACGGCGGCGTAGAGCGCGGCCGGCGTGATGCCGCCCGAGGCGATGGTGACGTTCTGCGCGCCCGGCGTGGGGTTGTCCGCCCGGGTCGCGTAGTCGGTGACCGCGGCCTGGAGCAGGACCATCAGCCGCGCGTCCTCCTGCTTGAGGATCGACTGCTTGGTCTCGTCCTGGGCCTGCTCGACCATGTTGACGCGGAAGGAGTAGAGGTCCTCCTTGCGCATCGCCGGGAAGCTCGCGAGGCGGAAGAAGTCCACCCGCACGCGCTTGCCCTCGAAGGGCGTGACGCGGACCTCGCCGTCGTGCCCGGACAGGACGTACGACTGGCCGAGGTCGTCGAACACCTCGTAGGTGACCTCGGTGCCGGGCACGACCGGGTCCTCGATCAGGACGTTGCGGATCATGCCCTGGTACCGGAGCTTGAGCTGGATCGGGCCGATCATGCCGACGCCCAGGCGCTGGATGCCGTTGACCGAGTCGCTCAGGATCAGGGCGAGCTTCTGCTGCTTCTCGGCGCTGCTGAGCCGGGTGACGACCAGGTCGTCGCCCTCGCGCCGGGCGTGCTTGAGGTACGCGTCGACGTAGTCGTCGGACCGCCGCGCGGGCTTCCGGAGTCCACCCGCCAGGACGGGGAGTGTCATCGGTCTCTTCCTCTCGGGTGCTCGGCCGGCCCGCGGACGGTCAGGCGTCGATGGCGGCGAGGCCGCCGATGGTGAGCTTGGTGGCGGACACCTTGAGCACCTTGGCCACCGGGTCGGTGCTGGCGTTGGCCGCGCCGTGCGGGATGAGCTGGCCGCGCTTGGACCCCGTGGTGCAGGCGTGCGCGAGCAGGAACGTGCCGTTGCCCGGGTCGGTCCAGGTCGCCGACGTGTCGAACGAGGGGGCCAGCACGTCGGCCTCGGCGTCGGGGCCCATGACCCAGACGGCGCAGGCGTTGACGCCAGCGTCGAGCAGCTCGTCGATCGAGTCGCCGCCGATGTAGTTGCCGAAGAACCCGTACGGCACGCCGGTCCCGTTGATCAGCGTGACGTTGTCACCGGTGGTCTTCATGGCCACCATGCCGGGCCAGATGTTGACGCTGCGGTCCCAGGCCGGGTCCAGCAGCATCGACTTCGGCGTCTGCTGCGTCCACCCGTAGGTGGCTCGGTAGGGCCGCTTGATGTACGACCGAGAGATGCTGGTCTTGATCAAGGGGTATCGTCCTCTCTATGACTCAGAACCAGTCCTGTGGATGTACTCCCGAGTGCCCGATCACGTGGGGTACCTGCCACTGCGGATGTAGCACTCCGACTCGGATCGCACCCCAGAACAGCGCCGAACGAGGCTGGGTACGCGGCCAGCCGGTCCGCTACCGGAGAGGGCATGCGCCACGGAATATCAACCACACACTCAGCGATCTCGACGAGACGAGACGGACCGCCACCTGCTCGCTCTGCGGCTCGGTCAGCATCAAGCGAAACGGGGCGAGCGGCTGGCGATGCCATCGCGGGATCATCGCTAAGCATCGGATCGTCGAGGTCGACGAGGAGGCCCGGACCGGCTACTGCCGGGCCTGCTCCAGTCGCGTCGACCTGCTGCGGCACACCCGGGACGGCTGGGTCTGTAAGCCGAACAAGGTCAAGACTGCCCAGGCCTGGCGCGATGCCAACATCGAGCGTCACCGTGAGATGAACCGCGCCTGGCGTGACGCCAACCGTGACCGCATTCGGAGCACCCATCTCGCGAAGAAATACGGCCTCACCGTCGAGCAGTACGAGGCGATGATCGCCGGCCAGGGCGGCGTCTGTGCGGTCTGTCGTCAGCCACCGAGACCCGAGCACCGAGGCGGCATGCTGCACGTCGACCATGACCACGAGACCGGCGTCGTGCGTGGCGCGCTGTGCGCGAGCTGTAACCTGCTGCTCGGCCTGGCGGGTGACGCCGTCGAGGTCCTGAGGGGCGCGATCGAGTACCTGCTCCAGCATCAGGACCTCCTCCCCGTTGCCCCGGCGGGGTGACCCTTCCCGCTCACCCCTTGCGGTGCTGCCGGGTCGAGGACGGCAGGGTGCCTGGTGCAGAGGGCGCGCCGGGGCCGCCGTGTAGCCCGGCTGGGCGGCCCCGGCGCGTGACACCGCGCTACGCCAGGTCGAGGAACTCGGCCTGGACGACGGCGCCCGGTGACGCCGCCGCGACCTGCACGCCTGGCGTGCCGGCGACGCTCGGCATCGACCGCCCGCCACCTGCGGGCGTCGGCACGAGGTCGCGCCGCGCCGTCGAGGCCGCCGTGCGCCTGCCGGCGCCGAGCACGTCCTGGAGCGTCTGGGTGGCCGCCGCGACCACCTGCGGCGTGGCCGTCGCGTCGGCGACGATGGCCTGCGCCTCCTCCAGCTCGTCGCGCCGGGTGATGCCGGCCGCTCGACGAAGGCGGGCCAGGCCCAGCGCGGCGAAGAAGCGCGAGTCGGCCGAGCCGGTGGTCCAGCCCGTGTCGGTCATCGCCGGCTGGAGGTCGGGCGTCGTCAGCGTCTCGTTCTGCTGCGGCACGTGCGAGTCCTGCACCGGCGGCGGAGCCGAGATGTCCGCGGGCGTCGGGGCGGTGACGTCGGTGAGCTGGTTGAACGGCACCGCCGGCAGCGCCACGTCGGTGCTCTGGACGTCCGTGGTCGCGGCCGGGGTGACGCCCTGGTTGGCCGGTGCCGGCGCGGCACCGTAGGCCTGGGGGTCGTCGGTGGCCGCGGGCGCGAGCGCCTGCTCGTTGGTCGTCGGCACCGGGTCGCCCCGCTGGTCGCCGGCCGCGGTACGCCTGCTGGCCTCGTAGCCGGCGGTCCAGCCGTCCTTCCACGCGTCGTCGGCGCGGCCCCACTCGTCGGCCTTCGCCGCGGTGTCGAGCGCCGCGTGCTGCTGGTGGTCGAGGGCGCCCTGGCGCCGGCCGGCGTGGAAGCTGGCCGTGCGGGCGTCCTGGGGCGGGGCCAGGGCCGCGGCCTTTGGGTGCCCCGAGAGGCCGGCCAGATCGACGATGACGCCCAGCAGCCCCACCGCCCGGTCGAGCTGCGCGACCACCTGCTGCCCGACGCGCTCCTGCGCCGTCAGCCGCGCGCCCTGGGCCTCGATGAGGTTCTGCTGCGCCCGCATCGCCGCGAGGAGCCGCACCCGCTGCTCCCCCGCCGGGTTCTTGCCCTCACCCGCGCCGACCGCCTGGGTCCTACCCGTGCTCGTGCTCATCCGTACTCCTACCCCTTCGGGATGCGCCGCCCCTGACGTGGCCAGGGGTGGCCGGTCGTCGTCCTCGTCCTGGTCGTCGTCGGGCTCGTCGTCCTCTTCCTCGTCGTCGCCCTCGTCGTCCAGGTCGTCTGGGTCCTCCTCGGCGTCGGCGGCCGGGTCCTCCGCGCCGTCGTCGCCCTCCTGGTCGAGGCCTCGGGCCATCTCCAGGTCGGGGTCGGTGAACTGGTCGGGCGGCGCGACGTACCCGCACACCTGGCACTGGTCGCCGTCGAACGTCTCGGTGTCCCCGCAGATGGGGCAGTCCTCGGGGCGCAGGGTGTCGACCTTGGCGGGGGCGACCTGCTCGCCGTACCCGAGGCGCGCCGAGCCGGAGTGGTAGCCGGGCCCGTGCAGCTCGGGGTAGTGCTCGTGCGACCACTGGTCCCACCTCTCGCGGTCGTGCCCGCGGTTGGTGCGGCGGCCCTTGTCGAGCTGGTCGCTGTCGGCGTTGGCGTCGTCCTCCTGGACGTTCTCGCGCTGGCGCACCAGCCAGGTCGTCGCCTGCACCTGGTGCGGCTCCACCGGGTGGCCCTCGGTCTCGGAGATCCGGCGGGCGGCCTCGTGGTAGGCCGCCACGACGTGGCCGTAGTAGTGCCGGTTGTCGAGCGGCGCCTTGTCCAGGTCGTGCGCGCCGAACCTCTTGCCGGCGGCCACCGACATGGCGTGCCGGTCGATGACGGCGCGGGGGTGCGCGGGGTCGGCGTCGCCGCCGTGCTCGATGAGGTGGGCGAAGTCCTGGATCTTCGGGCCCTTGAGCACGTCCTGGTGGTGCTCGCCGTCGATGATCCGCTGCGCCTGGCCCTTCATCGAGCCGGTGGCGAAGACGCCGGAGCCCGGCCCGCCCAGGGCGGTGCCGGTGTGCAGCGACCGGGCGGCGTTGAACATGTTGACCGGCCACGCGGTCTGCGGGGAGTAGGCGGCCAGCACCCCGGCGCCCTTGTGCGCGTCGCCGTGCGCGATGGCCTTGGCCACGATGTGCGCGTCGCCGTACCAGCGCTTGCCCTGCTCGCGCTCGTCGGGCGTCGCCCGGCCCCAGTGCGCCACGATGTGGTCGGCGTGCACGGGGTTGGCCTGGAAGAAGGGGTGGTCGCCCGGGTCGGCGTGGCGCGGAGCGGCCTCGGCCTGGAGGGCGGCTGCCTCGTCTAGGCGCTCGCCCGGCTGTGTGGCTTCCCGCCGGCTCGCGGTCGCTACCAGACGAGTGGAGGCGTGGGGCTCACGCTCCAACGAGCTGGTCGTCCTCGTGGGGGCGTCGAGCCCGCGGGCGTCCACGCCGACGACGTGCGCCGTCGGATCGGCGGGCTGCTCGACCAGCAGGCTGTTCTCGAAGAAGCCGAGGCCGTAGCAGACCTCGCTGACGAGCACGGCCTCGCGCCGGCCGGAGGCGGCCCGGCGGGTTACGCGCTGGCCCTTCATCGTCTTGACGTGCGCGCAGTACTCCAGCGGGGTCTCGGCGCGGTTGCCGCAGAACGAGCACAGCGAGTACTCGACGTTCGCGCCCATGCTGGTCCGGTCGACCTCCTCCTTGAGGATCGCGGCGGCCAGCTTCGGGAATCGGACGGCGTCGACCTCCATGAGGGCCTCGACCCACACGTCCGGCGACCCGTCGGGGTTGACGTCCTCGTGCAGGGCGGCGTCCACCACCACGCCGCGGGCGCGACGCGGGTTGGCGTTCGCGTGGTTGACGAATACCGGCTTGCCGATGAAGGTGCGCCAGGCCTTCTTGATCTCCGCAGCCGGGAACGTGTCGTAGTTGTCGTTCGTCCGGCTACTTATCGCCCTGGAGCGGACATACAGGAATCCGGGGCGCGGCTCGTAGGCGAAGGCGTGCCTGTGCCCGGTGACCAGCAGGCGGGGGTGGTCGGGGCGGCTCACCAGCGTGCTGGACAGCACGCGCATCCGGGCGTAGCGCTGGATCACGACCCGCCCCTCCTGCCGCCGGCTCCCTCAACACTTCGGGAGCGCGGTCGGAGGGGCGGACAGGTCTAGCGGAGCACCTCGCGGTAGCCGGTCAGGTCGACGTGGACGACCGGCTCCTCGGGCCTGTAGTCGCGGCTGCGCAGCACGTAGGCGATGGCCTCGGCGAGCCCGTCGCGGTCGCGCACGGCCGCCCGGCCTGCGTGGCGGACGTCGTAGGTGCCGTTCGGCTGCTGCTCCAGCTCCCAGCCGACGCCCGGGCGGACCCGGCCGGGGCGCCTCGGCGCCCGGCTAGACGGCATGGGGGTCGGCGGCCACCTGCCACCAGCGACCGTCCGGCGTCTGGGTGATCCTGGCCTCGGGGTACGGCGCGCCCTCGGGGTACAGGGCCAGGCCGGTCCAGCCGCCCTCCTGCTTGCGAGTCCTGATCTCGGAGCGGCAGTGCGCGAGTGTGCCGCCGGTCAGCCTGATCGGGTCGGAGACGTACTTGACCCCCCAGGCCACCCACTCCTTGGTCTTAGCCACAGTAGACACCTTCCCCTCCGAACGAGATCCCAGGCCTCCGGGTGGTCCCGGCGACCCTCCAGCTCGCGCCGCCCGACCAGAGGTCGGGCTCGATCAGGCGCCCCTCGTCGAGGCCGCACATGACGGCGACGTCGTGGCGGAGCTGCTCCATGTCCACCGGCTCGCCCACCTGGTCGTCGTCAGGCAGCAGCGCGCCGATCGTCACCACGGCGAGCGCGGCGACCACCCCCAGCGCCGCGGTGGCCACCAGCGCGGTCACGGCCCGCATCGGCCTCACAGCGCCTCCCGCGACCGACGCGCTGCCGGTGGCTCGTGCGACCAGGGCTCCTTGAGCGAGGACGGCACGTGGCAGGTGCAGGCGCACGATCCGGAGCCCTCGCACGAGTTGTGGTCCCAGCACACCGCGCGCAGCTCGCCGGGCGCGGGCGGCTGGGAGAACTCCAGCATCACGCCGCGCCCGCCTTGCGCCGGAACTCCTTGGCGCAGTCCGGCCCCATCTTGCGGGCCAGCGAGTCGGGGTGGGTGAGGCCGGTCCCGCACTGGCTGCACTCCTCCTTCTCCTCGGCGTACAGCTCGGCGGCGGCCAGCGGTTCGGCGGCGATCCGGGCGAGGATGGGCGTCTGTGCCGGCTTCGGGATCTCGTGGCGCTGCGGGCCGGCCAGCACCTCGACCGAGGTCCAGCCACTGTCGCTGCGCGAGACCAGGTAGAACTTCACCACGCCGTCGTCCCCTCGCAGGGCGTAGCGACCCTTGTCGTGCTTGCCGACCGGGATGCGCCGGATGGCGGCCCAGTCGACGCGCTGGCGCGGGGTGTCGTCCTCGCGCGCACGCTCGGCGGCCCGCAGCGCCTCGTCGAACGGGATGACGCCCCGACGGGCCTCCATCTCGTCCTGGAGCCGGGCCTCGTCGTCGCCCGCGCTCTCCAGCTTCCGCTCGTACGCCAGCTCGGCCTGCCGCGCGCCGTCGTCCTCGGTGTCCTGAGCGGCCTGCTCGGCCTTGGCGTCGTAGTACCGGCGCGAGCACAGCGCGACCTGAGCGGACGTGTCGTGGTGCGTCTGGCCGGGGTGCATCTGGGCTGCGAAGCCGCACGCGGGCATCTGGTCCTCCTGGCGGTGTGCTGGAGGTGCCAGCCTAGCTGTCAGAGATAGCTGACGTCAACCCGTGAACTCCATGCCGGCGAGCATCATCTGACGGCGCATCCGCGCGACGGTGTCCTCCAGGTCGCTGATCCTCGTCCGCAGCCGACCGGACACCTCGCGCTCCTCGTCGAGCTGGGTCCGGAGGTGGGTGAGCTGTCCCTCTAGCTGCTTGATGCCGCTCTCCCAGATGAGGCGGGCGCGCTCGTACGCCCCGGCGTCCACCTTCTGGATCTCGACGCGACTGGTGGCGGCCGAGACCTTGGTCGCCTGCTTGTACGCCAGGTACGCGCAGATGACCGCGGCGAATCCAGCCAGCACGGGGCCGATGACGCCGTTCACGGCGCGCCGACCGGCGGGGGAGGTGGGCGGTACTGGGTGCGTCTCCGGGGCTCTGGCCACCCTGAGATGAGGTAGACCAGGGCCGCGAGGATACCCCAGGTGGCAGCGGCCACCCACGCTCGGTACGCGCCGTACAGGACCCATGCCGCGAGGAACCCGCCCGCCCAGACCACCTTGATGGCCACCGCGCAGGCGAACCCGCCCCAGTCCTCCCGGGCGAACGCCTGCACCGCGCAGACTACACCTGCGCTAATCCAGACAAACGCCCATACTTGGTATGGGGCCAGGTACTCCAGCGCCCGGTACGTGGGGGAGCCGGTCGGCTGGGAGTGGGGGTCGAGGAGGCTGTAGCCCACCACCTCGTCGATGAAGCCGAAGATCAGCAGCGCGGCACCCCGCCTCCCCACGCGGAGGCCGACTCGGTGCGCCAGCAGGAGCGCTGCCACCCTCATACGCCAGACAGCCCTCACACGCCTTCTGTGGCCATGCGGGTAGATACGCAGGGTCACGACGAACGAGCGGCCTACCGCGTGCGTCAGCCTAGGAGGTGACGCACGGCTACCTGTAGCTCGTCCGCCGTGAGCATCTCGCGCCGGGCCGCTTTGGCCCTGATCACGTCGATCGAGAGGTGTGCCGGCATCGACCGGCGTGACGTCCACCCGGGGTCGGGCTCGTGGGCCCTGACGGCCTCCAGGACGCCGGATACCTGCGCGGTGACGCCGTCGACCCAGAGGAGGGCCGGCGTCTCCTCCGTGGCCACCAGGGGGTCGCCGTGGCAGGAGAGCGACGAGTCGGGGCCGATGACGCCGGCCAGCTCCTCGGCGAGCTGGTGCAGGACCAGCGGGCCCTCGACCTGCACGACCCAGCGCGTGCCGTCCCAGAGCCAGCCGGCCGAGCTAGTCAACGGACCACCACCCGTCGTCCTGCTCGGGCATGTGCTGGTAGTGCGTCCCCTCCAGGTCGAGCGCGGCGAGGTTGCGCGCCGCGACGCCCTCGCCCTCGTCGATCATCGCCCGCTGCTCGGCGGGGGTGAAGGACCTCATGGCCACCCGCGCCGAGGCCGTCGTGCTCAGGCCGCCCCGGCGGCCCACCTCAGCTCGCACCAGCGAGGCGACGTGCCCCTCGTCGCCGTAGGTGGTCGGCAGCGCGTGGTCAGGGTCCGCGTCCACCGTCTCGTCCTGCGGCAGGTCGCCGAACTCCTGGCGGTCCGGGCCGCGGTGCCACAGCAGCGGGTCCGCGGCGGCCAGCGTGGGTCGGGCTCCGTCGAGCGAGGCCATCTTGATCTCCCTCCAGGGCGACGCCTTGCACTCGTCCCGCAGCGCGGGGTTCTTCCGCGCGTGCTCCGGCTCCCACCACGCGGCCTGCTCCGAGTGGTCGCCGTCCGGGTCGTCGGGGTTGACGGCCACCCGGCCGTCGTGCAGCGTCAGGGATGCCTCGCTCGGGATGACCAGGACGTGGCCCTGGTACGGCCCGGACCGCCAGGTGTGCGTGACGACCCCGCCGTGCGGCACGGCCTGGCCGACCTCCTCGGCGAACTCGCGCATCGCGCCGTGCAGCGAGTTGTGGTCGCCCGGCTCGATCCCTCCTCCTGGGAACTCCCAACGGCCGGCGGCCGGGTCACCCTCGTCGTGGATGCCGCGCTGGAGCATCAGCACCCGGCCGGTGTCACGGGCCTTGAGCGCCAGGCCGGCGTGCGTCGGGGGCTCGACGGCCTCCGGGGTGCTGGCGAGCACGAGGCCTGCGTCGGGGTGGTAGCCGGGGTAGGTGACCGCCGCCGGCTCCACCGGTCCCTGGGGGCCGACCAGCCCGTGCTCCGGGTCGAGGTGGAGCGGGGTGAGCTGGCCGTCGAGCACCCCGTCGAACGTCCCTGCCGATGCCATCGAGTGCCTCCCGGTGCCGCGGTCGTAGCTGCCTGGCTGGAGCACCGGGCTGCCCGGGCCGATCCAGTGTGGCTCGTCCTTGTCGATGGTGACGTCCCTGCCGAACATGCCGCGCGCCTGCGCCTCGTACTGCGTCGCGAGGGCGTGGGCGCAGAGTCTGCCCTCGTAGCGGCGCCAGGGGCCGGTGCGACCCCAGCTATAGGAGGCCCAGGCGCACGCGCAGGCCCAGCTCGCGACCTGCTGCCGGCCGGGCACCCGGGACAGCTCGGTCTCGTAGACCGCGGTGTCGCCCCGGACGTGCGCCACGACGCGCCCGGGGTTGGCCACGATGACCCGGACGCCGCCCTCCGACCTGATGCGTCGGGCCTTCGCCCGGACGTCGGCCCACGTCGCGGTACGCGCCAGGTCGAGGGCCACGGCTCAGCGCAGGTGGTAGTGGTGGTGGAGGATCTCCATCACGCGCTCCGCCCGCGTCTGGCCGCCCGCAGCAGCCTCGTGATCCACGCGCGCAGCCACGCGAGGGTCCTCGTCCAGAAAGGAGGCACCATCGCCCGGCGTCGGCGCGGGCGGCGTGACCTCGGGGAACGGGCGGCCGGTGATGGCCGTGAAGGCCTGCGCGTACTTCGCCAGGTCGAACCCGGCCCGGAACTCGGGGTGCTCGGCGTGCGCGCGGAAGATAGCCACCCAGACCTCGGACCGCTGGTGCCGGAGGAATGAGGCGGTCATCTCGACCCGCTGCGCCCAGGTGATGTTCGCCTCGGCCGATCGGTCCGACGGCGAGTACGCGCCGCTGACGGTGCAGTGGCCGCCCCATCGAGGGGAGCCGGCGACGTAGTCCCACTGGCCGGCGCGGGTCTGCGACTGCTGCGCGACGTGCAGGTCCAGCCCGTTGAGCACGCCGAGGAAGAGGTAGAGGGCGGCCCGGACCTCCTCCTCGTCGGTCGGGTCCACCTTGGCGAAGCCGAGGATCACGCCCTCGCGGGTGAGGTACTCCAGGAAGTCCTGGATCACCATCCCGCCGTCCTCCTGGCGGGGGTCGCCCTCGGGCAGCGTCGGGTCGAAGCCGGGGTTCTGGCTCCGGTACCAGGCGCAGACCTCGTCCCAGGTCGCCTCGACCCGGCTGCCGGTCAGGACCTGCGTGACAAGCCGCCGCAGGTTGTCGGCGCCGGTCGGGACGCAGATGCCGTACGCGTCGTTGTGGTCGAGCGCGAACAGGACGCCGGCCAGGTCGTCGACGCCGATGGGGTGCTCGGGGACCTGGCGGACGAAGTCGCGCAGCCTGAGCGCGGGGCGCTCGGGGTCGCCCGGCCGTAGCCCGAGCTTGAGCTGCGGGTGGTCCTGCACGCCGACTGCGTCGCTCACGCGGGTGTCCCCTCGTCGTCCGGGTGGGTGTACCCGGGCTGGACGGACTCGGCGTACGAGCGCCAGTGCCCCGGGCCGCTCCACCGTACCGGCTGGCCCAGCTCGCTCACCGCGCCCCGCTTGTCGTCGCCCTTGACGTGCGGCGGGAAGTAGCCGTCGCCGGTGCGGAAGTGGTACGCGCCGCCGATGGCGTGGGTGTGGGCGCCGATCGCCTCGACCTCGTCGGGGGTGTCCACTACGACCACCGGGTCGATGTCGATGCGCTTCTGGTCGTCGTCATGGAAGACCCCTAGGTGGTGCCGGCCGTTCTCCAGCAGGGGGCGGAACCTCGCGAGCGCGGAGTCCATCGCCCGGTGGAAGGTGTGGCGGTCTGCTCCCTCGTGCACCGATACGGACTGCATGCCCGGCGGCTTCACCGAGAGCGCGTACTTGTCCGCGTCCGACTCCAGGGCGACCCCGGTGTGCGCGTCGATGGTGGCGCCGCCCCAGGGCTTGCGCGCCTCGCCGTAGGCGTGCTCCTTGACCTGGCCCCACTGCTGGTCGAGCCCGGTCAGCGGGGCTCGGTCGTGGCGCATCTGGTCGACCATCCCCCTGCCTCGCATCGCGATGTCGTCGAACTCCTCCCGCGACACCGGGCGGCTGTTCCCGCGCGCCTCCGCCGGGGTGATGTACCTCGTGCCGGCGTCCGGAGTCCTCGTCAGGGCCGGCGCCGAGGCCGTGGCGTGGGAGGCGTGGTGCTCGGAGTCCAGGTGTCGCCTGGCGCTCGACAGCGCGTCGCCCCAGTCGCGGTGCCAGAGCTGGCCGGGGCCGTGCTGAGGGCAGTTGACGCGGTACCGGACGTCGTCCTCCCAGCCGGCGGGGTCTGCCTCGGACTCGACGATGTCCTCCGGCCTCGTCGCCCCGGCGGCCGTCGCGTAGGGCATCCCGCCCGGCACGTGATCCCCCGGCTTTCCGAGGGGACAGGACTCCTGGAGCGCCCAGGAGCCGCGGGGGCACCGGCCGCGGTCGACGGACGTCCACACCGCGTAGCCGGCGCGCTGGGTCGCCTGCGCGTCGAGGCCCCGCGGGTACCAGCAGTGCGAGTCGCGCCTGAAACGGCACCAGTCGTATGAGGAGTCCGGATCGGCCGGCGGCTTGAGTAGGTCGGAGACCCAGCCGGCCTCGCGCATGAGGTCGGAGACGCTGCGGCCCCGGAACGCGCCGTCGTGGCTGTAGGACGTGTCGGAGTGCTGCCACCCGTTGTCCGGGTCGTAGCGGGCCGGCGTGCCGCAGGGGCACGTAGCCGCGGTGCGCGCCAGCAGGCCGTCGGTGACGGCGTACGGGGCCGGCTCCCCCTCGTAGTCCGGGCGCCAGCGGTCGGCGTTGGCCTCGGTCAGCAGCTCGGCGGCCAGCCGGTCCAGACGCTCGGACCGGTCGGTGTCCACCCAGTGCCCGGCCGTCTTGGCCAGCACGCGCCCGCCGTGGTAGTCGCTGGCCGGCACCGACGGCGCCATGGGCGGCCGGTCCACCAGTACGCCAGCCAGCCCCGGGTAGTGCTCGGCTGCCGTGCCCCCGGACGCGGTCGCCTGCTCGCCTAGGGGCGCCAGCTCGGAGCTGGCGTACTCGCCGCCACCCAGGCCCCCGTCGAGGCGGACCAGGTAGGTCTCGTCGCCGGCCCGTGAGCCGTCCTCGACGGCCGTCACCGTCCCGGCCACGCGCTCGCGGGTCATCACCCGCTGGCCCGGCCGGTACTCGTACCACAGCCTAGGGTCGACCATCCCCGGCCCCTCCTGGCGCCTAGGGCGTCAGCCGCCCGTGCGCGTGATGACGATGACCACTCCCGCAGCACCCGCGCCACCGGCGCCCGACGCGTTGGTGTTCAGGCTGCCCGCGCCCCCACCGCCGCCACCGCCGTAGATGCCGCCCGCACCCCCGGCACCGCTCGCGGCCGAGATCGACGACGCGCCCCCGCCACCCCCGACGCCCGGCTGCCCGGAGGTGGAGGCCCCCGCCGCGCCCGCCGCGCCAGCGCCACCGGCCGTGCCGCCGGCACCGACGGCCAGCGTCGAGATGGCCGACCCACCGCCCGCGCCACCGACCGACGCCGCGTCGCCCGTGGTGATGCCACCGCCGGAGCCGCCACCGCCCGTGCCGGCCCCCGTCGACCCCGCGACCCCCGCGGCTCCGGTGGTGGAGGCCGAGCCTCCCGCGCCGGAGGCGAGCAGGCCGGAGACGGACGCGCCGCCCGCGCCTGCCGTCGCCGTCCCCGCGGCGCCGGCCAGGCCGCCCAGGGCCCGCAGGACGCTGCCGAAGGCCGACGCGCCACCGGCGCCACCCGCGTTGCCGTCCGTGGTGTCCGCGGTGACCGCCGCCCCGGCCGTACCCGCCGCCCCGACGGTCACCGCGACGGTGGCGCCCAGCGAGGCCGCCGGCACCGTGATCGAAGAGTACGCACCCCCGCCTCCGCCACCCCCGCCGCAGCGGACGGCACCAGCGGCACCGCGCCGGCCTGAGCCGCCGCCGCCGCCAGCGCCGACGGCGATCACCGTGACGGAGGTAGCGCCGGCCGGCTTGGTCCAGGTCCCGTTGGCCGTGAAGACCTGGGTGCCCGCCGTGGTCGGGCCGAGGTCGGTGATCGTCGTGCCCACGAGGCCGCTCGGGATGCTGGCGAACTGGTCGTCCGTCAGGCTGGCCGACTGGCCCTCGTTGTAGCTGTTCCCGTCGGGGAGGAGCACGCTCCGGTAGCCTGTGGCGATCTGTACCAGGCGGCCCATGGGTCCTCCTCGGGGGTCGGGCTCGGCGTCGTCACCCCTTCACCCGGCTCCCGCCGCGCGTGCACAGGGCACGCGCGGCACCCCGCCCCCGGCCTAGGTGACGGGCCCCTCGTGGACCGTGACGGTGAGGCCGTCGACGGCCTCCCGAGCCGCGTCCACCGCGATCTGGTGGAGCTGCGCGGCGTCCACGCCTCCGGGGTGCTGGAGGACCGAGGCCAGCGCGGCGAACTTCGCGGCGAGCGCCTGCTGGCCGCTGGCCAGGGAGGCAACCTGCTCCGCCAGCGTCTTGACGGCGTCGCCGAGGCCGGCGGCCGGGTCGTCCCCCAGCGTGGCGCGCATGGCGCTCAACTGGGCGTCACTGAACCCAGCGACGCTGGGCAGGCCCGCCTTGGCGAACCCCGTCAGGGCGGCGGAGGACACGCCGGAGATGCCGTGCTCTCGGAGCAGCCAGGCCGTGCCGTCGTCGTCGCGGCGCAGGATGATCATGTCGGTGTCCTCCCGTGGTGGGGGTGGGGGCGCGACCGGCGGCGCGGTGGCGAGCCAGTCGAGGAGCACCCGGCTGTAGTCAGCCGGCCCGGGCACGCCCGGCACGCGGGCGGTCGAGGTGAACTGCCGCGCGGCGACCTGCCTGCGGTCCCAGCCGTTGGGCAGCCGCATGGTCGCGTCGAGGTGGGCGGAGTTGTAGTCGGACAGCCACAGCCGCCGCCAGCCGGGGTGCAGGATGCTGGCGGTGATCTTGTACGGGTTGGCGAACCAGACGCCGGTGTAGAGGCTCCCCGGGTAGCCGAGGCCGCCGCCGCGGTAGGTGAACCGGGCCGCGGATGCGTCGGCGTCAGCCGGGTTGTTGGTGTCCTCGCTGTCCAGGCACAGCAGGTCCAGCGGGAACGGGCGTGGGCCGCCAGCGTCGCGGATCGCGTCGAGGTAGTAGTCGAACTGCTCGGCGCCGTCGAACCTGGCCCGGTCGAAGTGGTAGAGGTCCAGCGGCTTGTGCCGGGCGACGGCGTACCGGTAGCGGTCGGGGAAGGCCGGGTCGCGGAACCCGATGCCCTCGCTGACCTTGAGCGCGAGGCGGTCGTGCGCGGCCCAGTAGACGGCCTGGTCGAGCGCCTGGTGGTGGGAGGCGTCGAGGAAGGTGGTCATCGCAGTCGCGCCCGCGCCTGCGCCAGGTCGCGGTGCCCGGCCAGCTCCGCGCACTCGTCACACGGCGGTCCGTCACCTGGGCCCGTCGGCTCGCGACCGCAGAACGTCAGCTTGCCCAGCGGCGGCACGAGGTGCGTCGACCCGTCCGCGACGACTACTTTCTGGTCCTCAGGCATGCACGCCCTCCTCGGCGTCGATGGCGCGGCTCGCGGTCACGAGACTAGGAACGCGACGCGCGGGGCGATGGAGATCGAGGTGGGCGTGCCGGCGGGCGACGGCAGCGCCCCGGTGGCGGAGGGGGTCGAGTAGCCGCACCCCTGGCTCGACAGCGAAGTGGGCGTGGTGGTGTTCAGGGCCATCAGCAGGGGTGTGCTGGTGGCCGTCCTCATCGTCGGCTGCGTGGTCACCACGTTCTGCACCGCGCCGCCGAACCAGTAGAGCCCGCGGGTCAGCCCGACGGTCAGGCCGGTGACGGTCCGCATGCCGGTTGCCCCGTCTCCGGCCACCGTGCCGGCGTCCACCACCAGCACGCCCGGGAGCCCCGTCCCGTCGTCGGCGTAGACGCCGATCCGGAAGAGGGAGCCGGCCTCGCCGGCCGTCGTCACCTCGACGGCTATCGAGGTCAGGGTCACTGGCCGGTCGATGTAGTAGGGCACGAGGCGGAGCGTCCCGACGCCGAGGGTGGCGAGGGTGGAGAAGACGCTGCCGGTCACGTGCCACCGGCCCGGCTGCGTGAAGAAGGGCGAGCGCGACGACGCCTCGTGCCAGGTGGTCCCGTCGTTCCACTCCAGCCCCCGGTCGGCCCGGAACCCGGCCTGGCCCGGCAGCACGAGGGCGGGGCGCCCGGCGGCGTTGTCCCAGGACGGGATCACGAGCTGGCCCGCGGAGCCGGGGAGGGAGAGCGCCGGCCGGTAGATCGACGCGCCGTTCCACCCCGCGGCGCCGCCGTAGTAGGGGACGGCGTGCCCCTCGGAGATGCTGCCGCCCTGGAAGGTGAGGTAGGTGACCTTCTCCACCCACAGCCCGTACTTGGGGTGCAGGTAGGAGGGGTTGCCGCCCCCGTCGTCGGCCTTGCCCTCGGTGGTGGTGCACCCGACGAAGGAGACCCGGTCCACGAGGTTCCCCGTGATCCCTCGCACGCGGATCGCGGCGAACTCCCCGATCGTGGTCATGTCGCCGAACCCGTCGCGGTTGAGCCTGCACCCGACGAACTGGATGTGGTGCAGGCTGCGGCCGGACGCCACGTCGACGTCGACCCCGTGCCCGGAGTTCGCGTCGGTCGAGCAGCCCACGAACGAGGCGTTGAGCAGGTTCCCGCGCAGGTGGATGCCCGGCGCCGAGGTGGTCACGGGCGCCGTCGGGTTGGCGGGGTCCCAGCCGGACCGCTCGAACCGGCACTCGGAGAAGTGCACCTCGCCGGAGGAGCCGGTGCTGTCGATGTTCAGCGCGCCGGACAGGCACCCGGTGATGATCAGGCCGATGAACCACACGTCGGTCCAGCTCGTGGAGCCGGTGCAGTTCGCCCCCCACCCGTGGCAGCCGCCGATGAAGACGTTCTTGAGCCGGGAGGCGAACAGGCGCCCGCGGATGCCGTCGCCGCCGAAGCCGATGATCGCGACGTTGTCGACGACCATGTTGTTCTCGACGCCGCTGGGGTTGGCCAGCACGACGCCGTGGATGCTACCGACGTTGTTGCCGAGCAGGCTGATGTCCCGGATGCTGCCCGCCGTGTAGGAGCTGCCCGGCGCGAGCATGGCCGTCTGCGCGCTACCGGTCCTCATCTTGAGCGCGCAGGAGGTGGGCGGCGTCGTGGTGCTGTTGTAGCCCCAGTACCGGGAGGAGGGCTCGCACCCGAGGATGTGCGAGTACGCCGGCAGGGCGTGGCCGCCGTCGGTCATGTAGGTGCCGGCCGGGAAGAAGAGGACCCCGCCGCCGGCCGAGGTGATGGCGGCCAGCGCGGTGTTGATCGCCGCGGTGTCGTTGGTCGACCCGTCCCCCACGGCGCCGTAGTCCTTGGCGTTGAGGAAGAGGCTGCCCTTCGTCACCTTCGTCGCCAGGCCGGTGTCCACGTAGGACGTCGAGGCCCCGCTGCCGGCCCTCAGGGCGGGTGTGTAGGTCTTGCTGGTCCGGTCCCCGATGACGGTCAGCTCGGGCAGCAGCGGCGTCGTCTGGTGGCTGCCTAGGTCGTCCACCGCCGTCACCACGGCGCCGACGACCCCGCGGATGTCGACCATCGAGGTCCAGTGCAGCCTGATCCCGACGTCGGGAGCCTTGGAGCCGGCCGAGCCGTCGGTGTCCGAGACGGAGATCGACAGGCCGTCGATCGAGACGGGCGACGTGGGCAGGCTGGAGGAGCTCCCGATGATCTCCAGCGCGGCGTAGGTGGAGTCGCGGACGGTGGACGCCCCGCTCTGCCTCCCGTTGATGCCGTCCCTGTGCAGGCGGATGTTCGTGTAGACGTTGTTGCCGAACCCCCTGCGCAGGATGCGCATGCCGCACTTCTGGTTGCGGTCGGTGGAGAAGTTCGTGATCTGCACGCCGCCGGTCTGACCGAGGCCCTGGATGACGAGGCCGTTCCCGTTCCTGAACACGGCGCGGCAGGAGATCATGTGCGACTCGGCGCCGTCAGAGATGTTGAACCCGTCGCCGGTGGACGAGGTGCGGGTGGTGGCGCCGCGGGCCAGGCAGTCGAACATGACGCAGTCGGTGAAGCCAGACTCGAACCAGAAGGCGTGCGCGTCGCCGTCGCCGCGGACGGTGTAGTACTCGTGGCCGCGCCCGGCGTTGCCGCTGGCGTCGTCGAGCGTGTGCAGGGTCGAGCCGGTGATGTGGTAGACGTCCAGGCGCTCCAGCCTGACGTTCTGGACGTCGCCCTCGATCCGGAAGGCGTCCACCACCTGCCCGGTGGTCGCCAGGTTGTTGCCGTCCACGCTGAGCCCGACCACGGCGCCCGCGTAGTTGTCGACGCCCGAGCCGAGGTTGACCCCGAACTCGCTCAGTAGCTTGGAGGCGGTGAGGAACAGGAACACGGCCCGGCCGCTGAACGAGGACGCCGGCTGGATCATCACCCGCGCCGGGGCGGCGTAGGGCCAGCGCGGGGAGAAGTAGCCCTCGACCGTGACGGCGGGCTTCATCAGCAGCGGCGCGGTGACCTTGTAGGTGCCGGGCGGCAGGATGACCTTGCCGCCCTTGGGGCACGCGTCGATCAGCGCTTGCAGCGCGGCCGTGTCGTCGGTGGTGCCGTTGCCCGTGACCCCGTTGGCCTGGCTGTTGGCCATCGCCGTGTAGGGGCTGAGCGCGAGCGTGCCCGCAGCCGCCTGGGTGGCGCCCGTCCCCAGCGTGCGCAGGCTCGCCGTGCCTGCGGCGGCGTCCTTGATCGCGGACGAGACCTCCGCACCCCCGACCGCGCCCGCCGCGATGGTGGGCGCCGGGTAGCTCCCGGCGAGCGAGCCCGAGGCGCTGCCGCCCGGTGTGCGCGAGTCCGACAGGCGCGAGTCGTTGCCGGCCGCCGCCTGAGCGGCGCCCGTCCCGAGCGTCCTGAGCCCCGCGGTGCCGGCTGAGGGGTCCTTGATCGCGGACGCCACCTCTGTCCCGCCCACGGAGCCGGCCGCGAGCGTGGGGCTGGGGTACGTGCCCGCCAGGGAGCCGCCAGCGGTACCGCTCGGCGCCCGGGAGTCGGCCAGCCTGGCGTCGTTCCCCGCGGCGGCCTGCTGGGCTCCGGTGCCGAGGGTGCGCAGACCCGCTGTGCCGGCGACGGGGTCCTTGATGCCCGAGGCGACCTCGGTGCCGCCTACCGACCCAGCGGCCAGTGTGGGCGACGGGTAGGTGCCGGTCAGCGACCCACCGGCCGACCCACCGGGCGCCCGGGAGTCGGAGAGCCTCGCGTCGTTGCCGGCGGCGGCCTGGACGGACGAGGTACCCAGCGTGCGCAGGGAGGCCGTGCCTGCGGGGCCGTCTGTCGGCACGGCAGCGACAGCAGCAGCGGCGGCCCCCGCCGCATCGGCGCCGATGCTGGCGGCCGTGATGGGGTCGGTGCCAGCGGCGGCGTGGGTCGACGCGTGCGAGAGGGGGGTGCGCGCGTCGGACAGCCGAGCGTCGTTGCCGGCCGTGGCCTGCGTCGATCCGGTGCCCAACGTGCGCAGGCCCGCCGTGCCGGCTGAGGGGTCGGCGGGCGGCGTGAGGTGGACGTGGTCGTCCCGCGCCGCGCTGGTGGCCACGCCGGGCGCGGCCACGCCCAGGGGCTGCGGCGTGGCGGAGCTGAGTGGCGGGTTGGCGGAGTGCGCGTGGCTTCCTACCGCAGCCTGCTGTGCTCCGGTACCGAGCGTGCGGAGGCCGGCCGTGCCGGCGACCGGGTCGGCTGGGGACGGCGGGTGCACGTGGTCCTCGTGGCCCGCGGAGGTCGAGGTGCCGGCCGCCGCTGTGCCGGGGCCGAGCGGCGTCGCCGAGCCGAGCGCGGGGCCGCCACCGCCAGCGTGGGAGTGGTCGCCGGGCGACGCCTGGCGGGAGCCCGCGCCCAGGGTCCGTAGCGACGGCGTGGTGGCGACGGCGTCGCTCGTGATCTCGGCGCCGCTGGACTCGATCGGCGGGTCATCCGCAGACCCTAGGTCGACGATCCGGACCCCGACCCACCCGGCGGGCAGCTCCGCCCACTGCAACTCGGACAGCGTCACCAGGTCGCCTGGGCGGTGCACCTGGCCGTCGGGGAGCGTGATGCCGCGGTACTCCCCCGGTCGCGAGATGACCTGCACGAGCCTGCCCATCGATCCTCCCCGTCAGCGGTCGAGCGTCACGGCGTCGGCGCGCCGTAGTTCAGCGCGCGCCAGCGCATCGGGTAGTCGGTGCTGTAGTACAACTTGCCGCTCGCCGCGCTCTTGTGGCCCAGCCCGAACGTCACCTGGCCGCTGGACAGGTGGCCGGAGGCGACGACCAGGCCGCCGTACCAGCCGCGCGGGCTCAGGGTCGGGTACAGCGCCGGGTCGCCCTCGGTGGCCGGCGTCGCGGTCTCCGTGCTCGCGTACCAGACCGCGGAGCCGCCGACGTACACCGCCACGTCGAACAGCAGCGCGGTGTCGCTCCTGTTGGTCAGCAGAGACAGGAGCACCTCGACGTAGTCGCCCACGACGGCGTCGATGGCCAGCGTCCCGACGGGCGTGTAGCGGGCCCACGCGCCGCTGGTGCTCGTGGGCGTGTCGCCGCCTGCCGACCCGGAGGTGACCAGCGCGCGGACCAGCCGGGGGCCGGCGGGGGTGTGCGTGTGGCCGGTGGCCGAGGCCCCGATCGCTGCGGGCGTCACCGGGTCGGCGCCGGCCGACGCGTGGCTGGCGGCGTGCGCGATCGGCGTGCGCGAGTCCGAGAGGCGGCCGTCGTTGCCGGCGGCGGCCGTGGTGCCCGACGTGCCCAGCGCCCGCAGCGCCGGTGTGCCCGCCGAGCCGCCGGAGGGGATGGCTGCCACCGCCGTGGCGGCCGTGCCGGCGGGGTCGTAGGTGCCGGAGTGCGTGTGGTTGCCGGCCGCCGCGGTAGTCGAGGTCGCCCCCAGCGTCCGCAGCCCCGCCGTCCCGGCAGCCGGGTCGGTCGCTGGTGCGGCGTGCACGTGGTCCTCGTGGCTGGCGGCGTCCGCCGTACCTGCGGCAGCCACGCCTAGCGGCTGCGGCGTCGCCGTGCCCACCGAGGCGCCGGAGCCACCTCCGCCGCCAGCGTGCGTGTGGTTCCCCGCAGCGGCCTGGGTAGCTCCTGAGCCCAGCGTGCGCAGGGATCCGGTGCCTGCGGCGGCGTCGGTCGGCGGCTCGGTGGGGTAGGAGGTCGGCCCCAGGTCGGTGACCATCGTGCCGATCCAGCCGGAGGGCACCAGGGCGTACTGGGGGTCGGACAGCACCACCTGCTCGCCGGGGCGGTGCACGACCCCGTCCGGCAGCATCACGGCCCGCCGGTCGGCCATCACCTGCACCAGGCGCCCCACCTCAGACCGCCTCCTCGTCGTCGACCGCGGCGGGCCGGCGCCCGACGTGCCACGGGCCGTCGATCAGTGTGCCGCTCACCCTCACCCGCCGGCCGTCGCCGTCGAGCACCACGCGGGGGTCGTCCACGTCGTCCCCGGGCTCGACGGGCGTCGCCGAGCCGGCCACCGGCATGCCGGCCCGCATCTCGTCGCTCTCGGGTGGGCGGGCCTGGTTGCGGGGCAGCCGTACGAGCCCGCCGGGGTCGGGCTCTCCCGCGACCCCGGCGGGCAGCTCCGTGGGCACGCCCGCGGGCATCATCAGGGCGTCCGGCGTGGGCGCCAGCGTCACGGGCGGCACGCTGTCCACGCCGAGCTGAGGGACCCGCGCGCCCATCCCGCCCTGCTGGAGCGCGGCCTGCTGGGCCGCCGCGTCGGAGATCTCGGCGGCGTTGATCGGCTTGGGGTCGAAGTCCTCGCGCAGGTCCGGCGGGATGGGCAGCCCCTTGGCCTTGAGCGCCCGGTAGGTCTCGCGCCTGGTCTCCTGCGCCTCGACCGCGAGGCGGACCTGCTCGTCGCGGGTGGTCTCCACCTCGTCGTCGAGGTCCACGGGCACGTTGAGCAGGCGGGTGCGCATCGAGATCGGCACGCCAGCGGCCCTCAGGGCCTCGTAGAACTGCCGTGTCACCTCGTCATCACGCATGTTCATCGAGGCGAACTCGGCGGTAGGTATCAGCAGCTTCGGACGCTCCTCGACCCTCTTGGAGCCGTCCTCGTCGACGACTAGGACCTCCTCGTTGACCACGTAGCGCTTGCCCCCGCGCTCCTCGTAGTCGTAGTGGCCCTGGGCCTCGGCGACCACGAGCATCCGCTGGCGCATCAGCCGCTTGTGCTGCCGCTGGAAGGTCGTCAGCAGTTGCGTCACTAGATCCCTATTGAGCGCATCTGCCGCGTATGTCTCTCCTGTCCCGGCGCCCGTCAGCGCCGTCTTGGACAGGCCGAACGCCTGGAGCTTCTTGTCCTCCAGCCGCTCGAAGTCGGCGTCGAGGTTGGGCATCGTCTCGCGCCCGAACACTGTGTCCATCTGGGTGGCGAAGTGGGTGACCATCACGCGGAAGTCGGCCGCCAGCGCCGCGTCGAGGCCCTCCTCGAACGCGGTCAGGTCGTCCGGCGTCGGCACCCAGGGCTTGTCGGTGCCGAGGTCCTGCGCGCTGGCGCCGAGCCGGGCCAGCACCAACGGGGTGTAGAGGCGGTCGCTGATCGCGTCCTGGGCGGCGTTGAGCATCTCCTCCTGGATCGCCGGCCGCAGCGCGCGGGTCAGGATCGGGATGCCCCGCGGGCTGAACGTGTCGCCCTTGAACCGATACTGGTGCAGCAGGGTCGAGCTGACCGGCATCCGGGCGTCCTCGCCGGTGTAGTACCGCAGCTCGGGGTAGGACTGCATCAGCTTCGTGTACTCCCACGCCGGCTGACCCGAGCGCAGCACGTTGCGGAGCGTCTCCGGCAGCCGGATCGAGTAGCGCGGGTCGCGCAGGAACGGCGACCGCTCCACGAACACGTCGTCCGGGTCGATCAGCTCGTCGGCCTCCCAGACCCCCAGCATCTCGTTGAACGACCCCAGGGGCCACGCCTCGCCCACACACCAGTACTCGCGGCCTATGTCGACCAGGAAGTCCTCGTAGTCGAGCTGGTCCAGCAGCAACGATGAGTAGAAATCTACCAACTTGCCGTCTTTGCACCGAAGCTCAAGGCCGAGCACCGGGTACCGCGAGTAGATGTCGATCACGGAGCTGAGCGTGCTGTCGGAGCGGTAGATGAACCGGCACCACTCGCGCAGCCGGACCAGCTCCTCGGGCGACCTGATGTCGTAGGGCAGCATCGAGTCGCGCCAGTACCACATCGGGTCGCGCGGTCGCTGGGTGGCGAAGCTGACGTCGCCCCCGCCCCCGCCGACGGCCGCGGTGCGACGCCGGGACGAGATCCGGCTCAGCCGCATCTTGGTCGCCTCGGACCAGTCGGTCGGCGACGGGCCCTGACGACCTCGGCTCAGGGCGTCGGCCACGTCCTGGCCGGTGACCGCCCGGCGCACGTCGGCCGCGCCGCGGGCGACGATGACCCCCGAGTCACGCGTAGAGAGGCCGCGCCGGTCCTTGACCTCGAAGCCCGCCACTCGGCACCCTCCCAGCCCTTAGGGCGGAGGGCGGGGTCAGGCGGCAGGTCTAGGAGGCGGCGTCGGCCCGGACCTGCTCCAGCACCGGCTCGGCGTACCCGCTCTCGACCAGCGCGAGGTGCCGGAGGTACTGCGCCACGCTCAGCTCGCCGCCGGTCGAGGTGCGCAGCGTCGAGCCCTTGCCCCTGAGGAACGCCGGCACGTCGCCGTCGTCGTCCTGGTCGTCCGGTGGCGCGCCGTCCTGCTCCTGGTCGGGCGGCTGCGACGGGTCGACCTCGCCGGCCGGTAGCTGCCCGGGCACCTCGTCTCCAGGTGCGCCGGGGTCCGCGCCGGGCTGGCCGGGCGGGTAGGGCTGACCGTCGACCGTCTGGGGCATGGCCGGGAACTTGGGTTGGAGGCGGACGGTGTAGGTCCGGTCGCAGTACCCGCAGTTGATCGAGCCGTCCGAGGTCGCCACCGTCTGGCCGCTGCCGCACCACGCACAGTGCGCCGGTGCCATGTCGTCGTCCGACTCGTGCGCGACCGTGAGGAGGCCGGAGGTGTGCTCGTGGCCGGAGTGCGGTGCCCAGGCGAACATCTTGCCCACCTCGTGCAGGCCGACGTGCAGGCCGCGCAGGTCGTCGGGGTGCGCCGAGTCCATCTCCTCCGCCGACCAGCCGTGCTCATCGGCGAGGTGGCGGCGCGCCTCGTCAGGCGTCATCTGGTACCCCGCGGTGCGCGCGGCCCACGCTGGCTGTACGCCGGCCTGGTGGCAGTGCGGGCACACCAGCAGCCCGTCCGGCGAGCGCTCGCGCGCCAGCCGGCGGGGGATGGACCCGCCGCACCGCTCGCACCGCCTGTCCACGAGCGCCTACCGCTCGGCCTGGACCGCGGGGAACCTGCGCAGCGTGGCCAGCGCGACCCGCCGGGCGCCCTCGTGGCCCACCTCCGGGTTGGCGGCCAGCACCCGGGCCGCGAGCCTCGACACGACGTCCGGCGGGCGGGTGAAGGCCTCCTCGGGCCGCTGGACGGCCACCAGGGGGTCGGCGTCGCCCAGCATCGTGTCGGCCGGCGCCACCACCTCGGACGGCACGTCGCCCGCGTGCTGCGGGTACGTCGCGGCCCCTGGAGACTCGGCGGACCCCGGCACGCCCGGCCCCGTCGTCTTGAACTCGTTGTCCTCGGGACCCGCGGCCACCCGCGGCGGCGCCGGCTCGCGGCTGGGGACGGGGGGCGTCATCATGCCCGGCGCCGGCACGGGAGGGTGGGGCGTGCCCCACTCGTCGACGATCCAGGGCGGCGTCGGCACGGGGGCGAGCTTCTGCCAGCGCTCCGACCCGAACGCGTCGGGGTCGAACTGCACGGCGCCCGTCGCCGTGAGGCGCACCAGCCCCTGGTCCCATCCGTCGGCGGCCTGGATCGCCGCGGTGACGACGTCCAGCGAGCCCCGGCCGAGGCAGTACCCGCACGCCTGCTGGTCCGGCGTCTGGCCGCCCACGCACTTGCGGCATGCCATCCGAGCCGCAGACTCGCGGGCGCCGGGCACGTTCGCGTAGAGGGCGCGCTGGAGGTCGAGCGCCTCGCCGCGGCTCTTGGGCTCGTCGTTCTTCCGCTCGCCCTTGGCGTTGACGACGTACCAGCCTCCGTCGCCCTCCTCCAGCTTGTACGGGGCGTGGGAGCCTCCACCCGGGGCGGTGTGGCGCACCGAGGACGTGTGCCAGGCGTGCGCCTCGCTGGCCGGTACCGCGCCCTCGCCGTGGCAGACCGGGCAGTCCTCGTGACCGCCAGTCCCCGGGGCGTGGCCGGTGCCGCGACAGGCGGGGCAGTCGACCTGGTCGGTGCCGGACCTGTAGCCGAGCCGCGGCGCGCCCATGGCGAGTGGCTCCGGCGTCGGCTCCACGGGCTCGGCTGGCGGCTGCTCGACCTGCTCCTGCTGCTGTGGCTCCTCGGCCGCGCGGCGACGGATCGCGTGGGCGTCGGCCAGCCGGTCCCGCAGCGCGCGGGCGTGCGAGGCTGACTGCCCGGGTGGCGCGGGCTTCGGGGTGGGAGCGGGCGCTCGGCGGGCCAGCTCGGCGGCCACCCGGCGCTCCAGCTCACGCCGGCCCTCGCGCTCGCGGTGCAGCAGGCCGAAGTCGGCGTCGAGCCCGGCCACGAGCTGCTCAGCCAGCGCGCGGTCGCCGGGGGCCACCTCGTCGCACGCGGCCTCCAGGCGCTCGGCCGTGAGGGCTAGGCGCTGCCGGTACTCCTCGACGCTGCCGGCCGCGCTCAGGAACGGCCACAGCCCCGAGCACTTGACCCGGGCCAGGGCCAGCGCTCGGTCACGAGCCTCGGCGGCGGCGTCCCTCGTCGCCTCCACCCACATCGAGTCGGCCAGCCCGGTCATCGGGACTGCGCCTGGAGGGAGGCCTGCACGCGGGCACGGAAGGCGGCCGTCTGCGCGGTCATCGGCCAGCCGGTGCCGGTCGCGGCCCGGTCGGCGGAGCCGTGCTCGTACCCCTCGTGGTAGTCCGCCCGCTTGAGGTTGAACGAGTGGAACTTCCTCGACTTGATGTTGGTGGACGGGCGCGGCTGGTAGTAGACCTTCGCGTTCCCGTTCAGACCGTCGTAGTACCCGTGGGTGTAGTGGAGCGGGTTCCCCGTCTCGAAGGCGCCCTCGCTCCGGTAGCTCGGTCCGGCGGTGAACTGGAGCTTCTCCGTGGGGTACCAGGTGCTGGCGTGGACGCCCCGTGGTGGACGGAACTCGTACTTGTCACCTGCGGCGGCTGTCAACGCCATGATCGAGACCTTCTTCGGCATCGCGTCATCGTCATCATCGTCATCATCTTCATCGTCATCATCGTCATCATCTTCATCGTCGTCCGAGTCGTCGTCGCAGCCAGACCCGTCCTTGCCCTTGTCGTCATCATCGTCTTTATCGTCGCTGTCGTCGGCTTTGTCCGAGTCGTCTTTCTTGTCGTCGGAGTCGCCGTCGTCCTTCTTCTTGAGCCAGGGCGGCAGGTCGCCGGCCACGCGGGGGGCGAGGTGCGCGCTCAGCTCGGCGACCAGAGCCTCGCCGAGGTGCGGGGCGGCGTGGTCCAGGAACGACGACACGACCGCGTGGCCGGAGACCGAGCCGAACGGCTCGTCGCCGGACCGCATCATCGCCAGGGCGTCCAGGAAGACGCGGGCCGGCACGGGCACGCGGTCGCCCACCTCCCGCCGGATCTGCGCCGCCACGGCGCTCAGCGGGCGCCTGGCGGCCTGCCCGGGCCACGGGAAGACCTGCCCGTCCAGGCCGTCGACGGCCGGCCCGTTCCCCGGTCCCGCGTCGTGCGGGGCCAGCTCGACCGGCAGCGCGCCGGTGGCCGGCACCGGCGCGGCCGGCGGCGGGCCCATCTGCTGCGAGGGGGTCAGCGAGTCGTCATGGGTCGAGGGCATGGGGGCGACGCCGGACGGCGGGGTCAGGGCCATGTCGGCGACCACCCGCTGTGCCCGCCGGCTGATCAGCGAGCCGAGGGCCGGGTGCAGCGCGTTCAGCGTGGTCATGCCCGTGCCGGCCGCGGGGGGCGTCGGGGTGCCGTCCAGGTAGTCGAACGACGGCTGAGTGCCCGGCCCGGGCCCGGCGTCGTGCGGCTGGTCGGCAGCCGGGTTCTCGATGCCCTCGGCGACGTCGCCGTCGATCGGGCCGCCCTCGGCCAGGGATGGGGTCTCGCCCTGCTGCGTCTGCGAGTCCGGCGCCCCCGCAGGGCCCCACATCGAGTCGTCGAAGGTCTGCTCGTCGTCCACGCCCACCGGCAGGCCGGAGCCCGGCGGGGTCTGCGAGGTGGCGTCGGCCAGGACCAGCCCGCCAAGGTGGGAGGCCTGGTCGAGGAACGCCCGGCACGCCTCCGGCGCCTGCTCGCCCCAGGCGGAGGCCTCGCGCCGGGCCATCCCGTCGGCCTGCGCCGCGAACTCCTGCCGGTCGGCGCGGACCGCGGGCGGCAGCCGGTCGTACCAGAGGCTGGCCGCCGCGACCATCCGCTGCGCGACGTCGGTCGGGTCGTACCGGGTGGGCTGCACGTAGGCCAGCCAGTCGGAGGCCGCGGTGGTCCGGACGCCGGGCAGCACGCCGCCCCCGTACTGAGGCGGTGCCGGCGGCAGCGCGGCTGCCGCCAGGTCGAGGGAGCGCCGGTCGCGCTCGTCAGCGACCCGGGCGGCGCGCAGCGCGGCGAGCTGGGCGCCGAGGGTCTCCTGGACCTCCAGGGTGGGCGCGGCGGCCATGGCCTGGAGCAGGTCGACCTCGCGCGTTGTGTCAGCGGGCATAGAAGTATCTCCACTCCACGACGGCAGGGCGCTCGCCCCTCCACCCCTTCCCTCGGGGTCGGCCGGGCGGGCGGCAGGGTCAGGCTCTGAGCCGGTACTCCCAGACGTCGGGGCGCCCGCGACGCTGCCGGCGACCGATCGGCCAGCCCGCGGCGACCATCAGCCGGAGCGCCTCCACGGCCTCGCGACGGCCGCCCTCGGCGGCCACCAGGTCGCCCGCCGGCACCCAGCGGTCCGACCTGCCCTCCAGGTACCCCAGCAGCCGGGCCTCCATGGTGCCGGCGGCGGGCCGTACGAGCGGCTGGCGGACCTGGGGCGCCCCGATGGCACTGGAGGGCGGGGTGGCGCTGGCGGCGACCCTGCGGACGATCTGGCGGCCGGGCGTCGTGGCCCGCTCGTACTCGGCCTGCGCCGCCTCGTCGGGCCAGCGGTGCCCCTCGTCGTCCTCGTGGTCTAGGTGCCGGGACGCCTCGGGCAACGTGCAGACCCAGGGCTCGGATGGGTGAGGAGAGCCGCAGCGCCTCATGCGAGCAGGTGCCGGGCCACCCGGTCGGTCACCAGGTCGTCGTACAGCGGGTGGTGCACCGCCGCCGGCAGCCCCAGCCGCTCGGCGTCCGCCGCCACGTCGAGCCCGTGGTCGGTCGCGTAGCTGCCGGCCGAGATGGTGTTGTAGTAGCGGGCCTGGGTGAGCAGCGAGGACAGGTCGAGCAGCGGGAGCGGCCCGCTCGTCAGGATGGCGTCGTCGTCCGGGAAGACGTCCAGGAGCAGGCGGGCCTCGACCGGCCAGGTGACGTGCCCCAGCACGAGCGGTGGCGATGCGGAGGTGAGGCGCGCGACCGCCGGGCCGGCCTCCCACCACTCCCGCAGGGCCGCGCACATCGACTCGTAGTCGTCGTGCGTCTCCTCCTGGTCGGCGAGCGCCGGCAGCACGTTCTCCACGACCCAGGGGTTGATGCCCTCGGTGTGGGGGTGCTGCCGGTAGTCCCGCAGGATCGGGCAGCGCAGCACCAGCGTGTCGAGCACGGAGGCGTCGTCGCGGGTCCACAGTGCGGCCACGGCGAACGCCTGGCCGCTGAGCCCGTTGCTCTCGGCGTCTAGGGTCAAGATCTGCACGGTTACCTCACTTCTTGAACGGGCTCGGGCAGGCGCCCCAGGCACCGGCGCGCTCTAGCTGCGCCTCGCCCTGGGCGATCGTGTAGGTGGCGCTGCGGGACTCGCGGTGGCCGTAGTCGTTGTGCTCGGCGTACCCGGCCCGGATGGCGTCGGCGCCGTAGTCGCGCCCGCCCACCTCGACGAAGAAGAGGCGCCGGCCGTACTTGTCCACGCGGCCCGCCCTGGCGTCGGCGACCAGCACCACGTCGTGGCCGGCGAGCTGGCTGGTGGCGTAGGCCGAGGCCTGCGCGCCGTAGCACTGCACGGGGCTGCGGGGCTTCTTGGTCTCGGGCGTGTTGATCCCGATGATCCGGTCTGTGGTGGTCGCGCCCGCCTCGGGGCCGCAGAGGAGCTGCGTGTGGATGGTGTCGCCGTCCGTCACCTTCGTCACCCTCGCCGCGACACCGTCGGCCGCGCAGGCCGCCGCGGTCGCCCGCGGTGCCGGCGAGGTACGGAGGGCGTGCTGCATGGCGGTGGTCAGGGTCGCCGCGACGACCGCGAGGGCCAGGGTGATCTTGATGTTGCGCCAGCTCCAGATCCCGCGCCTCACCCCTCCACCGCCCCGGTGGGTGCGGGCTCGTCGTCGAGCTGGAGCCCGGCCGCGGCCAGCGTGTCCCTGATCTCCTGCATCGCCTGCCGGTACCTGTCCAGCTCCGCGGTGAGGCGCCGCCTCTCGGCGAGGAGGTGCACCTCCTCCAGGGTGGTCGGCTGCCCGTGGTGCTCCTCGACGGGGGTCGCCTCCAGGTGCAGCTCGTACCCCATCGCCGAGTAGGCGGCGGTGAGCTTGTCGAGCGGGACGCTTCGGCTGGCGCGCCGCCAGGCGTTCACCGCGCCCGCCGAGGAGCCGACCAGCCGGCCCAGCTCGGGGGCCGAGACCCCCTGCGTCCGCATCAGGCTCCGGAGCATCCCGGCGGCGCCCTGACGGGTGGCCGGCCCTCGCACTAGGGGCCTGGTGGGCCCGGGCCGCCTCACCCGTCGTCCCGCGACGACCGCGCGTCCCGGCGCACGTCGTCGACGAGGCTGCGGCACACCTGGCCGTCCAGGTCGTTGAGCCCCACCCCGGACAGGAGACTGGTGAGCACCGCCTCACGCCGCGGGATGCTCACCCGCCAGCCGTTGATCAGGTACAGCGCACGCCTGAGGTCGTCGCGCTCCTTCTGCACCTGCATGAAGTCCTCGGCGTCCACGTAGATGGCCGGCCGCGCGCTGCCGCTCGACCTGCCGATCGTGACGTGCACGCCGGTGCCGTCGTTGATGTAGAGGCCGTCGTCCCGGCGCTCCACCGCGTCCAGGGCGGCCCGGACGGGGTCGGGGTGCTCAGACGAGGGCATGGGCCAGCTTGCCGATCAGAGAGGCCGCCTGCTCGCGGGTCATCGGGGGCAGGTCCCACACGGTGACAATCGCAGTGGTGGGGCCGCCGATGACCTCGACGGAGTGGTCCTTCTCCAGGGCGTCGACCAGCTCGGTGACCAGGTTGTAGACCTTGGTCTTGTCGACTGCGAGCAGCGCCTTGGAGGCGACGAGCTGCCGGTTGCGCGCCCCGCGCCCGGTCACCTCGTACGTGTTCTTCTGGACGCTGACGCCTTGCAGGTCACCCGAGTTGTCGGCGTGGGCGACGACGTCCAGCTCGGTGAAGCGAAATGCGTGCATACGGGTCTCCTCGGTTCGGCGGTGAGTGCTGCTCAGGAGGGGTCGGTGCGCTTCTTGGTGCGGACCGAGTTGTTCGAGGGCCGGCGCAGGTGCGCGGGGATCGCGGCGCGGGCGAGAGAGTGCGGCCCGTCGTCGTGAAAGCCGCCAGGCGCGCCGCAGGTAGGGCAGGGGGGTGACCGTCGGCCGGCTCTCCTGCGGGCCCGTCACGTTAGCGCCCGAAGCGGGTGGGTTGGGTGTCGAGGAGGGACGCCGTCCCGAAGGAGGCGAAGCCGAAGGAGGAGTTCGGGTAGGCCTCCTGGGCGAGGCGCCGGGCGCGGGGCACGCGCTCCAGAGCTGTCATGTGCGACACGAACGGCCCGAGCAGCAGCGCGGTCCTGCGACCCTGCCGGAGTGTGACGTAGAACCGGGCGCCGGGGCGGACCTGGACAGGCTCGGGCTGACCCTGGCCCCACTTGTGGCGGAGGTACCGCTTGGCGGCGTCGAGGTCAGCGATGCCGGTGCCGAGGTGGGTCTCGCGGTCAGACATCAGATCACACTCCCGCCGAGCAGCGGCTGGCGGGCGATGCGGCGCTGGTGGCTCAGGACCTCGTCGATGGTGAAGTCGGCCAGCCGGGCGCCGGAGCGCAGGCCCACGGCGGTGACGCCCTCGGCGCGCAGCTTGCACAGCCAGGAGGCCGAGACCCGCTTGCGGTAGCTGGTGGTCTTCCAGCCGCGTCCAGGCACGAAGGTCTGCGCGACGATCGGGTGCTCGGACGGAGTCGGGGCGGCGAAGTACTCGCGGACGAGCGCCGGGACCTTGGGCCTGGAGGGAGGAGATCGGCATCGCTGGCTCCTTCTGGCGGGGTGCTCTAGCTGGTACAACGCTACCCATCCCGCCATCGACTGTCAAGGATCTCTAGCAGCGTCGCGCTGTAGTTCCTCGGTCCGGCAAGCCTGCCACGACGAGAAGTGACCGGCCGCGCAGGCGTACACCGACAGGCCCACTAGGTACGGGATGGAGTCGCGCCACCACAGCATCGAGGGCGGGGCCAGGAGGGCCCACAGCACCGTCGCCCACCCGTGCAGCCGGCGCATCACGGTGGGGTCGTGCAGGACACGGGAGAGGCTCG